TTTATAAACTTTTTAGATAAAAAAGTATTTAACTACTTAATTCCACTATTAGAAAGATTATTATCTTATGAATAATGAATTAAAACAAGCACTTACAGATTTTATTAAGTATAAGTATGCATCCATAATGTACCCTAATAAAAGAATAGCGATTGATATAACTATGGATTCACCACTTCCTATTATTACATTAGTATTCGATAGTCCAGAATATCCACAAAAGATGTATTTAGGAAATATTAATCTAGAAACTAAAGAAATTGACTTTGACGGTAATCATGAATTATATGTTTATCTACTACCACTAATGAATAAATTAATAGAGATATATTCTAAACCAACAACAATAGAAACTAACTTGGAATTATTCTCTAACATAATTGACCTATTAGAATACTTAAAAGAAAAAAATATTAAAGACGTAAAACTAAACGAACTAATAGTCCTAACAGAAGAAAGTATATTAACCTCTAATGGATAAAGAAGACGTAGAACTATATTATGAAGTATTCAAAACTAAAAAATATATAACGGTAGTGTATGATAAGAAAGTAATTTGGTTTGATTTAGATAACTATAATAATATTTTAGTAGACCTAATAGGAAAAAGAAAAGATATATTGTTATGTACTATTAATCTAACGCGTAAAGAAATAGAAATATACGAATATACGCCTTTAATAGAATATATTTTACCACTAATGAATAGGCTATTACAATACGAAAGTAGATAAATATGATACATAATATGAAAGTAATTGACGAATACACAGTTAAAAAGATTTTTAAAGAGCTAATAACTAATAAGAAATATATTTATAGAACAATGCAAGAACCAGTATTTAGTATTGAGTTAAAGAACCAAACAATAACAACTACTATTATGTCTAATGACGCTGACACATTGGTATGGAAATATAATTATAGTCATAACTTAATGACCTTCAATACTAGCCTTATAGAATTACTTCCGTCATTTTTGCCTTTGATTAATTTTATAACTAGGCATACATATTATGATCTTTTACTTAGAATAGTATTAACGTATGAACAAAAGACAAGCTAGAAAATCTAATAATATATCCTATGTAGACCACCAAGACCTTCCTTTTCTTTTACACTATTTCAATAACTCTTGCGCATATTGCGCTAAAGAACTAACTTTAGAAAAAGGATATCCTAATAGTCTAGAATTTGATCACTATATTAGCCTCAAAGAATCCGATGATATTCACGAAGATAATTATACAGTACTTGAAGGCTTAACGTATTCTAATACTGTTATAGCTTGTAGAAGTTGTAACAGAAGTAAAGGAGCTAAGAATCCAGAGGTTTGGATAAAGAATAGTTTTAATAATGCCGATGAAATAATTGATAGAATTGAGTTTTACTTTTCCTCTACCAGTTTTAGTTTCCTCTAAAAAATTCCCAGAAAATTTTAACAGCATAGTTTTCATTTTGAGCGATAAACAAATCACTTATAGCTCAATTTGACTTTATCGCTATCTTATAGTATAATAAGTAAAGGCAGTGAAATAAGTAGATAACGTCATTTTAACAAGAAAAGAGAAAATATTATGAGACTAAGTGAAAAAAATGTTTTAGAAAACCGTGAAAAGGTAGCAGAAGTGTTAGGTGCAGAGTGGATTATTACTTCACAAGAGCTAGCAGATTACTTTAATATTTCTATTATCTGGCTAAGGAAGCTAATTCTAGATAATAAGATAGAGGCACCAAAATTTAAAATTGGGCGATACCGCGTCTTCACTGATTCACAAGTTAGAAAGATGATAGAGGATAAAGTATTAGACCACAGAGTATTAGTATAATAAGTATAGTAGGCAATAATAACGTCATCTTCTTTAGTTGTACTAGTTATATTAATTAATTATACTTATTATAATATGATAACGTCAATAACGTATTGGTATTATAATAAGTATAACTACTTAATATTGAAATCCTCGTTACAATCGCCTCGTCTCGTGTGAGTGTATATATTTTTCCACACACATATTTTCCAAAAGTTAAAAACTAACTTTATTACTTTTACTATTTTCTATACAAACATTCCTCTTTTAAAAATTCTATCCCACAATATCCCACACAAAAAAACCACCGATAGATAGAAGATTGCCTTCCATCAGTCCGTGGCTTCATTTCGCTATACTTGCCCTTTGGGCTAACTTAGCGAGTTTATCTATATTATTATTTACCATCCGTTGTAGGAATTTTTATTTCAACTACGCAAGTCGATGGAGTAAATATATTATAACACATATATGCTTATTTTGTTTCCTACGATTGCCATACGATATATGGAGATAGTTATCCCAAATTATTTTCGTAAATCACGATTTATAATTAAGAAAATTTTACCTAGAATTTTTCCATAGGCCCAAGCGCCTTATCCTCGCCTAATAGGAATTTTAGTTGCGGCTAAAAATCAATTTAATTGCCATTAATTATCCAGTTAGTCTCAACTAAAAAATTATTTAACCTGTATTAACTAATTAGTCAGCCTAGCTTAATTAAAGTATTAACCCTATTTAACTAATTAATTAAGCTAGGCTAACTATACTATTAACCTGTATTAATCCGCCAGTTAACTATATAATTAAATAGGATTAAATAATTTTTTAGTTGAGACTAACTGTATAATTAACCTAATTAAATAATTTAGCCAGTAGGCAAAATAAAACCCTATTAGATATCTAATAGGGCAGTGTAAATAATTAGGTTATTTTGTGCAATAGAGTATATGTAATATACCCCATCGATACAGATAATAGGTGATATAAGTAATTACTTATATGTAAATAGATAAGAGATATAAGTAATTACTTATGTTAGTTACCGCCTATTTAATATATAATATCTCATTTTGAGATATTAAGATAATGGGATTAAGCTTGCACGTATAGCCTATATACTCATGTATTAGCTAGGTTATTATGTCAACTAGACTAAGTTATGACATATAATTCTTTACCCCTATACGCCATAGTTTTAGTGATTTACCATACATAGCAGTAGTGAATCCTGTATGTAAATAGTTTTCTTTGCTATCCGCTATCATCCATTTATCTAAGTCACCTGGGTAAGCTAGCGTCAATCTACCTATTACAGTATTATTGACGCATATATACTTATCTAGTGAACCATTAATAGCTAACATACGTAATTGCATAATACCTTCCTTGTATCTTTAGTATAGTTATATCGCTTGCGCTAGTGTAGTAGTTAACCAACCTTGGGAGTAAGTAACGATTAGTAGTGGTACATTATATAGATCAGTCTGCAATGAAGAGATAGTATAGCCATTAGATAATACACTATATGTATTAATATCTGTCGTCAAGTTATTCGCTATAGCTATCTGTTGCGCACGTTGTAAAAATTCTTGCTCTGCCATTATTCTATTCTTTTTCTCAATTGACATATAGGGCAGTAGGTTACACGATAGATAATATTATGGCATATACTACTATACTGTTGGCTATCGTGTAACCTTGCCTGTTAAAATGGGAAACGGTTAAATAAGAATTGTCTACCTAACCACGCATACACTTTTGTTATACATTGCGAAGGTGTACCGCTTGCAATTTGACCTATAGTTGTATATCTTTTTGCTTGTTCGTTTGTGGCAATATCAATATTTATATGCGTTGTCCTACTTTCTATAATTACTACGATATCAATATTTTTGTCAGATAAAAAAGTATTTACTTGTTCTATGTCTGTTTTTAACTGTTTTCTGGTATATCTCATCTTACCCTATTTCCTTTTGCTTTAGGTTGTATACGTGGTATTACTTTAGATTGTGTAAGTGTGAGTCTTTCTAGTACGCAAGCTGTAAAATTGCCTGTAAAAACTAACCTACTATCCCTTACTAGTTTATTTTGAGCGTATACTCCATGCGTATATGTAGGATGGTTAATAGGTACGATGTAATAGTGCATGGTTAGTTACTCTGTTTATACTTGTTGAGTAGGGTTTGAATTTCAGGAGTAAGACTACCTGTAAACTGGTTAAGAATTGTACTCCATTCAAAAGTAAGGTTAATAGCTTGTAATTCTGTTACGAATTGCCGTGCAATTTTGCGAGTAGGGAAATGTAACCCTACGTTGTAACCTGTTTCTAAGTGCGTAACTGTCCATTGTTTGCCATGTTTAAAAGTTTGCTTATCACTATCGAAAATTAATATTCTATGGATAGCATAACTTTTATACTTGTCTGCTTTTACAGGATATACGATAGTAGTATTAATTGTAGCTTGCATAGTTATTTTACTCCATTTGTACACAGCTTTAGTGTAATATGTAAATCTGTTTGGCTACTAACTAGCGTAGTAACATATAGACCAACAGACTTATAGTTGACTACATCGATAATTCTATACCCTTCGCTTATATACTGTAATAGTGTTGAGATAAACTCAATCTCTAAATTACACGATCTAGATTCTATATGTACATAGTTATTAGAATTTAGATCGTGTATGTCGGTAAAAAATACGTTATCTAATGGCATACGTTAGTTATCCTATGTATCTAGTTGGGCACATTTTACAGAACAGTATATATTATCGTTAATATCATAATACGCAATATCTCCGACATACAGAGCGCACCCACAAAAGATACATTCACTTTCTTCTGATATCGTTTGTATGGTATCTTGTTCTAATTCTACATTTTCACTTTGCAATATTTGATGCATCATAAGTATTATTCGCTTTCTAGTGTATGCTCTAATTGACGTGTACCATTATATTTCCATGTAATTGACTTAGCTTGCATTACATGCAGCATAGTATAGATTGCTTGTTCGTCTGTAACAAAGATAGGGGGAACTGGTAAGTTATTAATTTTAGTTATGTACATAGCGCTATTACCTATTCTATGGCATATACTTATTATCTCACGTAAGCATATAATCCGCTAACAAATTTGGCCTATTTTGCTAGATAATTGGCCCGATTATATGCTTAAGTGAGATAATAAGCTATACATCTGCTATAGCTTATTATCTTTTATTATATTACACTTCAGTCATGATGTAATTCTTGTATAGTGCAATAACCGTACTGATATCTGAATTATCTTTCGTGCCAAGTGCTAAGCGTGCGTCAATACGTGGGGTGTCATGATCTTGAGCAACTAGGATATATAGATAATACACCTTTGGCTCAACCGCTGCTGTTTTGCGTGACTTTGTGACTGCGCCATATTGCGACATAGTAGCGAATAGAATACTACTATTGTTCGCTGCTTTAAGTGCATCAGTTACAGGCTGTGCAAGTAACTTATAGGTATCATTCGCCTGCATTGTTTCCAGTAGCTTGGCGATTGCAAGTTCAAAATTCTCTTTCACATCCTCTTCAGTATGAAATTCTACTTCCTTATCTTCTTCTTCTTCCTCTGTATCTTCATTGACGCTATTTTCGCCAGTATACATAAACTTGTGGACCTTGTAAGCGTGGCCGAAAATATCGGTATGTTGAGTAGCTACTTCAGACAGGTTTAGAACTTCAGTATACTGTTTGACGAAAGTATCGTAAATCATCTTACCGTTAAACCGTGAACTAGGATAATTGAAACATGCTTGCAGGTTCATACTTGCCATATCTTGCGCAATACGTGTAACAGGTTCATAACAAGTAGGCACCATTTTTTCGATAGCTAGTGAACCATTAAAAGTGCTGCGACCGCGCTTGCCTGTTGTATTTTCCATAGTTACATTATACTTATTTTGTGAAAGTTGAGTGTTATTTGTGTTAGTGGTTGGTTGCGTATTCATGGTTAGTTATCTTTCTTGTGTTAGATTAAGTTAAAAGACGATATAAAAATTATGCAAGTGATTCAAGCGCAATAGCAAACTTTTCTGTTAGGTCGGGTTGTAGTTGGGCAGCGGAGCGTAAATCTGTTTGTGCGTCGATATGATTTTTTAACGTGTGCATCTTTTCAGAGTAAAAACGCAGACTTCCCAACATATCAAGCGCTTCCAGTACTGCGTTAATTTCTTCGAGTGTAAATTCTAGTGTAATCGTATTCATGGTTAGTTATCTTTCTTGTGTTAGTTGAGAAAAAATTGTGTTGGTGCTGCCGTACCTATTAATCAAACGGAGTATTAATTACTAACTGCGCAGCGTGGATATACTCGGCAATGATAAAATACAAAATATCGTCGTCTATTTTATTTAGTATTGCGAGACTTGCTTCATGAAAATTTTGATCGCTTAACTTACCTTTTGCATAAGTTACAATTAACGGTTTAACTTCCTCGTTTAATAGTGCAAAATAGATATCTTGTTCGTCAGTTGTCAGCATTCGCGGCATTTTATATACTCCGTTTTTCTAGTCACTCGCTTGTTTTCGTTCGTAATTACATGATATCATGCTTTTTTACATCTAACTTGACGTTTACCCTACGCAAATTATACGTTTACCCTACGATACAAAAAAGTCTATTTTCCCTATAATATAGATAGTGCTGCTATAGAGACTAGACCAGCGCTATCTATCTATATAAGCTTATAACTAACATTCTATATAGCCGTTGATAAAGCGCTTTATCAATTGTCTTTATGCTTTTTTGATGTATATGTATACTGCGCTTATTTTCGTGCAATGGTGGACGTTTACACCTATATTAATAGGGTATTTTCCAGGTTATTTATCGATAACGGTCGATATATAGCAAAGTAATCGAGAAAATAGCGCATACCTCGAGCAAATAGAACAAATTTTCTTACTGGAAAGGTATACAGTGTTAAGTTATCGAAGAAATATCGAGAAACTTTTTTCTCATTTAATTTTAATTTTCACGATTTCCGCGAAAAGACTATGCCAGTTTTGATCACCATTTTAAGGTGAAAATGGCACCTTCAAAAATAGAACAAATGTACCAATTTTTCATTAATTTTGTATAATGTATAACTATATAGTATAATCAGTTAGGTGTATATAACTAACAAAATAAAGGAAAATAATGATGAATAAGAAACAAACAGCGGTGCGACTAACAAAAGAGGCAAAAGAAATTTTAGAAAAGTATTCTAAAAAATTAGGCGTAACAAAGACGTCAATTTTCGAAATGGCGTTGCGTGTTTATGATAAATTAGAAGGTGAAAAAGATGGGCAGAAATAAACTAGAAATTAACCCAGGTGATATTTTTAAAAACTGGAAAGTAATTAAGGAGATAGAAAAACGGGGAATACAAAGATATTTTTCATGTGAATGTTTGTTATGCAATAGGGAATATAATGTCAGTTTAATTAGTTTACAAAGTAAAAATATCAGTTTTTGTTGTCGATCTTGCGCTTATTCTGATGATTTAAGAGGGCAAAACTTTGGTAGATTAACTGTTATTAGTAAACATTCGCAGTTTAAATCTGGCGCATGGCGGTATTTATGTATTTGTGACTGTGGGGAAGAAAAGGTTATTTCAGGTGCGCATTTAAAAAGTGGTGAAATTTCTTCATGCACTTGCTATAACAAAGAAGTACTTAGTGAAATTCGTTCTGGTGACAAACATCATAATTGGAAAGGGGGGTTAAATTCAGAAACTATTGCAGATAGAATAAAACTAAGCACGTATATTAACCCTATAATTAAAAAACGAGATAATAATACTTGCCAAAATTGTGGGCAATATAATGTAAGGTTAGATGTTCATCACATTTTTGACTTTGCTACGTATTTAGAATCGCGACTTGAAATAGCTAATTTAATCACTTTATGTTTTGACTGCCATAAAAATTTTCATTCTATATATACAAATATAGGGACTAACACTTTATCAGATTTGGAAACTTGGATGAATAAAGAATATCAATATAGAAATGAATTATTAGAGATATATCGTAAATAAAATAGCCGTAAATAATATTAGTTTCTAGTTAATATTATTTACGGCTATTTTATTTACTTAGGTTTTTCTTCTGGCAGGTTTTTTATTTGTTCTTGTGCTCTTTTTGCTGCTTCTTCTGCTTCCCTAATACGTCGCATATTTTCTTCATGCTGCCTTCTAGCTTCTTTTAGGTCTTCCAGTTCATCCCATTTATTACCCATTATGTTTTATCTCCTTGATTAGTATTCTTAGCCTTATAATCATCTACTGCTTGTTGGGCCTCTTTTGCCTTATCTGCAACTCGCTCTATTACATCAAAATGGTCTTTATTATCTTTTTGAATTTGATCTAAACTTTGACTCATGTTATTTTTTCTCCTATTACTTAAATATTTCTGCCATTAATTTTGATGCTACAAGTCCATCGTAAATATAACTAAAGTCAATTTCTGCTTTACTATTGTGAGTATTAATACACATGATTAAAACTTTTGTACCGTCTTTAATATGAAATAGCGAAATTCTGTAATGGTCAGAAGTCACAAGGTATTCGTTATTATTCACCACGAACATAACAGTGGTATTAGTATTCATATTATGTGCTACATCTTTAATTACTTCATCTAAATTAAGAAGAAAATACATAAAGTGTATCATTAATCATAAAGCTATTAAATTCCGTATCGGCTTTATTTTGACCGATAAAATCCCAATCAATATAACCATCTAATTCTTTTGGCACTTCAATATGTGATAGTAATTCTTTAGCAAATTCTTCATACCCATCATACACGCCATATAGTTTATTCGCTAATTCATCTTCTACAACATTTAGGTCATTATAATATTCAATTAATTCTGCTACTAGATCATTATCGTGTTTTTCTAGTAATTGCGCAATAATCGAAATGCTTTCTAATGACATATTTTCAGAAATAGAAACGTTACCAAACCCCTCACTATCATGAATAGCCCAATCTTCTGCTGGTTGATATTTAGACTCTTTTAACATTAAATGGATAGCTTCTTGCATATCGTCAACATCTAAATCAGCATCAATCCAAACACCAAAAAGATTGCCATTATTATAATCTGCAAGTGATGCTACATAAATACTAGGCATATTATTATTCCTTTTCAAATATATTAATGGTTTGTAATTCCATGTTTACAAAAAGACCAATAGTAAGACCTAACCATGTATAAATAGGTAATTCGTGTTTTTCGGTTAATCTATGTGGCAACCAAGCAAATTTTATATTCTTGCCACTGATGAGATTCTAGATAAATATTATAATAAGCTAGGGATAAGTAAAACTGCAATTGTTGAATTAGCCCTTCGTGAATTTGAAGAAAAAAGATACGATAAAGATAATGAAAAAATTAGAAATTAATCCAGGTGATACATTCCCAGGTAAGCATTGGGAAGTAGTTAAAGAAATAGATAAAAGAGGAATACAAAGATATTTTCTATGTAAGTGTTTATTGTGCGGCAATGAATATAAATATCGGCAAACTCTTGTTCTTTCTTTGTGAAAAAATATACAAAAACTTTTTATGGCTAATTTTTGCTTTTATTAAAGTTGCTAAAAATTAGCCATATTATTTTAGTTAAGACTTTTAACATTTCCTGTGGTGTATGTATTTGGCCTTGTGTTATCCCTCGTTAAATCAAGCGTCAAAAATTCATCGCCATTAATATTACGCACACCGTCTGTATTTAAAACTTCATTATAATAAAATTGTATATTTTTTGGTGGTTCGTATTTAAATTCGCCGTTACTGTTAGTGTTGTACGTTTTATTTCCCATAGTTATTAACTCTCCAAAATATTAACTACTTTATCAATTAGTAAAATGTATTTCAAGTAATCTCCAGCGGTAGAAAAGTCTGGATTAAGTATTCCATAATTCTCTAAAAATAATAACTCATCCATAATGAAGGTAATATCATTAATGAGATTATTATGAAAAGCCTCTAATACTATATCGTCTGAAGTAAAGCCATTGGTGAATAATGTGTTAAATTTGCGCTTTGCAACTAATAGCGCTTTAATATCAAAGAACTGAGCAGTTAAAAAGTCAGATATAGATTCACGCCGAACAACTTGTGAAGTAACGGAATCAAAAGCCAATTGCCGACCACTATCTGCATGAATAACATTATTGGATTCATAGGTAACAATTTCTGCATTAACGCTATCAAACCCAAATAGATACAGACCAAACCATCTTACTAAATCTGTTGGCGAAGAAAACCCACAAATATAGCTATTTCCTAAATTAGCGAATCCTCTAATATCTTCTCTAATAATTGGGTGGCTTTCCTTCTCATTATGCTGTGTAAGCATATTTTTATACCAACTTAATTCAGTAATATATTCTGCGCTATCACTTAACCAATATGGGCCACCACCTTCTATTTCTAAGCGATATACTAACATGATACTTTCTCACTTTCTAAATAAGAAGCAAGCTTTGATTAATGCCTAACCCAATATTATTAAGTCTGCTATTATAGAAACTATTATGCAAATGGCCTGAATACTTTGGAATAGTCGGGAAAGTATTATAGATATATTCTAGCCCATTACTAGTCAATGATTCATCAGTCTTACGATAAGACAGGTAATAATTAACAATACTGGTATCATGTGACATAATCACATCAAACGGCATTACTTTAAACTCATTTAAAAACTTCGCCCATCTTTGCCATGACATTTGCTCATCTTCGTACCATGAGCTTTGCATCAGTTGTAAATTCTTATCATACGAATAAGCACCTGGAATCATTAAGATATCTTTACCTTCAATATAGAAAATTTGTGGGCCAGATTTTGTAGTAATAGTGTATACATTTGGTTCGTTAGTCATAAATGCTTGATTATCGTGATTGCCACTAATCGCCCAAAAATACTTATTAGGAAACATTTGAGATAAAAACTTGGTCGTAAAAGGCAAGCCCATGTAATCAAGACCAAACCCATGATCACCTAATAGGATTATGTTTTCTTCTGTGGTGTTTTTGATATGACTAATTAATACTTCATATTCGCAATGTGTATCTGAGATAATTTGCATGATTATTCGCCTTTAATAGTATTTTTAATTACTAAGTAACAACAATGGTATACAAATAGAAAAATACCAGTAATAAAATAGACTGCGATTGGGATACCTATAATTATCTTCCTTTTAAATATCACCTAATACATATGATAGCAGACTATTCGCCAAGTTATACTGCCCTAAATAATACATATAATATGGGTCATTTGTATCGCTGGCATAAACTTCCATCATCAAAATTGAATATTTCATTTCAAGTGTAAGTTTGGTAATAATTTGTTCCATGATTATTCGCCTTTAGTCTAAAATAGTTAAGTTAGAAAGTAATGCCGTATTAGTTGTTTCATCTTCCCAAACTACTACAGCACGTTTAGTTTTACCTTCGCCTTTAATTTCTTCTACAATCCCAGTTTCGCGCCAGATATCGTCTGTTTTATCAGCATGGATATTATTAAGAAAATTACGATTATATTTTACTTTTGAACCAATTTGAATAGCCATTATTATTTCCCTTTTCACTAATTTAACTATTTGCTTCTCTACTCATAGTATATCACGAATAGCAGTTCCTAACTTGACGGGAAGCATACGATTACCCTACGATTGGTATTCATCTTTTAAAATAAACTGTTGCATATAATCATAAGCGAATAAATCCGCTATTTGTTTTGCTCTACCTTTTACCCAATTATCACTTAACATATAATCTTCATAAAAATAAGCATAGAAATATCTAACGAACTCTTCTAGGTTATTTCCTAAGGATAAAATGTCATAATGACGACTATAGTTTTGGTATAAGTTATGCGTGATTTTCAATTCATCAAAAATACTCATTCCTGTATTTTCGTTTACTGCTTTACTAGCGATTACTTTACCCATCTTCTTTTACCCGATCTACTAATTCATTAATTAGTTCCGTCAATTCTTCATCAATTTCATTATTTTTTAGTTTTTTATTCACGGAATTATGAATATGCTTTGTAGCCATTTCCATAATACTAATTAATTTATTTTTCGATTCACTGTAATAGTATTTATCAATGGCAAACACATCAATAATTTTATTGCCTAAATTAATTACACTACTAGTTAGCATATTTGGTAATTCTGGAAATACATCAGGATATAAATTATTATTCAAGGCGAACTTAGCAAAATAGTATTGAATGGATAATTTTAGATCATCATCAGAAAGTGATAATTTAGTAAGCTTATTAGTGACTTTCCGCAAATACTTTTCTAGTTGCGAGAAATCTTCGGAATAATATACATTAATAAATTTATATGTTAAATCATCTGTGTTTTGAGTAACGATATAAATTAATTCTTCACAATTGTTTTGAAAATTAATAATGTTTTTCATAATTAGTTCCATATTCTAGCTAAACTACCTCAAATAATACATTAGTATTTGTGCTTTTATTGACAAAGGTATCACAACCTGCATATTCATAGCCATGAAATAGAAAAATACCAACAACTAATGGATATTGTACTTCGGTTAGTTTAATAACGTAAACGCCAGTTTCAATTTCTTTTACGTCAAAGGTTTTAGAGAAAGCAACCACAAATTCTTTTTGGCGTATACTTTCAATCAGGTCTAATACTTTAATACTATTTTCTAATGCAGCTTCTAATTGTGTAATTCGTTCATCTTTGATATCGATTATTTTTTGCAATACTGTTGCTTCTTGTTGGCGTAGCTCTAATGACTTCTTTTGTGACTGAATAACATCGTTAATGGCAATTATATGTTCCTTTTGGTCTTTAATAATATCACGGTGATTAATTAGGTCAAATAGTCGATTTAGCATTTTATTATTCCTATTTCTTATTAACTCCAACTTGCATAGAAACATCAGTAAAACTTTTACGAATTAAATCCTGTCTTTTCTGTTGCGCTTCCCAATACCGTTCAAAAAATTTCTCTGACATTTTACCGTTCTTTTGCCGCCAAATTACCCAATACCCTTGTTTAATAGTCATGATATTATTCCCCAAACTCTCTAGTCATTAATTTTTCGATTAATCCAGCCATTTGAATATTAATAGCGTGTACCTTTACTAACTCTTCTAAAATAGCGGTGCCTAATGTATATCTACCAAGATAATATTGATAATCTTCATTACTAGGTGTTTCTTTATTCAAGTCAATAAATATTTGGGCTAACTCAATTTCACGTTTTAGAATATTAATAATGGATTCCATGATATTACCCTACTTTCTGAATATCTACCGCTTCTGAATAGTACCCATTGCTAGACCCGTACCAACGAAGTGTGGCACTATTAAGAAATGTGCTGATGTTGTAATATGTATAGGTATATGTTCCGCCATCATCATCGCCACTATTACTAGTTACATAAGCCTGTAAAATTTCTTGACCAATTAAAAACATAAGGTCATCATACCCATCTTCAAGATAAACAGATTCGCAACAATCTTGTTCGTGAAACATTTCATAAACATCACCATTAGTAAAATAGAAAGTTAATATTTCATCTTCTTTATTATAGGTAACGTTCTCTAACACTTTACCTTCAAATTCTTTTAAGATTTCCATGATTATTACTTTCCTTTATTTTAATTAAGCAACGAACAAAATATATCCCAATCCCAAACTAATCAAAAATGGTACAAATCGAAAAAACAAGAATGCTACCGAGTCCCTAGCATTAACGAATACTGCCATACTAAGCATATAAACAAATGCAACACCCAAAACAATATCTGCTAACATGATTATTTTTCCTTTTTAAATTAGCCGACATTTTTCAACAGTTACTTTTTCCATATACATTTGTAATTCGTGCCCTTTAGGTGTATTAGGTTGAAGTGTCGATTTAACAATTACAACAGCTTCCGAATCATCATTATCAAAGGTCATTTTTAATGATTCGCCATCTTCCATAAATTCAATAGCGGTTAGCTTCATTCCGATAAGTGATTCGCTTTTGCTTTCCATGATATTATTTTCCTTTTCTTATCCTACACGTTTATTTTCTTGCCTACCCATATTATACCATGCTTTTCGATGCTTTACTTGACGTTTGCCATACGCTATCTATACGTTTAGCCTACGTTGACGGTAATTTTCTAGCGATTCTTCATATAACTTTTGGAAATCGCCATTAAAAGTATTTAGGTGGCAAAGACCTTCGTTAATAGCCCTAATTTTATATGGGTCATCTTTTGTAAATTCTTCATAAAACTTTTGCCATTTAGACAGGCTATTATTCTGCTCTAATTCTGTTAATGTTACCTTATCGTCAGTAATAGCGATTATATACCTGGGCTTATAATAATCATTTATAACATTTTCTAACCCTTCAGTATTTCCATCGCTAATAACTAATAGGTCAACTGGTGCATAATTACAGATTATAGGTAATAAAGGGTTAGCTTGAATAAATACTAGATTCTTATAATAAGCACCATCCAATACTTTACCCTTATATGTTGGTTTAGCTTGTCGAGCTACTATTACCTTATTATTATCCTCACTAATTCCTGTTACTTGAATATGCTTATTATAATGAGCAATGGCATAACAGATGATACCATTATTAGCTATGCCGATATCAATCATAGATGAGATATTTAGACTATTAATAAGGTCTACGACTTCTTCAATGCAATTAAGTTTTTTTATTTTAGGCTTATTATTTTCTCGCAAGAATTTTATGAAGTTATTTTTAGGCACTTTTATGGTTTTTTTAAAATATGCCTTAGAATTTGGTGATAACTTTTTTAACCATTTTCTAGTGTATCGACGTATTCTATTAATAACTTTCTCAGAGATTAAATAGTCGTCATGCTGACTAATATGACAAAATAAAAGTATGAATACTTGTTGAATGAAATCGTTAAATTGTATTTCATTAGCTTCAAAAGTTAATAGGTTATCTTTATGAGTTATTTTAATACCTAATTCAAATGCAGCGAGAATTATTCTAGGATTTACTTTATGAGTGTTCTCTATCTCTAAAAAATAGTGATGTTTATCGTAAAAAGCTTCTTCAAAAGAAATTTTGTATTTTCTGTTGAGAGGGAAAGCTAACAACTTCTCCAATAACAAAAATTCTATTGTCGAGAATTGTAGAGCAAATACTATTAATTCCACTCTTTCTGATTTTTCATTCACGATTAAAGTGGAATTAATAGATATGGTTTGATTATTTTTACGCTTATATCTTCGTCGTCTTCGGCTATGGACTGGTCGGTCTAGGCGAATAGATAAATGTGGATCGGTGTTAGAAAGTAATCTCATTTTCTCCTACTGAATTACTAAAAATAGTTTGTAATTGGGTAAATATTACACCTTGACTATTATAGACCATGTTCCGCGAAATTTCTTTTACTTCATTTGATACTAAAATGGAACGTTGGATTTTGTCATCAAGCGTAGTTAAATATAGAAACTGTCTAAACGGCTTCATAAGTAATTTGTACGTACTATTTTCACGCAAGGTCATGTATGTGTCATAAATTATATTCATTAAATCTAGTGTTGGCGCTACTTGAACTTCTATCTTGATACCTTCACTAGAATATGCACGATAGAATGTTACTAGATTATCGCTATAGTAATATTCACCATCTTCAGGCAACCCAATAACAAGATTAAACCCAAACTTGATTAGTTCATCAATTGCTTCTTGGCGATATAAAACAAGGAAGTCGTAATCTGACGTTATAGAGTTACAACCCATCATTCTGCTACCAACAAGAACCCCGCTCAATGATTTTACCATTGAAATTAGTTCATGAATAGACATAGTTGATTTTAGCATAATATATAATCTTTCTGATTGATAATACAGTAATATAGCCTAATATTCATAAATTAGGAGTGTGTATTTGAAATATGATACAATTGAGATATACATTAATCTATACAAACTAAAAGGAAAAAGACGACATGAATAAAAACAATCCAACAAGCATTCGTTTCTCTAATACTGCCAAAAATTTACTTGATAAACTATCTGAGAAATTAGATATTTCAAAACCTGCAATTCTTGAACTTGCTATTCGCCATTATGCAAAGAGTAATGAAGTAGAGGAAGATAATAATGCCGAAAAGACTAGAAATTAATCCAGGCGATACATTTCCAAATAAACATTGGGAAGTAATTAGAGAAGTAGATAAAAAAGGTAAACATAGACATTTTCTTTGTTTGTGCTTATTGTGTAATAGAGAATACGAAGTTGCACTGAATAGTTTAAGGCGTAAAAATGGATGGTATTGTTGTAACTCTTGCGCGATTTCTAAATATCATGAAATTAAGGCTGACGAATTAATAGGACAAAAATTCAATAGGTTATTAGTATTAGAAAAACATTCACAAGATACGCATGGTAGGTGGCGCTATTTATGCCAATGTGATTGTTTGACCATAAGCATAGTAACCGGTAGCCAACTGACTAATGGTGGCATTAAATCTTGCGGGTGCCTTAAAATAGAGCGGTCTAGTGAACTAAATTCTGGTGAAAATAATAGAAATTGGAAAGGCGGAATTTCACCAAAAAATAAGCTTGATCGAACCAAATTAAAACAAATAAATCGAATAATTAGAGAACGTGATAACTACACTTGCCAAAATTGCAATCAACACAAAGGATGGCTAAATGTTCATCATATATTTGATTTTGCAACTTATGAAGAATTGCGATTTGAAGAAAGCAATCTAATTACACTTTGTAAGCGGTGCCATGATAATTTTCATTCTATCTATCCTACAAGCCTAACAAATACACTATTTGATTTGGAAAATTGGTTAGTCCATGAGTATAAATATCGCCAAACATTATTAAATTACTACGAATATTATTATTGTTAATTAAATTAGGTGTATAAGATAAATTAATAACCTACCTTATACACCTAATTTAACATCGAAATAATTCTTTATGAAGAAAATAAAGCTGCACAAACCAGTAATATTCAAGCTCTGACCGAAGATTTGCCGATCTATTGTAAATATTGATTTGTGATAATTCCGTCTTCAGCCCTGAACTATGCAAAATATCCTTGTGTATGGTTATTTTAAACGAATTATGAATCGCACAAAGAGAAAATTCAGGTTTGAAGACGATAGAAAAATTAAACCCTCTTTTGTCCGACACCCAAGAGGCAAACCTATAGGAATTTATTTTTTCCTTAGTTAAAAACCACATTTGATCATTCGCAAGCCCAATGATTAAGTTGTCAAACCTGTCATTAAAACCTATTTCCACCATTAAGCACTTTCTACCAATACCGCATGAATAAGCACATTACCTGCCAAGTACATTACAATACAACTATCTGACATAACGGTATGAAAGTTATCCCCATCATACAAGCTTTCAAAGTAAGCAACCAAGTCAATTACTTGATATTTACTTAAATAGCCTAGCTCGATACCAGATTGCGAAGTAAACCAGTTCTTTTTAGCTTCAACAAATGGAATAGCACCAAGTACATCAAATTTAACCGCTGGCTTATTCATAAATTCGATATTGCTACAAGCTTTATAATTTTCTAATAGCTCAATAGAAACACATGTTTCACTAAAGTTTAGCGCACTATCAAAAAAGCGTTCTGCATTAAGTAGTTTGCGATATTCACTATCATAAGTTGATAACTTGAAATAAGAATACCTTATAGCGCCATTATCACTAAATTCAGGTTTCTTTGTGTATTCACAAACATCAAAATCACTATCTATCGCCACAAATTTAGCGCCTTCGCTAACTAGTGGCAGTACTTCATTAACGTAAAACTCAATAACTGATGTATATTTTTTGTTTGACATAATACTTTCCTTTATCTAAATAGCTCACTAACATAAATAGGCTCACTATCATTAACGATATAATTAGTCAACGGATAAACTAATTTATTCATCGCTAATTCTAGGGTATAACTATTAAAACTAGCTAACGATATTTCATCCTTAAAACTAAGGTATGGCATATGTACAAAGTGCAGTAGTTCATGAGGTAAAATAATCATGTCTTCAGTAACCGTCACTTCGCCATCTAAATTACTAATAGTGTTAATAATAGCGTTATATTCGTCTAAATAAATTACGCCACCCACTAGTTTATTAGGGTATTTGATATACAACATTTTTAGTAAGTTATTTAGCATCATAATATCCCTTGACTTCTTGTAGAAATAATTCGGCAGTTTCTTCATTACAACCTAATTCTAAAGCAGCCCCATTACTCATTGAGGCTAAATATAGTATGGGTAATTTAGTCCACTTTAGAATCATATTCAGTTCAGAGAATGTATAGCCCCAATGAGTAACATTTGTCATTTTATCCCCAATTTCTTGTTAATAGAAAGATTGTCCAAAAGTTAAGAAGTGCATGAATATATGGAGGGTCATATAGGTATACAAGCCCTAAAGTATAATTAATAAATCGCCATGTTTCTTTAATCAATTTTAAATTCCTCCAAGATAATAGCGCCTTCAATAATAACGTCGCTATAGAAGATTTCGTAAATAATATTGTCGTCTTTAAAAGCCACTGGAATTAGTAGTTTGTATACCATGATATTTTATTCCTTATTTATAGTAGTGAATTTAGTTCGTTACGACTACGTGAAAAATGTATAATCTATGGGCAAAAATACCTTTAATTTACCATCTAAATATGACATAATCAAATGTTCACCAGTATAATACATATTTATCCGCAAACCCCATTCTGTAATAGAATATGCCCTATTGTATGCAGCTTTATACATACTGAAATTGATATTAGCGATACTAAGATGGTAATAGCTATTAGTAAAGTTTCTAACACGTAATGCGTTAGTAACATCAATACCAGCTACTTTACTATTGGCTAATTTACGAATAGTGTAGTCTAAATAGTCATTTGGTAATAGTTTAGTAACTGGCTCTAAAGAAGTGCCACTATTAAAATAAGCCCCATCTTCCTCATAGTCAAACTGATAGGTGACAATTTGACCAAAATGATTAGTTGATGTAAGTAGGTTATCTTGGAAAGTGGCTAACTTATTATACTTACGCATGAACTTAATAATATGTTGCGGTGGACTTTGCATAATTATTTATCGCTTTCTATCTGTATAGTTATTAATCCACATTGCCAATTGGAAAATCCCTACTGTAGTAACGGTCTTATCTTCATGCATAATAGTGACGACTGCTTTTAACTCTGAATCACCATCACAAGCTACTTCAATATCATCAATAGTGACATCTTCTTTTGTTGATATTGATGGATTGGTTTTAATAGTTACAATATCACCAACGCCAAATCTAGCCATGATTATTTTCCTTTATCTAGTAACTTATTTACGTCCCTACCTATAGTATACCATGTTTTACGTTGCCTAACTTGACGCTAAGACTACGACTAGCCTACGCTTTACATACGATCATAAATTTGCAATATGTATAACTCTATGGTATACTATTATAAGTAAATAATCAAATTATAAAATTAAAGGATACAATAATGAAAAAGAATAAACGCCAAACTGGTGTGCGATTAAGTGAAACGTCTGACAATATACTAAATATTTATTCGACGGAATTTGGCACTTCAAAGACATTTATTATTGAATTAGCACTTCGCGAATTTCATGAGAATCAAGAGAGAAAAAATAATGAAAAAATTAGAAATTAACCCTGGCGATACATTTGAAAACAAACATTGGCGAGTAATTAGGGAGGTAGAAAAAAAGAATGGGAACAGGTGTTTTTCTTGTGAATGCTTATTATGTAATAGAGAATATAAGTTAGAATTAAATAGTTTAAGGAAAAAAGACGAATGTTTTTGTTGCAGGTCTTGCGCTATTTCTCAAGATTTAACGGGCCAAAAATTTGGCAGATTAACCATTATTAGTAAGCATTCGCAATATAAAAATGGTAGGTGGAAGTACAATTGTATTTGCGATTGTGGTAATGAAAAAATAGTATTGTCGTCATCTCTGAAAAATGGGAATACTCAATCGTGTGGGTGTTATAATAAAGAAAGAAGTATCGAAACCAATTCTGGTGAAAACCATCCTAATTGGAGAGGTGGGATTACACCCCAAAACCAATTAGATAGAAACCATTTATTTAACATTATCAACCCACTAGTTCGCGAAAGAGATAAGTATACTTGCCAAAAGTGTAGCCAATACAAAGGATGGCTAGAAGTTCATCATATATTCGATTTTGCTACCTATGAAGAACTAAGATTTGAAATAGATAACCTTATCACACTTTGCAAAAATTGTCACGACGATTTCCATGCTGTTTACCCAGTGCATGGTACGAATACATTAAATGATTTAGAAGTGTTTTTAGGCCACGAATTTTCATATCGCTCTGAATTAATACGCTCATATAATTTATATTACAATTAAATTAACTACACCTAACTAAATGCTAGTTATTTAGTTAGGTGTAGGCATTAGTATAGCTTAACCAATTGTCCATCAAAATCTGAATAATAAATATGTTCAAATTCTTTTGCGCACCATTCGAGACAATCGCTACAGGGCCGACTCATTAATGGTATATTTTTGCTACGGCTGAACCGAAAATTGATGAGTGTCTTTGGTTTATCTGAAATAAATTTGCATTTAATGTGTGCCGCTTTTTCGCTATGCAACATTGTCTTAAACGGCGCATAATTATAATATATATCAGGGTGGCTTTTTTCATTATTAATGCCAATTGAGTAACTTTTGCCCCAAGTAATTATAGAAATATGAACATTAACTTTAGTATTATCGAGCGCAAATTCTAAATTAGCAAGTTCTCTTGCAATACGATAAAACCTATTCGGGTTCATTGTCCTTTAATTCCAATCCACGTTTTTCCAAGTTAGTCAAGTCATGCAACTTATCATAGTTCATTTCCATAATTTCATAAATAGTATAATTATTACGTTCTGCCATTAGGAAAATGAAGAATAGCATTTCAGATAATAGGTCACTAATGAAGTTAATATCAAATTCTTTACCTTTACGAAACAATGTCTTTTTAACATTATTAAAGTAATCGCCAGAAACTAACATAGCCTGTAATTGGTATTTTTTAGATTCTGATAGGACTACTAAATCCGTTGGGCTAATAATGTTACTGACAAAATTATTAAGCGTCGTAATTAGCTCATCTAATGTATCAATATTAAACTTCTGATATCCAATTACGACATAATAAAGGATATCCCCTAATTCATCTGGTGAGATATTTTCATCTTCAATAGTTTCAAAAAATTCGTTGGCTAAACCGATTAAGGCATTAGCTTTCTGAAGTCTAAGGTTATACTCTTCTTTTGGATAAAGGTCAATTGGGTTATCTTGCCAAGTCTCTAAAGTTCCACTAATATACTCATTTAAGTTCATAATTAGTTATCCTTTTCTGTGTACATATCTGTGATTTCTAAGTCATAGAAAGCCATTGCAATAAGGCAATATTGCATCAATAGGTCAAGCTGGATTAACATCGCAATATTGTTAAATTCAGCTTCTTCAGTGATTAGGTTAGCAACTTCATCAAATAGATAACCAGTAACATATCTGCCAATAGTAGTAATTAATGAGATTATCGTTTCCTCTTCAACGCCTTCCATTTTTTCTAGGTTCTGCATAAAAGAAGTAATAGCTAACTCAAATTCCTCATGGCTAGATAAAGAGATATATAGGTTATATAAATAGTAAAATAAATTAGTTATTTGTGATTTGGCCTCTTTGTCGTTACCTTCAGCGATAGCAGTTGCTAATTTATAATAACTGCCAAACATCTTTAGGATATTATATTGTAGGTTAATTCGTTCATCGATTGACATAAGTTCGTCTGCTTTCTTGTCTAAGATTTTCTAGATGATTAGCCCATAACACGTTACAATTAGGGCTATTAGTATCGGTTAGTACATTATTAATATTATCATGAGAATATGGCGAAGTAACTTCGTCAAAATGTAATGGCGTACCATATTTTTTGTTGTCAAGGATATTGGAAAGCACTAGGTTATAATTTACTAGCAACATGTTATGATCTAAACTGCTTGGTAACGCCTTATAACTCATAATATACTCTAAAAACAACATACAATACGCACGCATATACAACTTTTGCCTATTACTTACGCACATACCTAACAAATGGTGCCCGATTTTATTTAGGTTAAAATCTGCAACATTAATATCAAATACACGATTATAGAAAGGATTTACATAAATAGGATTATAAAGGCTAACTAATGTTACAAAATTACTCGATTCAATTAGTTGCAAATAACGCCTAATATCCATTAGTTGAATATCTACACCGTCAAATTTAATTGACTTAATAGATAAATCTTTTTCCTTTAGAGAAGTATAGAAACTATAATCACGAGAAACTACCACCAATAGGTCAATGTCGCTATTTTCGTTTTCAAGACCGAACTGGTGTGAACCGTAGTAGTTGGCACGTAAGATATTAGGATAAATAGTTCTAACGTGGTCTAGTGCTTTGTCGATGGTCATAAGCTATTCCTTTGCTGTTTATTGAATTAATTATCTATTATACCACACTTTACAATATTTGTCAATGCGCTACTTTTTATTAATTTGTAGGTGGGTATACTTTTGTAGTACAATAGTAGTATGAAAAAACAAAAAAAGCTAGACCCATTTAGTTTGCGATTAACCCCAAATGCCGATTATCTTCTAGATAGGTTAGAAGATAAATTAGGGTTAACACGTCCTGGCACAATTGAACTAGCTATTAGAGAATTGGCAGCTAAGTATAGTTTGGAGGTTGATGATGTGCAAAAAATTAGAAATTAACCCAGGTGATACATTCCCCAATAAACATTGGAAAGTCATTGCGGAAATAGAAAAAAGAGGAATACAAAGATATTTTTTATGTGAGTGTTTACTTTGTGGTAGAGAATACGAAGTCCGGTTAAATGATTTACGAAATAAAAATAGTTGTTTTTGTTGTAGGTCTTGTGCTAAACTAGGCGAAAATAATCCATCATGGAAAGGTGGTATTTCAACAGAAACAGAATTACTTAGGCGAAAAATTGCAGTTGAGATAAACCCATTAGTAAGAGAAAGAGACGGATTTACTTGCCAGAAATGTGGTGATAATAAAGGAGGTAATTTTAACTGCCACCATATTTTTGATATGCAAAACTATTATAACTTGGCTTGTGAACCATGCAATTTAATTACACTGTGCATTAATTGCCATTTAAATGACTTCCATAGAATATATAAAACATATGATACTAACACATTAATCGATTTGGAAGATTGGTTAGGTGTTGAATATAAATATAGACATGAACTTTTAGACTTATATAATCAATTCTATTAAATTAGTATGCCTATTTATATAAATTAATTTATATAAATAGGCATACTAAACTAAATAGACTTTAAAATTTCACCACAAACCTTACACTTAATTTCTACCACATCAATCAAATTTTTAGGGATAGTCATTTCATTACCACAATTACAAGAAAATACTGGTCGCCGTTTTACTTCTTGTTTCATCATAAATGGAATTTCACCCTGCGCAAGTGCGAAGTCGCCATATTCCTTAATAAACTCATTAGCTACAACATCAAATTTGGCATTTTCTAATACTACATGACTAACTTTATTTCCGGTCATCTTTGTGTGATCTAGAATCGAGTAAGCTTTCAAACCAATTGATAACATGATCATCGCAAATTCACGGTTGTGGTATGCGCCTTTTCCAGGCTTGCCATAAGCATATTGATAGTGGTGGGCCATCTCGTGACAAAGCGTCGATAAAATTGTCTTTGTATCATTACGTAAACTATTCCAACAAATAGATATTTCTGGCAATTGGCGACTTTCGGCCACATCTTTGAAAATTTCGGGCCAGTAGTATCCTCTTGCCGTACTTTTGTGCCCTAAAGTTATAATAGCATCAGGCAACTTTTGATTAAATACTTGTTCAAATAGGTGTTCTGCAAAGAAGTCATAAGCACAAGTAAGGTAATCATGCCACTCTGTGCTTTTAAAGCCAACTACTTCTTTATCGTTACTGCTATTATGGGCACTAATTAAACGCATAGCCATTATCTTCAATTACCCCTTTCAAATAGGACATAAACTCATCATAGGTATTACTGATATCATGCATAAGTTACAAACTATCTAACTCTAATAATTGGTCATTACCATCATATTCTAAAATCTGCTTAATTTCATACAATACTAAAATATCCTCTGGTGTAGTTGGGCTTAAAAATGTTAAAATATCATAAATCAAATATTGGTCATACCGCTCAGTAATATCTTCTAATTTCTCAGCTAACAACGGTGGCAACAGGCATCCAATGGCACATCCAATTTTATTGGTGGCTAGACTATGTGAATATGTACCAGTGTGTGTATTAGTAACGAATCCTAACTTATCTACGTTAACAAAATTGTCATAGATTCTAATTGCCATATATTGCTTATAACTCATTGTCATAATATTCTTCTTTCTACCCCAAATAAGGAACTGATATCTTAATAGCTGGCTCTTTGCCCATCTTTAAAAGTTGTTTATTCTTACGTCTAAATTTGCGGTTAAGACCAGTCATCCAATAATCACCCTCTTTAGTGCGCAGTATATAACTACATTGTTCACATCGGCATACTTTTAAAGGTGAAGCCATATTGCTATTTCTCCTTTTTAACCCACTTCCCGTTTTCATAAAAATAACCATAAAAGGCTAATCTGTTATACATCTTCCGTGGGGTATTATCTACGATTATATATTCTCTAAGTTGTGGGTGCTTGAACATAAATTCGTATGCCGATTTTTCTTTATTCATCTAGCCCACCATCTTCTAAGTATTGCATAGCGTCATCGTAACCACTCCAATTATCCACCCCGCAAACTTCTAGGGCTAATAGCATTTGGCTATCACTATTTAATTCTTTGTTTTCTTTTTCTAGTTGCTCAATTTTAATATACAGATCTTTAATCAACGAAATACAATCACTAAGGTTATCTAGTTCAATTACGCAATCATCACAAAGTGTTCTATTAGTTGGCGAACTACATTTTAAGCATCCCATTTGAATAATACCCCCATCAATGAAAATCTCACGATAGTATAAGGCCACCCCAAACCAATCAATGCGCAGAATAATAATGGATAGCTAAATAGCATATTATCCATTTCACGGCTTAAATTATCAAAATACAATTCGCTATTCATGTAGCTATGATAAACTTTTCCAGTGACATATATTACACCACTGATATAGAGTGAGATTATTAGCATAAATCACCATTAATTAGTTTTAGAACCTTCAATATCTCATTAAATGCGTCAATTTGACCAAAATTATAAACTCTATGGAAATCGTCATCTGCATATTTTTCCATTTTTGATTCTGCCTCTTCTAGTATTTCTTTGCAATATTCGAGAAGTTTTAACGCTGCTTTATCATTAATTAGCATAATTTATTCCTCATCAAAGTAATCAGAATATTCTAGATAGTCATCAAATGCTTCTTGTGGTGAATAGCCATCTTCACGCAAGCTTTCCCATGTATAATCTTCCATATCTTCCCACCCAATACCGAACTCATTTACGAATAAGTCATCTAATTGCGCATACCAATTTGCTTTAGTTAACATAATATATTATTCCTTATTATCTAATTTTTTATTCAGTCGGTCAATATATCGAAACACATTAACGGTAGCTTTATTGTTGTTACTGGTAATATAGAATCCTTTAGTACGTGTAATTTCAGAAACGTTCTTAAGAATAAATCCCTTAGTTCTAGCTGGAATTTCCACATTATACTTATCACACAACTGGCAAAACATATCGGCAGTAATAGAATCTGTGCTAGTAATATAATTGTTTTCTAATTCATCAAACTTGGCAACCGTTTCTGCTTCTAATCTGGCAATCTTTTCTAGCCGTTCTTTTTCTTTTTGCTCTTTAATAAGTTGAAAAGAACCCCATTGAGCTTCACCAATAGTAGCATACCCTTTGCCAAATTCATCGTCAATGATTTTAATAGCTGTATTAAACCATTTATCTGCTGTCCAATCGGCTTGACGCATTAGTTCGTCAGCACTAGCACTAATGTGGTCACTCATTAACCTAATTCCTTTTCTAAGTTACTTAGCTCCAATTCGATCTTCTTATCATTAGAAAGCAATTCTGCTAGCCGCTTTTCCATCTCTGCCAACTTCAATTTTTCAGCTTTCGTGTTTACATAATTAACCTTAGCAAAGATATCTTCTAGCCAATCATCAATAGCATAGCCTGAAATAACTACATCAGTTAGCTTTAAGTCACTAGCAGAAATTTTATACATATTAAGCCGAATAGTTAACATACCTAAATCAGCAGCGGGAAGCACATTAAGGTTATATGTCTTTTCTTCAAGGTGAAGTACTAGGTTAGTTTTAAGGCTTGTTTTTGTGGCAGTATTTAATAAAGCCTTTTTAGCTGCAATTTGTTCACGTAACTTTAAAATCTTTTCATCATTGTTGTTCATAGTTAATCTTTCTCCGTATATTTTGTAGATTTATAAAACTTTCCGTTAGCTAAATAACTTTCTTTATACATTGGCGCATATTTGACGAATAATTCTTGTGCGGTGTATGTTTCCCAAGTACGTATTCGTTTGTCATTTATCCAGCTAATTTCGTATTTACCATGATTATTACCACCATAACCATATTTAGCCTCTACTTGTATAATATTATGGTCTTTATCAAAGAATCGCCTATCGTACCAACTTCTTTCAAGAAGCAATAGTCTAAACTCATCAAAACTATACTTGGTATATTTAGATAAGTTTTCATCAATAGGGCAATAGTCTAAACTACTTTCTATTTGCTCAAAGATAATTGGGTATTCTGGTGTGCATTCTTCATTTATGCAACTAATGAACTTGTTACTAATAGACTTAAAATAATGTATTTGATAGGTATTTGTGCCATCACGACTAGTATAAGCCCTAGCAAAATAATAGTGCTTGCCTTTATTTTCTGATTTTTGGCTTCTGTAATCGAGGCTAAATTTATCAAACCTACCTATATTGATATATTCTTCTTTATTCTTATCAATATAGGTAGCACCTACTATTAAATCTTTCGCCTTGATTTTCTCATCTTTATTAATTAGGCGACTATGTAATTTAACATTTTTATAATCCGGCGATTCCACAGGTAAAAGAATTAGGTCTTTACCTTTCCAACTATATACAAACTCCCCTTCAAGACCTTTACCTTTAGTACTTGTGCAATTCTCTAAAATAAATAATAGGTTCTCTATCGTGATTTCGATTTCAAATCCGCGGGGATCGTAGACACGCGAGTACGCTTTACGGTGATTGCCATAATAGCCAGAATAATCACCGGCTTTTTTATTTAGTACGAAACCATTGACCGGCACATTATCAAATTCTTGTGGTTCAATATCTTTATTTCTCCAATTATTCCATGATTGTTCTTTACGCAATTTTCCACGCTCGTCAAAGTAGATAATATATCCCAATTTACCTGTGTAAGTGTCAGACCTATTTTGAAAACCAATTTTAATCTTTTCTGGAATGTAAAGCATTAGTTAAAGTCCTTTACAACGATGTGTAATTTTTCACCATCTAATTCGCCAAGAAATTCTAAAATCAATTCACAATCTTCGTCACCAAAGTAACTATAGCTAATATCATAATGCGCCTTCCATACTGTGATAATTTCGTATTGATTACCCATCATAACGGATAGTTCATTTAGCAAGGTGTCATGGCAAAGTTCACTGATTTTTTCGTTGTCCATCCACTCCGATACGCCAAAATCATTGAAAATTGGTTCAAAAGTAAACCGCTTCCCTAACTTAAAACTCACCCACTGATTACTGCCAGAATCGGGCTTTAATGATTGCATGTAACTTAGGTAAGTTTTACCATTAAATTCTTCATCATCTAATGCAATCATTTCTTTACATAAGTCTCTTAATGAATCTTGGGTAATTCGCATTAACATATAAAAAGTATTCATTAAAGTAGCCTTTCAGTTATTTGAATATCATGACTTACTACACTAATAAGCTTATTTATTTTATCGTGTGCAGTCGCTAATTCTAAAGCCAAGAATAGTGAGTTATCTTTATATCTACGTAATTCATTTTCATAGTCAAATACAATATTCATAACTAAATCTTCAATAGCGCTAGATGAAGGGTCATTAGATAATTTACTTACTAGCCCAATGACTTTATCTTCTGTATAGAGCATAACTAATCACTTTCATTTAGTCCAATTAGGGTTTCCGTCCAGTTATTTACTTCCACACTGCCTAACCAATATTTGCTATACAAATCTACATAAGATAAATTTACTTGCCGACCATTATCTACTACCCATATTAAATCCCTTGCTGGAAAAGGCTCATTTTCATACCCATGAATACCACCATTAAAATCAATGGCGATATAGTTTACCCAATGTGGAATATTGTTGTGAGTCTTGTTAATAGTGATGTCTAATTGAAAGTTCATAGTTATTTATTCCTTTTATTTTTTTGAGTAGTACGGGGAACCCGACTTGCACGGGTAATTCCACTGTATAAGAATGGCAGTTTTACTAATTAACTTATCCCCGCATATAAAAACTAGGGCAACTAGATTACATAACCTAACTGCCCTCACTCCACCAGTAACGCCACGTATATAGTTTACCACACTTTGAAACGGTTGTCAAGCACCAAAAACTAGGTCGGGCTTAATTAAGAATAAAAGGAAATCAGACGGTAAAGTAAAATCATATATCTCTAATTTATGTAGGAATAGAATCATCTCATTTCCTACTTTATAGTTTGTGGGAACACTACTATCTAAACACCAATTATGTACTGCGTCTATTTTAGGGCTAATATCATAACTACCAGAATAAAACCTAAAACTATCATGTGAAGTTAATTCATCATCTAATTGGGCAGCTAAATTACTAAATTCGTGGGAAATATCTAATTCATATACTGGTTTGCTAAACATGATTTTCTTCCTTTAGCTCTTCACGTACTTCCATGATTAGCTTGCCCAACTTGTTAAAGCCTACATATTGTGGCCCAATACTTACATTACCTAATTGGTCTAAACTAGCATAATTAGGTAATTCAATAACAACACCCCAATAGCGATCTGAATATTCGTTAACATTAAGAAGTAGTTGATCACCAGTAGTTAATAATAGCTCTTTAAACTCTGGTTTATTGAACTTCTGGTTAATTAACTGTTTCATTGTGTTGTAAAATACTTCATTATAGTCTTTCCGAACTTTACCTTCACGTAGTAATTTTAACCCCATTCTAGTAGCTTCACTTGGCGTTCTAGCAGTAACAATGCGAACCATATCTTTAGGCGTAGCAGCCATTAGAGCATGAAAAGCATGTGCAATACTTGGGGCTAAATATTCTTGATTAATAATCAGAGGTGAAATTGAATAGTTATTAAGGAACCAATGACGACCATCTAAACTAAAATCTGTAATCATGGTATTCTGCTTTCTAAAAGATTAACTTTGATTGATATGAATAGTATACATCAAAAACTAAAATAAGTCAAGCATGTAATTATTAATTTGCAAAATAATCCATAATGTGTTACAATGTAGCTATGTAATAAATACTTATTCTATTAGGAGAAAATATGAAGATCAATAAAGCAGACCCAACTAGTATCCGTTTTTCAGTCAAGGCAAAGAAGTTATTAGAAAAACTATCTGAAAAACTGAATATTACGAAACCCTCTATTCTAGAACTCGCCATTCGTGACTATGCTGAAAAAAATGGTATTGAGGTAAATGATGGGTAGAAAGAAAATAGAAATTAATCCAGGTGATACATTTCCCAATAAACATTGGAAAGTAATTAAAGAAACAGAAAAACGAGGAAAAGAAAGATATTTTTTATGCGAATGTATGTTATGTAGGAAAAATTATGAAATTGGATTAAATGAATTAAGAAAGACAAACAATAGTTTTTGCTGTCGGTCTTGCGCTCACTCTAATGATTTAACAGGGCAAAGATTTGGTCGTTTAATAGTTATTAGCAAACACTCACAATATAACCGTGGTAGGTGGGACTACAATTGTATTTGTGATTGTGGTAATGAAAAGGTAATTCGCGGCAATAATTTACAAAGTTCTAACACTACTTCGTGCGGGTGCTACCATAAAGAAAGACTTATTAGCGCTCATTCTGGTGAAAACAGTAATTTTTGGAAGGGCGGGATAACTGGAAGAAATAGAATAGATAGAAATTATTTATCTTCTATTATAAACCCTATTATTCGTGAAAGAGACGAATTTACTTGTCAGAAATGTAATATGCAAGGTGCCGAATTAAATTGTCATCATATCTTTGATTTTAGCAATTACACTGAATTAAGATTTGAAGAAGCGAATCTCGTCACGTTATGTGAAAACTGCCATATGTATGATTTTCATTATATTTACTCAAATAGACAACCTAATACCCTAACCGATTTAGAAGATTGGATGGGTAAAGAATACAAATATCGTAATGAACTATTAGAAATATACAACGAATATTATAATACATAAATTAATACACTAATAGTAACCAGCTATTAGTGTATTAATTTATTAAACTTTAGCAATGAAGCCAAGATTAGTTACATATAATTCTGTTTTTTCGCCATCAGTAACAGAAATATTTAGTAGACCCTCATCAATAGAAATTACTGCATTTGAAAATACAGTTCCGTCTTCGAGTTTGATATTAACAACTGGCATAGGTTCTACAAAATCTTCAATTTCGTCAGTAACCGTTTCAACTAAATTATCAACTTTTTCAACTAACGCATTAAGCGTAGTCGTAAGAGAATTGGTAAATGTAGTGATGCGAGTTACTAAATCTTGGATACTCTTTGCTAAAACGTCAATATTTGAAAATAGATTAAACAATTTTATTCTTCTCCTGAATAGTTATTTACGTTACCTACCACTAGTCTACCAAAAGTACCCATCTATTTCAAAACTTAAACTAATCATATTTCATTTTTTGAAACCTAACTAATTTACGTCCACCACTATTATAATCGTCTTCAAATACATACCCTATTGCGCCTTGATTATCTTCGTTTACACCAAATAACCCATTAATTACACCTAGTAATCCAACAAAATAAACCCCATGTTGGGTATCCACTTGAATAGTTGGATGGTTAACTAAATCACTATTACATGGCACCCTATTTGCTAATAAGGCGGCTGTAGCGCCAATATCTAACGAAAGCATTTCATTTAATAATGTTACTACTTCATCAATACTAATATTTTCTTTAATCATATTTATGTCCACAAACTAGGTAAATACTTAGCGAAGTTATTAAGACCTAAGTTGATAGTTTCTTCATGGTCGTGATAGTTCATAATATCATCTTGAATCAAATCAAAACTACTAATCATGCTATCTAAAATAACTAACCATTCATCATTACTTTCTATCCCCTGTGGTGTTCCTTCTGTAGCGTGTTTACGAAACTCAATTAGCGAATTAAGAATTATGTAGCCTAAAATACTATCCATATTCCATGTATCAGATTCATGAAACTCTATATAGTTATTTTCCCAATCTTCTACGTTTACGGATACTTTCATGATAGGTTAATTTCTTTCTTCAAGAGACTTAAAGTAATATCCACGTAATTCGTTACTTTTTACCTTATTAATAAAACGTTCTCGATGCTCGTCAATATTAGTAAAGTAATCTATTGCGTATTTTTCACTTTCCTCATAGGCTTCTTTAGTTACATTATTATAGGCAAATGGGATTTCTTTATCCTCATAGCAAAATGGTAAAAATGAACAGTATGAGCAGTGGACAGTTTTTTTGAAATTCTTTGGCTTTGGTGGCAAAATATTATTTCTAATACATAGGCTAGAAAAGAACATGATATGGAGAATATGTTTGTAATCAATATCAAGTTGGACAACTTTATACCCAATAGTGTTATAGCTCTCATTGACCTTGCGTGATAAATAGATTAAACTTCCAGGTAAGCCAGTTAATGCACAATAAGAAGATAGTTGTGCAATATCTGCCGGTGTAGCTTTCGTATCATCATCTACTGAGTTTTTTGTCTTGAAGTCTACTACAAATAACTTTTCATTATCATCTTTTACTACTGCATCAATTGTGCCATAAAAATTTAAGTGCGGTACTGGAAACGTATTATTATTCAAGGTTAAATCATACCCAAATAATGTGCCTTGTTCTTGTAATGACTTAAGCATAATATCTTCATAAGCCTTACCCATAGAAGCTGTAACAAGTGGTAAAGCTTCTAACGTAACCTCATTTTCCATCTTTGAATTTAAGTAAGCCATTCTAGGGCAATACCCTGCATTTTTACCAGTGGCATAATCTCGCTTCTTATCGATGTAAGTTTTCTTAATGCCATATAAGCCATTATGAATAATATTATTAAGACTGCTAAATTCTGCGTTCGTAATTTGTTCCATTATTTCTCATTTTCTATATTAGCGATATATTCATCAAACCCTTGTCTTACTCGCTCATTTTTGTAAACAAACCCTAGTATCTTTTCCCTAAATTCACTATCTAAATCATCTAGAAAACTATTCACGAAGGCATAATCATATTTATTTTCACATAATGTCGCCATAATAAATTGTAGGAAGTTATACTCTATCTCATTACTCATATTGCATATCTCTACCCAATCTTCCTGGGCTTCATAATACGACTCTTTATCAAACATATACCTATCTAGAAAGGAATAAATAATAATATCACCTTCCTCACAATCTATTATCCCTTTATCTACTGAATATAGTGTTAGAAGAAGTAAAAAACTGTTCCAGTTAGCTAGGATATTATTACTAAAGTTTAATTTTATTTTATTAAGGATATTCTGAGAAAGGATCTTAAATACCTTAATATCGATCCTTCTCAGTTTAGTCGTTAATAAAAAATACCTAATAGTTTCCGTGTTAGTTAATATGCTAGAAAATAATATGGCAAATTTATCTAAAATAATATTAGCATTACTGTGCATAAGTCTCATCTAATACAAAAAAACTATCACAATCTGTATTAACGAGATAAAAACCATTATCTAACATTAGTCCAGTAAAGTCTTCAATATCTAATGGTTCCTCATTAAGACTGACTTCTTGACATTTTACTTTATAATATTCAAAGTATTCATCATAAGCCTTGCTAATCGAAATCGCAAACCCTTCAGTATCGTGGTAAGTGGTATTAAACAGCCAATCAATAAAATGATCTGGCGCTTCTACTTCACGGTTAGCCTTACACTCTTCACAATCACATGAATACTCTTCTTCCTCATTACTACATTCGTCACAAGTAGGGTAAATACCTAGCATATTCATTAATTGGGTGTTTAAGTCAGCTACGCTAGTTGCTACAATCTTTAATTCAATCATGTTATATATCTTTCTTTTTAATTATTGGTTAGATTAATACTACTATTAATTATCTTATATATGATACCACACATTCCTATAGTTGTCAATAGGGAATATTTTAATTAGTAGATAATAAGTATTTTACTCTAACCGCATACACTTATTTGACAAAACTATGGTATGTGTTGTATAATGTGTATGTAGGCAATATTAACAGTCTAACATAGTAAAGGAAGAATAATGGAACCGCAAGTAACAACGAAGATTTGGGTGAGTACGCTAAAGAAAGTAAAGGTACTCGCTGCATTAAGAGGGTGTAGTATGGTCAAACTATTGGATGACCTAATTACAGAAGAATTAACTAAGGAGTTTAGTGATTTAGGTTCATTAGCAGTACTAGAAAGCGTATTAGAAAAATAATACCCTACTAGGGCTAACTAGCAGGGTACACAAAACTACCGTCTATTGGTAATATACTATACAACTAGTAAAATTGCCAAATTTAAAAGGAAACGAAAATGAATAACGAAGTTGGTCTAAGTGAAAAGCAACGTGACACATTATTGTACAGTAGTGAAAATGATTTTGGGCATTACCAATGTCTATATGAAATTTATGGGTATTTATTTAAAGAGATTGATTTAACTAGTACTTTACTTGTTTATGAAAAATATTGGACACCATATCAAGCTAAAGATAAGTTGCAACAATGTGTTATTGAAACATTAAAATTACGAGCAAAATTAGTAATTTCAGAACTTAGTAAACTTAATAGCATTCTTTATTCTCAAAATTTAGATGATAATAATAAACGAGAATTAAAAGATAAAATTAGCAAGTTAAATAGTCTATTAGCTAATTGTGAAATAACCACTAATAGGATTAATAATATTACTATATTCTTTTTGAAGGAAACTAGAATAAATATTAAAGAAGAAGTATTTGAGGCTAACGAATTAGACACATTATTTAATACTACTAGTGGAATTATTAATCTAAAGACTGGTGAATTATTACCACACTCTTCTAGTTATATGATTAATTACATGATTGATATTCCATATGAACAAAATAAAGCTTATGACTATTCATTATGGGAAAAACAACTATCTGAATTAATTAAACACTATGATGTTCCAGAAGTAAAAAACTTCATTAAAGTATTATTAGGGTATCTATTAATTGGTGGGAATAGGGAAAAGAAATCACTATTTTTAACTGGCGAAAAAGATTCTGGTAAATCACTATTTATTAATATCCTAGATAAATTATTTGATGAGTTGTTTTTTAAATTGCCCTTTAATTCTATTTCGCGAGACAGAAGCAAAAACAATGATCAAGGGTTTGATTTAGCTGAAAGTAGATTTAAGCGAGTAGTGGCGGTTAGTGAGCCAGATAGAAATGCTACATATAATGCGGCATTAATTAAAGATATTAGCGGTAGAGAAAAGATTACTGCTGCTAAAAAGAATAAGCAACCAATACTAATTAAGCCTAAATTTAAGTTAGTAATTGCTTCAAACTTTGAGATTATTGGTGATGTACTAGACCCTGCATTTTTTAATCGGTTTATTATTATTCCAGTATTTAAAGGTTATAGTGTAATTGACTTTGATCGTGAAGATAAACTAATTTCAGAAATTGAAGGTATTTTACATTGGTTTGTTGAAGGTGCTATCGAATATTTTAGCTTAGGTAGACTGCCGGATATCCCACAAGTATTAGTTGATGCCCTTAATGAAATGGTAGCCAAACAAGATACTATTGGGCATTTCCTTACTGAGTACAATTACACAATTACTAAAGATAGAAACGACTTAGTTCTCTTTAGTAAACTTTATGAAGAGTATGAAGATTGGTGTTTAGAAAATTGTGAACAACCACGATATAAAAGAGAGTTTACACAATATTTTGTTCAAAAGGGGTGCATTAATACGAAGTCTTATATTAATGGCAAACAAGCAAGATGTTTAAGTAATTTACAAGACAGATAAGACAGATGCAAGACAGATAAAAATAGCTATCTGTCTTGTTGATTTACACCTATAAAATCAAAAATAAGACAGATGAGACACTAAATTACAACTACCAGAATAATAAAAATTCAGGCGTAAAACATAAGCGCTGAACTTGTAATTTAGTGTCTCATGAGTACTATATTGGGGTATTATGACTTATTCAAGCTGTAAAGATTTGACAGGGCAAAAATTTGGAAGGATAACTGTTATTAGTAAACATTCTGTGAATAAACACCAACAATGGGAATATAATTGTATTTGCGATTGTGGCAATGAAAAAATAATAGTTGGTAATAGTCTTTCCAGGGGAAGTACAAGATCGTGTGGGTGTTATCGAAAGGAAAAGGCTTCTGGTAACAGCTCTAATTCTTGGAAAGGTGGGATTGCAATAAAAAATGAAAAAGACAGAAAAAAAATAATTAAAAAAATGAGGTCTAGAATTCGCAAAAGAGATAGTAACACATGCCAAAATTGTGGTGCTAAAAACACTGAATTACATTGCCATCATATTTATGATATGCAAAATTATAAAGACTTAAGTTGTATAGAAAGCAATCTCATTACTTTATGTAAACACTGTCATGTTGATGATTTTCATAAAATATATCCAAATAATAAAACTAATACACTATTTGATCTTGAAAGCTGGTTAGGTTACGAATATAAATACAGAAATGAACTATTAATTGCTTATTATACCTATTATCCAGACCATAAAGTTGCCCCTTGACAAACTTTTCAACCTGTGGTAAAATAGTGGCTATAGGCGAGTAAATAGCTAAGTTGAGCTAGTGGTGGAATGGTAGACGTGATTAAGGAGTAAAATTTACTTTAGATGCCAAAGCGGATTGTTAATTATACAGATGAAGATATAATAGAAATTGCAAAGAATGTTAAGTCAATGGCAGGGTTACTCAAGGGCGTAGGACTAAAACCTGTTGGTGGTAATTATGCTAATATGAATCGTAAATTACAATTATTAAATGTAAATACAGATCATTGGACTAGACAATTATGGAGTAAGGGCAGGCAATTAAAAGATTGGTCTACTTATACCAGAGCGTATAATTTTCGTAAACATCTAATTAACGAGCGTGGCAATCAATGCGAAGAATGTAAGCTTACAACTTGGTTGGATTATCCAATTAAGTTAGAATTACATCACATTGACGGTGATAGAACGAATAATGTGATTGAAAATTTACAATTATTATGTCCTAATTGCCATAGTTTTACCGACACTTGGCGTAAGAGTTCGACTCTCTTCTAGCTCACTGAATAAGAAAACATTAATATGAACCAAATTAGCTATGAATTAATTAATACTTTAGACAGTAAGTATGTAACAAATTACAACGGGTTTATTTTAATTCATAAAGGAATAGCAACTGACAATATTTATTTAAACCATGTTATTTTAACTACTAAAACTAAAGAGTTTAATCTACCCACACAAAAGCAAATATTAAAATATATAGAAAAAAGTAGCAATGAAACGCTAACCCTTACAATACTCGATAATCGGCAGCATAATTTATATAACCTTTATGTAAATAGATTAGCTAATTATAATAGGCGGTTCTGGTTTTTAGTTCATGGTGAGTCTGTAAATAATATTCTGTTCAATACAGAATCTAAGTTAGAAAGTTTGTAATTATGCCAAAAATTGATGGAAGTATCTACTGCTACGAATGCAGCAAACAACTAAGATTACCTAATTGGAAAGAGTTAGAAGATATTCATACAAATAGCAAAAATGAAGATGTGTGTGAAAACTGTTGTGACATTTGTAATGGTGAATATGAATTGGAAGATGAATTATATAACCCATATTATGAGGTAGAATAAAATGAAAACAATTCAAGCAGTCAAGTGTGAATCATGTGGGGCTTTACATGACGCTGATAAAAATGAATATATTACCGCTACTATGCGAGTAGATTACAAGAATCAAATTATTATCGATGAAGAAGATAGCGTATTTTGCCCTAAGTGTTTTGTAGAATATTTAGCTTCTAAGTTAGATGGAATTACGCCGATTAAGATGGCGTACAAATTACCAATTGTATACAGATCATAAGAAAGATAAATTAACTAACATGGAATATAATGAGCAAGCCGTAATCGAATATCTTTCACAATTCGCCATTAATAGTTTCCCTACTAAAAAAGCAGTATATGAACATCTACAAGAAAAACTACCAGAATTAGGGTATAGTTTACGCCAATGGCGGCGACGGCAAGAAGAGAGTAGTGAGCTTAATTTAGCGATTAGTGAGGTAGTGAAAAAGACTGTTACTCATATGTCTGGTTTAACGGTTGAAATTCAAGCTAATGAAATCGATGAAGAAAAGCTCTATGCGGAGATGGTAAGTCACTTTGACAAAGTAGACGAAAGAGCTAACTTAGCTAAGAGTAATACTTTTGAAATTGATACTAATGGTCCAGTGGCATTTGTGCTAGCCAGCGATCAGCACCTAGGAGGTGGAAAAGGTACTGCTACCGATATTAAGGGAATGTTTACAGAAGCAGAGTTAGTTAATAGTATTGATAACTGTTGGTTTTTACATAATGGTGATTTAAGTAATAACTTTATTGGCAACTGGACAACTAGTATTTCTCATAACAGACGATTCACTATTGAGGAAGAAGCGGCAATTTCTCGTAAGTATATGAATCTAATTAAGGACCGATTAATTGCATTCGTTTCGGGTAATCATAACGCGTGGAGCGAGGCATATTCTGGATTAGATGTTAATTTAAATATGCTAAATGAGATTAAGAGTAATTGTTTCTATGATAATGATGAATTATTTTTGAGTATTAAAACACCATATTTTAATCATTGCGGTGTGGTGCTACGTCATATTTGGAATGGATTTTCACAATTTAATCCTACTCACGCAATTGAGCGGAACGCCAAAAACATGTCATATGATGCTAAAATTTGGGCAGGGGCACATATTCATTCATCTAGTTTAATTAGAGAATTTAATATTCGTGGTGAAACTAATTATGCCTTTTTAACAAATACTTATAAGCGATATGATGATTATAGCAAGCGACGTGGGTTCAGCGAAAGTAATAAGACAACAGCTATTGGTTGGGTATTGCACCCTGAATTTGGAATTGTACCATTTAGTAACTTGTATGCACTTCGTTCTTTTATGGAAAGTGAGGGATAATATTTATTAATAATAATGCCTAATAGAAAACGAGCAATAAATGTTGGTGATGTATTTAAAAACTGGAAAGTGACCGAAGAATTAGATAAAACAGGAAAAGAGCGGTTATTTTTGTGTGAATGCTTACTGTGTGGTGATTTATATAAATTAAAAATAAGTAACTTAGTGCGTCCACACAAAGGGTTTTCATGCAAACCTTGTGCTATGCTCAACTTACGAATAGATATGCCTCCTGGCAAAGTGATAAAAGATTGGGAAATTATAGAAGAAATTGAAAAAAGATGTGGTCAACGTCAATTTACTTGTCGATGTTTAAGATGTGGGGATATATACAACAATTTATTAAGTAATTTAAGAAGCCAATCGCAATGTTTTTGTTGTGGGTCATGCTCTAGAACTGGCGAATTAGGTTCTAATTGGCAAGGTGGTATAACACCACTACATTCAATAATTCGTGGGAGAATATTTGAAACAATTTTACCACGAATACGTGATCGTGATAATTACACTTGTCAAAACTGTACTAAATATGGTGGTGATCTAAACGTGCATCACATTTACGACTTCTCTACTTATCCAGAATTAAGGGGTGTAGAAAGTAACCTAATTACTTTATGTGAAGATTGTCACATTAGAAATTTTCATATAATTTATTTACCCAAGCTATCCAACACCCTAGCCGACCTAGAATCATGGTTAGGTCATGAGTACCAGTATCGAGAAGAGTTGTTAATAGAGTATAATAAATACTATTCAGAAAGTGAGTCATAACTATGCAATACACAATATTCAACATCCTAGCAGGTATCGTAACACTTATCTTTTTACTAACGGTGGCACTATGAACAGAGATTTTGAACAGACCGTAATCCAAAATAAAATAGATGAGCTTGTAAAGCAATTAGAGTTTGCCTTCAAAGTATTAGGTGTCCCACTTAACGAAGGGATAGTAAAATACATTTACGCAATAGATCAACTTCAACAATGGCAACAAAATATGTTAGACGAAAAACATAAGCAAATTAAACAATTGGAGAAAATGTTAGATGAATAAATTTTTAGTAGTACTAGCACTTACTTTAACCTTAGTAGGTTGTAATACTCACCCTGATCTATCTAATTCATATTTTAATATGTATGTAGGCACAGAAGGCGCAAATGATTTATATTTCCTAAGTGGAAGTAGACCAAAAGCCGTAATCTATAACGGCGAATATGATAGTACATTTTATATGCCATTACTAACTGATGAGAACATTTACGGTACGTGGTATGTAGAAGATAATCCACTATTTAAGTTAGATAAAGATTTGCATATCTTAGCTAACAATACAGCAGGTGTTTTTAGTGGAAACTATCAATGGTTATATACTAATGCTATCGTGATTAGATTTACACATTTGAATAGCGAAGAGTTAGAAGAACCATTTTACCAAATGGTGATTTTTGATAGCCTTACCGAATGTGATTATGAGTTTCATATTTTTACATTTGGTGTAGAACAAAGTGGGGTAGCTTCTAAATGTAAATTGGAAAGTAGCTAATATAATTATGGAAAAAGAAAATTATATTTTATATCGGCTACAGCTTACGCAAAAATATCTTGACACAGACCCCTACTTTAGTGCATTTAGTGAGTGTATAGATTCTTATAAACGATTAAATGTAGAATATTGTTGTATAGTTTGGATTTACGAAACCATTGGTGGTGTATCGTTTCTACCATATCCTGCATATATGTTAATGGATGATGAGGTATATCAATTAAAGAAACTTTATTAAAAGAAAGAATGTAAATTATGAGGCTCTTTATCCGTATTATGTTCGTTTTAATTCTGATAGCGGCTGCTATACTTTTCTCTGCATTTCAAACTAATGCAAAATCTAATTCGTGTACTTTACCTGATATTACCTTTTTAGGTGAAGGTATTAATACGTATGTATTGCCTAGCGGATACAATGGATTTTTAGTAAAAACTACTCGTCCATTTAAGATTACGAAAGTTAATGCAAATACTGTAGAAATTAATCATCGGAATAATAGAGTATGGGCTAGTAGTTCTTTTACAGAAACTTTGGTGACTTTATATGATGACCAAATTAATTTAGGTACATTGCAAGCAGGTACTAAATTAGATATTGTTATTATCGATGACGACAATGAAAATGATAATCGCTTAACAGAGTTAGTAAGTACTATTGACGGGCATGTATATTCAACATATAATAACGGGATGGTTAGTTATATTACTTTCCATGTGCAAGTAACTGATGAATATACTATTCGTACTCATGATTCTATTGGGTTCGTTAAAGCTTGTATTACAACAGGTAGTAATATTGGTGATGAGTTAGAACCTAAATTATATGGTGTATATATGCCTATCGCCACTCAACAACAAGGACTTTCGAGTATTAAGGAGTAGAGTATGTTTACTAAAGCCACAATTAGTTATGCACTATATTTAAAAGAGAAACTAGAAGAAATAGAATACGATATTAATACTCGTATTTTAGAAGTAATCTGGGAGATTAATAGGGCTAATATTATGGATCGATTAGTTGATTGGGATAATAGTTTTAAATATACGCATGAATATTTTGTAGCCAGAGGTAAATATACTGGCGAAGATGTTTGTATCCCTATTAATACATTATTTAGTAATGACATTTTACAAGAGTGGCTTAATGCACAGAAATAAAATTTTACAATATTTCTTATTAGCTTTATACTTCATTGGCAGTATCACTAGCATTTTATGGTTCTTAGGATTATTATAATATGTTTAAATATGTTTTGGCGATTGTTCTAACATTTAGTATTCAAGGGTGTACAATGTTTAAAAATCCTAACCCGCCACCATCACTAGAATATCAAGCTTGCGTTAATGGGGAACTAGAAAAATATAGACCCATTTGGAAAGATTTAAACAGTATTCAACGTATGGAATATGGAATGGCAACTATTAGAAAGTGTGAGATTTATGAGTTTTAAGATCGGTCAACAGGTAGAAATTACAGGCTACCTAAATAAGGTAAAAAATGGCGATAAGGTATCATGGGTAAGTGAGGAACTTAATAAGCCGCTAAAAGGTATTTATCTTGGTTTTAATGTCGTTAAATCTGGATACTGGGAGCATTATCGCGATTGGGAAACTAGTAGTCGAGAAAGTAACTTTGTAACTAAAGAAAGTATTACATGTCATATGGTACAAATTTTAAAAAATGGCAATAATCGGTATTTAAAGCCGTTATATGTTATGGAAGATCATATTGCGCCAATTATGGAAGAGAGTATTTGATGTTAAATATTATTTTTGCAATAGCACTATTACTAACCCCGCTATCACCAAGTACCAATATTTCTTATTTAGGTAGTGGTGATAATAGCTATGTATTAGAAAGTGGTTATACTGGGTTCTTGATTCGTGTTCAAAATCACTATCAATATATTAAAACATCACATATTACAGTTCATGGCGAAGGTGATGTATATCAATTTGATATTCCACCAACAGTTTTATCTACAACAGAGTATTACTTGGGTGAAAAAGAAATTGGTGATACCATCAACCTTACATTATTGGGTGATAATACAGAAGATATCTATTTAATTAATTTAGATAACCCTGTTATGCAAGTGTTTGATAATAACTACGTAACTGCTATTAATATTACTGTAGAAATTGAAGGGCATTATATGGTGTTATCTACTAGTATGTTTGGTGTATTAAACTATGAATTAAATAACATTACTTTATTACCACTGGTTAAAGGATAAACACATATGTACTCTGTATGGTATTTAAATAACAATAGTAGTGTAGTAGGGTTTTCAGCCGAAACTATAAAACAAATTAAAGCGAGGGCAGATTACTATCATAAATATTATACAGAGCTTTATCCCGATACAGAAAAAAGCATTAACGTTACTAAGCTATGTAAAGTTTGTGATGGTATTGGTAGCAGACCAAATAAAAATAATAAGCTAAAAAAAGTAATTTGTAAAATTTATAATGGGACTGGCGAAGACCCTATTGATGAAATTGAGTATTTAGAATTATTGGCAATTAATGATGAATATGGAATCGTAACTAAGGAAAATATATAATGGGCAACACAATTCTAAGTTTTGATACGTCTACACTAAAAAATATTACAACTATATTTAATCCCACTGCTAGTAAAGTGCGTGCTGATTATACTAATTTAAAGCGGCATGACGGATGGACTACTAATGGTTTTTGGATGCTTCAAACTAAGTATGAACCTAATGTAGTACAAAAGATTAATGACACTGGTTTAGTATTTGATAGTGGCTTAGTATTAAACCCAGCATTAGAGAATAATACTCAAATGTATTTGACGAATGATGTAAAGCTATTTTATACTAATCCTTGTTGTCGTTTTTGCGATGCAGATGAAAGTAATCAAACATATATCAACGCTTACTTTGTGGCTATGTTAGGTAAATTAAATAAAGTATATTCGGAATTAACATTTTATATTAAAAAACCAACATTGCCATTAGTGATTCGACATGGTAAAGAAGCTATTGGCTTAATTATGCCATTTATTAAGAGAGGATAATAAAATGCGTAAGCGTGTAAGTTGGAATAGCTAATTATGAATGTGTTAAGTTTATTTGACGGGATCTCATGTGGGCAGTTAGCTTTGCATAGAGCAAATTTACCTATTAGTAACTATTATGCATCTGAAATAGATAAACATGCATGTGCAGTAACGATGTATAACTTTCCAAAAACAATACAATTAGGAAATGTGCAAGTTGTAAATAAATTACCACCAATAGATATACTTATTGGTGGTAGTCCATGCCAAGGGTTTTCTATTGCTGGACAAAGGTTAAATTTTGAAGATGAAAGGAGTAAATTATTTTTTGAATTTGTTCGTATATTGGACGAATGTAAGCCTAAGTATTTTTTATTGGAAAATGTTAATATGAAACAACAATATCAAGATATAATAACTACATATTTAGGTGTGAATCCGATAAAAATAAATTCAAGTTTAGTGTCTAAACAAAATAGAGTAAGATTATACTGGACAAATATACCAATTAATTATATTGAAGAAAAGAATTTATATTATGATGGATGGCTGTATCGTTTAGGACATGGCTATGTAACTGATGAAATTAAATTCTATAGAAAATATCCTACGTTAGCAGCACAATCTCCAGGCACTAAATATCGAGTTATTAATGATATAACATTGGCAAATGCGACAAGCTTTGAAAAATTAAAGAAAGATAAAATATTAACTAGAATACTTACGCCTGAAGAATGTGAAGAATTACAAACATTGCCTATAGGGTATACATCATGCATTAAAAAATCAAATAGATACAAAGCAATTGGTAATGGGTGGACAGTTGATATTATTGCTAATATATTAAAAGGCATAAATCTTTAAGCTAAATTTCTTGCCAGAAGTATAGTTAATGTGGTAAAATAAAAGTCCAACAAAGTGAGGCTAGGGGTATGCATCTTAGCCTCTATTTTTATATTTTAAAGCAATTTATAAGGGGAAAAGATGTTATCTGAAAATGCTGAAAAGTTATTGAAACAACGATATTATATGCCAGGGGAAAATTGGGAAGGGTTAGTTAGTCGTGTGCATAATGACAATATTTTAGGCGATGAGCCAGAATATTATTCAGAAGTATATAACGATATGCTAACCTTAAAGTTTTTACCTAATTCACCTTGTTTAGTGAATAGTGGCAAACCTAATGCTGGTAAACAAGCTTGTTTTGTAGTTGGACCAACTGAAGATACTTTAGAAGACCATTTTGAAACACTTAAAGATATTGCTGAAGTAGCTAAACGTGGCGGTGGTTGCGGGTTTACTGGTAGTTTTATTCGATATGAAGGGGCTAAAGTAAATGGCAGTAGTCATGGGTACGCGTATGGTCCATTAAAATATGCTGAATTAGTGTCAAAAGGTATGCATATGATGACGCAGTCAGGTTTTCGCGGAATGGCGCTCATGGTTACATTAGATTGTGAACACCCTAATATTGAGGACTTCATTAATCTTAAAAAGAATCGTCAAGAGGGTGATTTATATAATTTTAATCAGTCAATGATGACTACAGATGAATTTATGCAAAAAGCGGTTAGTAATGACACAAGCAAAGAAGCAGCGTTACTTTATAAGCTAGCTCTTAATGCTTGGTCAAATGGTGAGCCAGGGTTATTGTTTTCTGATACCATTAATAATAATACACCATATAAAGAAGCTGGTGAAAAGATTTATGCTACTAATCCATGTGGTCATCGGTAAACGCTTGCCGCATGTAAAAAATTCCGTGAATTGCTGGAAACCCTAAGCGGGCAATCAGCAGCCAATCCTTAATACGTTAAGGAAGGTTCAGAGACTAAAGATAAAGTTATAAATAATTCTATTCAAAGGAAAAGAATGTTAACGTCAAGTGAAATTAAACAGTCTGTATTAGGTCTTGTATTGAGTGATGGGTATATTGATTACAAAAATAGGTTTTGTTTAACATCTAAATATTCAGATTTTCGCAATCACTGTGCTGATTTATTTATTCAATTTCCAAATAGTGATAAAAAGATTTGGAAAAATGATTATTTCGATAAACGATTCGGTGTGTACACATATAAAATGGTGGCTAGTTATCCAGCATACTTCGATAAGTTTGCGAACTGGTGTTATCCAGATGGTAAGAAAGAACTTACGAAAGATGTTGTACATAAAATTGATGCTAGATGTTTGGCATATATATGGATGGGTGATGGATATTTAGAACATGCAAAAAATAGGCGAGCAGATAAAATACAAAATATTGGGTGGTTATGTTTAGAAAGCTTTTCATTTAATGAATTGGATTATTTCTCTAATTTTATGAATGAAAAATACAATCTGACATTCAAAACAGTAGTTAGTAATACTGGTCGTAGTAGGAACCCAAGAGTTAAAATTATTGGCAACGGATTGCAAAGATTTATTGACCTTGTTTTCCCATATATCACACCTACTTTTCAATACAAGACTTGGTTATTTTACAAAACTGACAAAAGATTTGACAATACTTTATCGAGTGCGGAACATATTTTTAAATACTATACAAGTATTAAAAATTATGAAGATATAGTCCAATCCTTATAGTAATATAAGTAAAATGGAGCAACCATTACCACCATACCTAAGTTGTAATTTAGGTAGCATTAATTTAAACCACAAAGATTTCTTTGTAAATGGGGAGTTTGATTACGACGAATTAGAGCGAGTAATTAGACGTACAACAATTTTTCTAGATAACGTTGGTACTACTAACACTTTTCCTAATGATAAGTTCAAAAATAAATACGAGCAATTTCGCCCAATTGGGTTAGGTATTATGGGTTATGCTGATTTACTATTAAAAATGAAATTAGCGTATGGTAGCCAAGATGCATTAGATCTATTGGCTAAAATTCTTGACAAAATTCAACAAGTAAGTTATAATGAATCAGAAATGTTAGGTAGATTGCGTGGTGTTCCAGAAAAATGTATTCATGTAAATCGACGCAACATTACTTGCCAGTCAATTGCACCAACTGGCAGTATTAGCCATATTGCTAATTTATTGGGTGGTGGTTGTGAGCCTATTTTTTCTGGTTCTTTTACCAGAATAGATGAGCGAGGGCAAACTTATTATATCAGCCATGAAGATAACGATAAAGAGTATTTCCGCAGTGTAATTGGCCCTAAGTCTGTTTCTATTGATGAGCATATTAATACACAAGCTGTAGCGCAACAATATGTTGATAGTGGTGTTAGTAAAACTATTAATTTACCAAATGATGCCACTGTTGAAGATGTTTATCAAGGATTTATCAAGGCTTGGAAATTAGGCTGTAAAGGTATTACAGTATATCGTGATGGCAGTCGTACATCACAAGTTCTTAATAATGGCACTGAAATTAAGAAGAAATTTAGCGAGTTAAACCCTACTAACTTAAATACTTCTAAATGTGGGTGTGATAATTCTAACGTAGTATTTGCTGAAGGTTGTGAACACTGTACTAATTGCGGATGGTCCGCATGTAGTATCGGATAGGAAAATATATGATTGACCGCATTGCAATGTTACAAATTCCTGTTTCTTTTTCTTATGATGGCGAACTTATGTATAATACAGAATGCGCCCTTTCTTGTTTAGAGTGTGGGTATGTTACTACTACACGTTTTGGTCGATTACTGACGCGTACAGTTTGCGCAGGCTGTACTCGTAAATTACCAACTAGTATTAGTCATGCTCATGAATTAATGACAGGTTTATTTTCTATAGTACATATAGAAGGTGTTAAGAAAAGAGATAGGATAACATTGCAATGCAACACTTGCAATAAATCATGGGAAACTTCTGTACAAAGTATATTCATGAATAATACTGGTTGTCCATATTGTGTTGTTGATGGTCGCATGAAACCAGATGAAGAATGGTTGTCAGATGCGCTAAATAAAGCATTAGAATTTGGTGGGTTATTATATAATATTACATATAAAAATAGAAAAATTACATATACTTGCAGGGTTTGTGAAACTACAGATAGTATAACTTTCAATGCATTTATGAATAAAACTTGCAGATGTAAAGTATGTAAATCAATTACTAAACGCCATATTAATTATCATAGAAGAACTACAGAGAGTATAAAAAATAAAGAATTTTCTGCTAACTATGCATCGTCATATGAAGCCAAAGTCGCGTTAATTTTAATACAAAATAATATAAAATTTGAAACACAAAAACGTTTCGATATTGATGGTGTTGAAAGGCGTAAGTTCGATTTCTATTTACCAGACCACCATTGTGTAATAGAAGTTCATGGCGAACAACATTATGAAACGCCACCACCACATTGGGGTACGCTAGAAGAAACTCAAAAAAATGATAAGATTAAAATGGGTGCAGTTCTAGGAAATGATTATAAATATATTGAAATTGCATACAATAGAGTAGACGATAAAGACGAAATTCTAGAAGCTATCAATAAACCATATCTGCCATTTAATATGTGTATAGATAAATTTGAAGCAGATGATAATGGTTATTTCCACCCTAGAAACTCTATACTCAAATTACTTTAGTCCATCCCCCCAAACTTCCCCATTGACAAACCTAAAGAATCGTGGTATAATAGTATCTATACCACGATTTTGTTATCATATGCATAGAAAGCAAAGATATGACAAAACCATTTTTTAGATATCCTGGTGGTAAAAGTAAGTTATTAAATGTAATCCTTACTCTTCTAGATTATGATAAAAACTTATATGTAGAACCTTTTGTTGGTTCTGGTGCTGTATTTCTTAATTTATTAGTAAATAAAAAATTTCAAGAATACTATATTAATGATGCTAATTTAGGAATATATGCTATTTGGTATAGCGTAAAAAATTACCCCAATGAACTATGCGAGTTAATTAATGATTTTCTACCTACTGTAGAATCTTTCTTTGAATTTAAAGATCAGCTAAATATGGATGCATATCCACCAGATATTGTATATTTAGCTTTTATGAAAATTGCAATACATCAAATGTCTTTCTCTGGCTTAGGTGAAAAAGCTGGTAGCCCTATAGGTGGTATTAATCAGGGGTCTAATTATAAAATAGACTGTAGGTGGAACCCTAAGAGGATAGTTAATAAAATAAAAACTATTGCACCATTAATGGAAAGTGTAACAGTAAGTAATAAGAACTATTTAGATGTTATGGATAGAACGGCCGCTATGTATTATATTGACCCACCTTATTATGGTAAAGGTAATAAATTATATAGTCATGGGTTTAGTAGTGATGACCATCATGAATTAGCGGCCGCTTTAAAAACTGCTAATTTTTCATGGGTTCTATCATATGATAATTGTCAAGCGGTATTAGATTTATATTCTGATTTTGCAAATATTAAAACAGTAGATGGAATACATTACAGTATTAATAGCCAAAGCGATAATTTTGTTAAAGAATTAATGATTAGGAACCAAACTTATGAACTATAATATTGACCCAAACTTAGATATTGAAAAGACAAACTTGGGGTTTGTGTCATCAGATATATCAAATGATGTATTTAAATATTACATGGAATGCGAGTATCCCGACGACGAACTATTCAAATATGCAGTTTACCAAGCTATGAACGGCGAGTTTGATGAAATAGCTATTTGTCCATTTACAGGGTTAGTAGCTAATGTAGAAGATTTTTGGAGTGGTGAGCTTGGCGGATGGCATGATAACGCTAGATTTTGGTTTCATTCTAGTGTATATTTTGAGCGTGGCAGAAGTATTCCGATGGAAGATATCTTAATGTTCTGTTACTCATTATATTTGCAGGTAACAGAAAACCCTGATACTAGTTGGCTGAATAACGAAATTAAAATAGGTGACGAGTTACCTTTTAGAGATTTTTTTGTTTCATACCAGGGCAAAGATGGTAAAGGTTGGGGGTTTGGAAATGCGGTTGTGAATTTTAGAACGAAAGATAATATTTTAACTTACAAAGTTATTAACTTTTGGGAGCAGGATTTAGCTGCTACATTTGGGTATGATAAAGTTGTGATTATGAATTATCAAGAAATGGAAGGTTAATTATGACAGAACGACAACTAAAAGAAATCGCTTTTGCATTAGTCTATGAAAAATTTTTTAATCATGGTACTGCTGGGCATAATAGTCTATTAACACTGGCAGAATTAGCTAAAGAACAATATACTATTGCGTTTAAGTTTGATAGGGATAGTTATAATAGCTATAGTATAGAATTAATTGACCACGTACATGGTGTTACAATTTTAGAGCTTTCTGCACTAGAAAGTAAATAGCAATGCAAACTTTAAAAGAATACTTGACTAGCCTACCAAAAAATCAAGAGGATGAGTATGATGAATTACTAGGCGATTTAGAAGATGTCGTAATTTCTCTTACTTTATTAGATGAATTTAAATATAATGAGTGTTATATTGTAGATAACGCACCAAAACATAAATATGATATTAGTTCACTGCCTAAAAATTCATTAGCGATTAGTGTAAAAGTAGAAACATATGTAAGTGATTTGTGGACGTTGTGGACAATTAGCGATTATAATAGATCAGAAGTGTTATGCAAAAATGTATCGCTTAAGCATATAATTTATACATTAAATATTATGCGATTCGCTACAGAACGTTGTGTCATTATTAATGAAGATAAGCCAGATAAAGGCATGGAAAAGTTAGATATGCTTTATGACAAATTAGAAGCAGCCGCTAATATTCATCCACCATACCGCAAACTAATAGGTCAAATCCAGTATGATATTGAATCGTTACTTAATTGTGATGGGCTAGAAAGTGATTATCACTATGAGTAACGTTAAAATTAATGCGATATTTAATCCCTGACTTTCTTGAAGAAAAAGAAAAGGATATATACTAATGGCTAACATGAGTTATTGCAGGTTTGAAAATACATTGAGCGATTTAGAAGATTGTGTAGACCATTTTGAAGATTATCTTGGAAGTGATAGTGAAAATGCTGCTAGGCTAGACATTTTACATTTGTGTATTGATTTAGTAAATCGATATAGTACTCAAAGTAACTTTGTACAAAGAGACTTATTAATTGGTGATTTCTTAGCATGTTTACCAAATGAAAAGAACGAATACGATGAATATTAACATTAAAAAAGATGAATTAGATAACAGATATATTGTTGATGTAGATAGTTATCCATCCCTATCAATATTAAAAATACAATCGGCTAACACATATTTATGGGCACCACAATTAGATATTAGTACCTTTGAATTGGCACTTTGTATTCCTATTTTATTAAACCCATATAATTTTCATATTGAGACTTTACCACCTTATGCAAAGCGACACTGGAAATTACATGAACACTAATCCATTTGAAGTATTTGATTATCTTTATGAAGATAAGATTACTACGAAGTTAATCGCTGACAGTCAAATTCTAAACAAACGAGTGTCTACTTTTCTAATTAGGCTGCCTAGAATAGTACTGAGTGAATTTAACGTCCATCGAGTAATGTCACGGTCAGTTTCGTCTTCTAGAGCAAAGCGTTTTTCTACATTAGCAAAAGATGCCAGTTATGTACCAGAATTATTTCCATTTAATCATAAGGGAATGCAAACTTCTAAATTTGACTTTAGTTGCCATGCTGAGTTCGCTAAACTAATCTGGAAGTCTGCACGTTTCTTTGCAATTGCGCATGGTTATCTATTAGATAAGATGGGGTATAGCAAGCAATACACCAACCGACTAATTGAGCCATTTGCCTATATTGATTATCTTGTTACGGCTAGTGAATGGGACAATTTTATTACATTACGTGATTCATATAATGCTCAATTTGAAATTCAGGTTCCTACTCGGCAAATTAAATATATTTTAACAACTCAAAAACCTACCATATTAAAGGAAGGCGAATGGCATCTACCATTTATTACGCAATCTGAAACGTATTATTTTATTGAAGATCAATTAGCCATTAGTTCTGCTAGATGTGCTAGGACAAGCTATAGTCTACAAGAAAAGCTATCAGAGTTGAAAAGTGATAAAAGTTTACATGATAAACTATGGCTAGATAAACATATGTCACCTTTTGAACACCAAGTCAAGTTTTCGGAGTACATTCCGAAATTGTCGGGGAATTTAAGTATTGGTATTCAGTATCGAAAAGTCTTAGAAAATAATTTATCTATTTAAGAAAGAAGAAAATATCATGAACTATACTAACAAACTAGAACAATTAGAGTGGTATGCAGAGTGTATTGTTAATAATTATGTCTTTAATGAAGAAACTGCCCTTAAACTAGGCTGTATGATTACTGGTACTGGTATTGGATGCCCACCAGAAGCATCACTAATGGTTGCAACGGATGAAGTAGAAAAAGTATTGGATAATACAGATACATTACGTTTGATGAAGGAAAATTCTCAACTTTACCTGTCTACTACGCCTATTACAAATGACGCAGATGTTGTTATTGTAGCTGGGTTTGTGATCGTTAATGTTTTAACGACTGCGGCATTAAAGGACGATTTATATAGACTTGCAACGTTAGTTGGTATTGATTTTATGATGGGCAATATGGAATGAAAAAACAAACAAGTACATATATTAAAGAATATGTAGCAACGACTGATAATAATAATCATTGGTATGTAGTGTTAACTGATGACTTAGAAATGTTTAATAATGTAATTGATTCTGGTGAAGACCCAATGGAATATGATGAAATCGAATGTGAGTATATTAATGGGTTTGTTAGTTTAGTTAAATTTTCTAACTATAGAATTGAGTAAAACTATGACAATTGTATGGGATAAAGCTATTGCAGTTAAATACTGGGTAAATAAAGAATGGACTAGTATTAAAGAAAACCTTGTAGTTACTAATTTATTTTATTGCATTGATTTAGAAAATAAATTACTGTATATTAAATATGATATGAATTGGGAGACTAAAATAATGCTAGCAACTTATGATTATTTTGAAATTACGAAACTGGATAAATAATTATGCTAAAAGACATACAATACTATAAAGATAATTGGCGACAAGTAGCGTTTATTGATGTAGATGGTGTTATTCAATTTACTAGTAGTGAAAATGGTAAAGTATACATCCCTAATTACTCAAATACTAATTTAGATATTGTTGTTATTTATAATAGCGAATCGTTTGAAATGTATACCATTATTAACCCTAGAAATGTGGTCGTTAAACATGAATAAATCACTACGTTATAATACAACTAAAGTTGAATTTACAGGTATTAGTCCGTCGACTATCATTGAATTAATGAAGCATACAACCTATGGTAGTTTAAAATACCCTAATACGCCAGATGGGGTGCCGAATTGGGCATTAGGGCAAAAGAAATCTACTTTAGTTAATAGTGCTATGCGGCATATTATGGCATATTTAGCTGGTGAAATGTATGACAATGATTTTCCTGATAGTATGCATTTGACTGCTGCCATGTGGAATTTAATGGTTCTTATTCACCAAGATTTAGAACCAGATAAATATAAAGATTTTGATGATTTATGGTTTGATAACCCTACTATGTATAATGATTATGACAGGCGAGTGGCACTTAACCAAGAAACTGTTGAGAAAATTAAATCCACTAATTATGGTATTCCTGTGGAGCAAAACTAAAGCTTGACAATTTAGTGGTTCTGTGGTATAATATAGAGACGAAAGACGTTTATGAAGGAGAAAAGTAACGACAAAAATATATTAAACATTAAACTAAAATACTAAAAAAATATTTCAAACTCATTAAATTAAAAGAAAAGGATAAATAATAAAATGGCAAGTTTTCTTCAAAATCGACCTAAAATGGCTCCAACAGTACAATATCAGAATTTTGGTGGTGGCAAAAATGAAAAGTTCTCTAAAGGCGACTATTATTTTGTAGCGCTCTTTGGTAAGAATGTAGGTGATAAAGGGTTGCAATTGGATGATGATTCATTAATGGCTATGGAGCATCCACCGCTTCCTAAGCGCTATTGTTCTATTTATGTACATGAAGTACCTGATACTACTTCAAAGTATGTTCAATGGTTGCATACTGGTAAGGGTGATCCGATTGAAGATTTAGGTTTACATCTTAAAGCAAAGGATCAAAGCGCAGACCGTGTGGCACAGATTTGGCAAGGAAAGGGTTTTGCACAAACTCGCCCACAAACGGATTGGTTTTTGCCTGTGATTTTGGTGAATAAAACAGGCAAGACTTATGATATCGCCAACGGCGAAGCAATGGTACTTATTGTAACAGATAGTGTCATGCAAAAGATCCAGTCTGAAGCTACTCGCGATGCTATTCTAGATTCTGATAATGCTGATATGTTCGGGCGAGTATTTAAGATAACAAAGGATTTGTTGAATAAGAACAACAACGAAAAGTACCGCAGTGAAGTTCTTTCGTTTGTTGATGTTAGTAGCTTCCCTGATTTTAATGAAGTAGTAACAGCACTTCATACCCATGCAATTTCTGGTATTGAAAAGTTGTTTATGGAAGTAAATGGCGGTGAATATAACCCTGATAATGTGCGTGCCTATATTACAGGATTAACAGGGTTAACGTGGGAAGAGTTCGTTGAGCGATATAACGTATTTACAAACGTTAAGTTAGAAAAGAGTGAGCAAACTGACTTTTAGTATAATATTTTGATGTTAGCCTAGCTAGGTAAAAAGATATATCTACCTAGCTAGGCAAGGGAAAACCATGAAAGTACCATTAACGATTACATTAGCAATTTTGTTAGGTTATTTATTATTAGTTAACAATATTGGTAACGCACAAGAAGAAGATTGTTGGATAGAAACTACATCATTTGACAACATGATTATATATGGTGTGTTTTCTTCATCTACTACAGAACAAAAAATCCTTAATAAGCCAGTAGTTATTACAGGTACAATAACTTTAGATAAATGTACTAATGAGGTATTAGGCGTTTCTGTAGATGGAAATACTATATATAAAAAAGAAGTTTTACCAGAAATTATACAATCTGAGCAGATTCTAGAAAGCACAAGTGTGTTTGAGTGATAGCGTTAGATATTGCTACTACTACGGGGTTATGTAAATATAATCGTAATAGTCTAACGGTTACTGAAATCGCTAGTGTTAACCCTATTACGCAATTCAAAGCTATCAATAAATTTGTTGGCAAAGATACAGACGTTCTTATTGAACAGTTTGTCTATTTTGGTAGTGGTAATAGTAGTGCCACCATAAATAGTTTAGTAGAGCGAATTGGGTATATTAAATTCAAATTATTAGAATTAGATAAAAAAATAGAATTAATTAACCCAACTAGTTATCAAAGTTGGTTCATAAAAACATTTGACCTTAAAGAAAAACTAGCTGCAACTAAACATAAAAAAAGCAAAAAGAAAATGGTTATTTGGGAATATTTAAAAGAGTATTATAAACTTCCTAAACTAACAAATAATCATACTGATGCAATCGCAATGGTTATATACAAAAATAAGTTAGAAAGGCTACCTAAAACATGCAAGATAATTTCATAGTAGTTCACTCTGACTTAAATATTAAAATTGGGCTATACCACACAGACTATACAGCAATACCAGCTATTTTAGGTACTTCTGATGTAGAGTATATCAAACATACATTAATGCGATTTATTAATCAGAATTTACCATATGACTATCAATATAGTTTTTATGATAAACATGGTAATTTAGTAGTCGTTAAATTAATGCCTATTAATAATAGACTATTGTTTGGCGTATTGCTTGATGACAGTGGACAAATGATGGAAGACATTGCCATATTAGATGCTAAAGACGCAAAGGAAATTTTAACTAAATTATGATTAAAATGAGATACAGTAAAGATGGTATTGCTGTCAACGATTGGGAAATTGAAGATGTGAATCGCAGGGTACTTGCACATAAAGATTCTAGTACAGAGTTAGTTTTCTCTACTGAAAATATTTTTTGGCGAGTCTATTTAGCGGTAGCGCAAGGTGATATTCACCAAAATCAAGTAGTGTTCTTATATGAAGATAAAGTAATCCGGTTAAGCAAAGATAAAGCAAACCGTGAAGAGTTCCCAAGAGGATTTTTAGACTTAGATAGTAATTTGAAGAAGGCTATTTATCAGTATTTGATTTAACTATTATATAATATGGAATAGAATTGCAAGTATAAGAAAAAATATTATTAATTTATTCTTTCTTTTTTATTTCAAAAAGGCTATGAATATGCCGCTAGAAAACGAAATTAAAAATAAATTTATTAATGTATTCCCAACAAGTGTTGAGGCGATTACTATCGCTAAACTACTAGATTTTAATATTGCAGAAATCAGTATTAGCGATAAAGGTTCACTCACTTGGTATAGTATTTTTGATTATGCAAATAAACGACAATTAACATTTAGGTTGGTTTATTTGTTTACCTCTTTCTTTCAAGAAACGAAAGGCTAATTATGGCATACGAAGCATTAGTAATTACGATTGATGAAACTAATAAGTTTCCCCATCCGAACGCGGATAAATTAGAATTATATCGTTTTAATGGCGCACAAATTGCTATCCAAAAAGGAATCTATAATCATGGTGATATTTGTTTATATTTTATGCCAGATACACAAATATCGGATTGGTTCTTAAAAGAGCATAAACTATATCGCAAAAACCCCGATAACTTGGATGAAAAATGGAACGGGTTCTTTGAGGCTAATGGGAAAGTTAAAATCCTTAAGTTGCGTGGTGAATATAGCGAAGGGTTTTTATTTAAGTTAGATTCCTCTTATAATTTAAATGAAGGTCAATTAGTATCTGAATTAGATGGCCGCCATTTATGTAATAAATACCTTACGCCTGCTGAAAAGAAATATATTAATATCGTTAGTAATCCTAGCAAGAAAAGCCGTTTTAGTATTCTTAATAAGATTCGCAAATTCTTTGCACCTAAAGTAATTGGTATCTCTCAAATCCAAGAACATATTGACACGCCACAACTTGTTCATGCACTAGGTAAATTTAAAGAAGGTGACAAGATTACTATTACAGAAAAATGGCATGGTACGAGTGGGCGAACTGGGCGTTTCTTTTTAACAAAGTTAGTTAGACCCTGGAATAAAGAATATTGGACATGGAATCTAGATTTTAAGTTTACTAGTGAAATTCAAATTCCAGTAGCCCAATCTGGTAGCCGCCGAAGAATCGTGTTTGATTCCTATTTAAATAAAATGCTTCCAGAGGGATATTATGGAAGCGAAGATTGGCGAGTAGATATCCATAATAGCCTAATTGAGCACACACCAAGTTTTCACACAGTATATTATGAAATTGTAGGCTATTTACCTAATGGCAAACCTATTATGCCTGTTCATACTCTAGATGGTAAACAATACCATTATGACTACGGTTGTCAACCTGGAGAATATAAGGTAGTAGTTTATCGTATTACGGTAGATTTTCCATATGATAAGCATTATGAATACACATATGAAGAACTGATGACATATTGTGAAGCACGTAACCTGTTATTTGTTCCATTAGTAGACCAGTTCATTTATTCAGGTAATCCAAAAGAAATTGTGGATAAAGTACTAGAATATTGCAACGCTAACCCTTATTCATATGGCGGCTTACTTGAAGGGGTAGTAGTGCGTAACGATAATACAGAAGCATGTAATTTTGTGAAATTCAAAAGTAATATGTTTTCTGAAGCTGAAGGTATTGCAAAACAAAGTGAAAAATTTGTAGACTTGGAAACGATGAGCTAAAGGAATCTTATGTTAGACTTTGTGCATTTACATTGTCATTCTGAATTTTCTCCTGATGGTATGGGCAACATTGAAGACCTAATTACACATGTAGCCAATATTGGGCAGAAGGCGTTAGCGATTACTGATCATGGCACGTTAGGTAATTTAGTCCAACACTGGCTACAATGTAAAAAGCATGGCATTAAGCCCATCTTTGGTTGCGAGTTCTATCTTCGTTATAAGGAAGATAAAACTAACCATATTACAATCCTTGCCAAAACCAAAGATGGGCTTAATAACTTGATTGAGTTATCTAACGCTAGTCAAGGCAACATGAATAGGGGGAAGCCATGTATTACGCCTGATATGATGGTTGAATATAGTGCTGATTTAATTACTTTGACAGGTTGCCCAGCTAGTGCTTTATTTATGTCAGATTATAATGTAGGGTATGAATATGTAGATTTTCTTGTTAATACATATGGACGTAATAGCGTATTCGGTGAGCTAATGTTTACTATGGACGATAAAAGTCTCTATGTAGACCGCGTTTTACAAGTCTGTAATGATTTAGCTATTAAACCTGTTATTACTAACGACTGTCATTTTGCAAAAGGTGAATATGCACCACTACACCCTAAATTAACAGTAGCACGTAAAGGGTTTGATTATTCAAGTAGTGAACTATATGTAAAGACTGGCGAAGAAATGAAAACCTTTGCCATGAATTACATGGGTAATGAATATGAATCACTTATTGATGACGCATTAACATTAACAAATACTATTGCTGATAGCGTAGAGAAGATTGACTTAGCAAATGAGCCACAATTACCGCATATTACAGATGAAGAATATAGTAATATGCGTGATTACTTGCTAAATAAACTTCGTAATGATGGTAATAGTAAAGAGCGTATTGACAGGTTTGAATTAGAATATGGTGTATTTGAATCTAAAAAATTCCTAGATTACTTATATATCATTTATGATTTAGCGTTATTCTGCCAACGTGAAAACATCTTTGTTAGTTTACGTGGTAGTGGTGGTGGTAGTTATCTAATTTACCTATTAGGAATCGCAGACATCGATCCAATTCAATATGGTCTTCTATTTGAACGGTTCTTAAATATTAGTCGTTCTGATTACCCTGATGTGGATTTAGATATCGAGACTTTACAACGTGATAAAGTATTAGAGTACCTTAATAAGCGTTGGGGTATGGTAGGTGTATCTACATATTCTCGCTATTCACATAAATCTTTAATCCATGACATCTTTCGAGTATTTGATATTGATTCTGTTCCTGGATTTAAAGATATTAGTAAGCTAGAACGACTTATTTGTGAATATGATAATACAGAAGATTGCGAACCATTTCAAGTATTGGCTAAAGAATATCCAGAAGCCGAAACATTCTATAATGTTTGTATTGGACAAATTCGCCAACGTGGACAACATGCGGGTGCGGTAGGCTCTACAAATACCACAATTAAATTACCGCTAGAAAATGGCATTATTAGTCTTACTGAAGGAAATGATAAAGAGCTTAGTAAAATTGGGGTAGTAAAGATTGATATCCTAGGTATTCGTGAGCTTGATCGTCAACGAATGATGTATAATTTGACTGGTGTAATGCCACCTAAAAATCCTGAAGATTATCCGCTAGAAATGTTTCAAGAAACATTTCAGAAAGGTAAGATGTTAGGTTTTTTCCAAGTAGACGCTAGTGATGGTATTCGTTCACTTACTAAGGCTATTAAACCTACCCATTATAATGATATTGTAGCAGCCATTAGCCTATATAGACCAGGGGCGTTAGACGCAGGCACCGCCCAAATTTACGCCGAATTAAAAGAAAATGGACAGCGTACTATTCATCCTGAAATTGACGCTATTCTGAAAGACACATATGGCGTTATTATCTACCAGGAACAGGTGATGTCAATCTATGCCTTAATTACTGGTACAGGTTTATTAGGTGCTGATTTGGCTAGACGTATTCTATCACCAAAGTCTGCAAAGAAATTAACGGACCCTGATTGGATCAAAGAAAAGGATGCTGTAGAAGTTGAATACATGAACTTAGGTATTGTTAATTCTTGGAATAAACACCTATTAGATGAAGTATGGAAAGAATTACTTACACATACTCGATATAGTTTTAACCGCAGTCACGCAGCCGCCTACGCATTTCACGCAATCAAAGATGCGTGGTATTTACATCATTATCCAACAGAATATTACACGGCATTATTACAGGTAGACAAACATAACGGCAATTTAGATGCCCAAAAAATCCTTTATTATGCTGTGCAAGATAATATTCCAATAGAATTACCACATATTAATGTTAGTACTGATAATTATGAGCTAAAGGATAAAAAGATTTATTTGCCACTACAGACTATTTACCGACTATCTGATAAAGGGGTAGTGCATATTATTGAAACTAGGGAAATGCTAGAAGATAGGATGTTTGCTACGCTAGAAGATTTTAAACGACTAGATGGTCGTAAAGTAAATAAGTCAACATTAAGACGGTTATATCAAATTGGTGGCTTACCTGATATACAAGATATTACAAAAGTATTCAAGGTTGAAGAAATTCCAGATGGCGGGTTTGAGGAATTACAATTTGATGCTATGCAGTTTGTCATTCCAAATAAATTTATTGTAGACAAAATTGAAGGTAGCATTGATAAGCAGTATAGTGCAATAGGGTTCGTAAAAAGTCATAAAACCAAGAAGACTAAAAATGGGCATCCTTATTTAAGTTACAATTTACATCCAATGGGAAACTTCTGGACATATGTAAATGAAAATAGTGAACCTATTCCAGCAGGTACATTCGTGGGTGTAAAATATATGATTAGAAATAATCGCACATTTGGGTTAGCTGAAAGCGTATATCGCTTACCTTATACAGAAGATGAGTTTAATAAGGTCTACATGAAATTCAAGGAAAGGTTTAAATTATATGGGCAATAGTATTCCTCTAAAGGCTACGATTAGTAGAGTAAATAGTAATATGGATTGCGACCATATATATTTGCGAATTTACGATGGTGTTAATGGTAATGAGTTAGTAGATATGAAAATGTCGCTAGAAAATTATGCATTATTGGCAACAGGATTATCTCATGTGATGGGCGAAGGTGAAATACTGGTAGATAATAGTAAATTAGGTAAAGTTAAGTATATTAAACGATTAAAAGTAACTATTTCAGGTTCATTTTTTAATAGTGAATTACTAAAAAATGAGATTAATGAATGGTATTTATGCGGCCCTATTAACGATTTTTGGTGGGACTATAATCTTAGTGATTTTATGAATTTTAAAAATTATAAAGTTGATAAAGGATTTACATATGTATTTGTTAATGTAGTTAAATATATTGATGATACTAGTGAAGAAGTTGCTTTAGCAGAAGAGTCTTTTGAAGAATTACAATCATATTATAATACAGCGGTTTTTTCTATGGAGAAGTTTCAATAATGGTGTACACATTTAATAGCTTATTAGTTCGTGGTCTACAAGATAAAAAAGAATATACTTTCTTAAAGAAAATCCCACCAGTACTATTTAATGAAGTTGAAAAACAATATATTAAATTTATCGAAGACTTCGCTACTATTTATGGCCAACGACCTTCATTAGATATATTCAAAGAAAAATATAAGCATTTTAGGATTGACCATTTAGCAACTGATATTCCAATGGAATACGCTGTAGATACAATCATAAATGATAGACAAGAAGGGTATATTAAGAGCCAAATACTCAATGCACAACAAAGTGGACAAAATATTTACGAACCTGGATTTTTGTTAGACATTACAAAAAAATGCCAGCCAATACGAATTGATATTATTGATTATGATGATTTTGACCGCAATTTACATCTAGACGAATCTGCTCGTATCCCATTTGGTATTAAATGGTTTGATGATACATTCGGTGGAGTACACAGTAGTGATTATAATATTATCTTTGGTGCGCTAGGGAATGGTAAAACTAATCTATTATTATATCTACTACATAAATTACACAAAACACAAAACCAAAATATCTTAGTATTCTCTAATGAAATGGCACCTAGAGAATTTATTGCAAAGTTAGATGCTATGCGTTTAGGGATTAATCCTAAACTATTCCGCAACTTAAAATTTACAGATGAGCAGCGAAATAAATTAGTAGCACTTAACTCTGAGACGAACACCGGACCACGTATTAAGGTAGCTGGCACAATTTCACACCCTAGTCAACTATTGCCTATTTTAGAGAACTTAGATACACCAATTGATGTTATTGCTATTGATGGGTTACATTTAATGGGTAAAGGAAACGCAATTGACCAATCACAAAAAACGGTACAATTAGGTGAAGTTAGCAGGGACGTTAGATTATTTACGCTTAACCATGAAATCCCTGTTTTTGCAGTTACACAAGGGAATCGTGGGGCAGCAAAAACGGATGAACCTACGCCAGAAGATTTAGGGTTAGCATATAGTATTGGGCAAGATGCAGTCAATATGACAGCTAGTAGTGCTGTAACCATTAATGGAGAAAATTACTTCAAATATTATAGTAGTAAAAATAGGAATGGTGACAAGGCATCAATATACGCTAAATTTAATTGGGATGAAATGAAAGTAGAATGGTATAATTTAGTTGAGCTTGAAGGGCAAGCTGGTTTTTAATAGAAAAGGAATATAATGAATAAGTTTTTAGCATTACTAACTATTGGGTTTGTAGTATTAATTATGAATAGTGGGTTTACAAATAGTGTGGCTATGGTGCAAGTTACTCCTACACTTAGTTTATTTACGTTAACCCCAACGCCAACAAACACAAAGATTAGTATTACATTGCAACCGTTACCAACGAACACTAATACACCAGAAAAGGGGTGTACAGATATGGTTAATGGCGTATGTCAATTATATTTACCAAATATCTATCATCAATAAAACTATGAACATAATCTATGAAGACCTATATACATCCAATGTGGATGTAAAGTGTTTTACAAGTAATGGTGTTGTTAAAAGTAATGGTCACTTAGTAATGGGTGCTGGCACAGCTAGGATAGTCAAGGATATGTACCCCTATTTACCATCACTTTTAGGCAGTGATATTATGGCTAACTATAAGAAAACTAATGGTGTATATTCTTATGGGTTTATATTTAATTCAGAATATCGAATTGGAGCATTACAAACTAAATACCATTTTAAAGACAATAGTAGTGTAGAAATTATTAAATTTGCACTAAGTAAATTAACAATTTTTGCTAATGCAAATAGAAGTAAATTAATTGGCATTGTTTACCCTGGAATTGGGCTTGGTAATTTGCGAATTGCCGATGTCGAATATTTATTAGAAGGATTGCCGGCTAATGTATTAATATTTAAATTAAAATAATCAAATGCGCAGAATTATAGAGATTACCACAGGTGAAGTACTTCCAAATAAACATTGGAAAGTAATTAAAGAGATAGATAAAAAATGCAAAAATAGATATTTTCGTTGTGAATGTTTATTGTGCAATAGAGAATATGATGTTGCATTAAGTAGTTTAACAAGTAAAATTTATAGTTTTTGTTGCACTAGTTGCGCCACATCAAAAAGGCACGCCATTAAAGCTGATGAATTAGTAGGGCAAAAATTTGGTAGATTGACAGTAATAGCAAAACATTCACAAAATAATAGTAGTGACTGGCACTATTTATGCAAATGCACATGCGGAAATGAAAAAGTAATTGTTGGGTTTAGTTTGAAAAATGGAGATACAAAATCTTGCGGATGCTATAACAGAGATGTAACAATAAATCGAAATAAGTTAAATGTTGGTGAAGCAAGCCCTAAATGGAAGGGGGATAGTAAAATATCCCCTCAAAACGAATTAGATAGAGCCATATTAAAAAAACAAATCAATCCATTAATTCGCGAAAGAGACGGTTATACATGCCAAAAATGTAACCAATGTAGCGGGTATTTAGAAGTTCACCATATATTTGATTTTGCTACCTATCCAGACTTAAAATTTGAGCCATATAATTTACTCACACTTTGCAAAACTTGCCATGAAGACTTTCATAAAATATACCCTAAAAAACTAACTAATACATTAGACGATTTAGAAAAATTTACTAATAAAGAATATAAATATCGCAATGAATTATTGGGAGTTTTAAAATCATGTCAAATTTAATTACTTGAAAATTACAATTAGATAAAGTAGAATATCTGCTAGATGGGCTACCTGCTAATGTAATAGTTTTCCAGAAATAATGGCAAATATTTTATCGGTACTAGTATTTTTAATAGTACTAGTACCAGGAGTACATATGCAAGGCGATACATTACCATATACTACATATATACCAATAGCTTTTAATAGGGAGAAAACTAACCCATGTGATTTTACTGATAATGAGTTAGAGTTTTTTAACTTAGTAATTAAGCATCCTGAACAAAAAAGGGTACTTGCTTGTAACCAAAATTTATATAAGTCATCATCATATAAAACTAATGATATGGCTCTTAAAAATTATTATACGCATATCAGTCCTACAGGCGAGCATCCTAATGAAATTGTTAAAAGGTTCGGGTGTAAAATTCCTTATGAAGATAAAGGTAATTTCGTTGAGGTTTTAGTAATTGGCACAAAAGACCCAACAGTAGCATTTAATTCACTTATGAATAGTCAAAGGCATAAAAATATATTGTTAGGATTAACAAGTTTTTTTCAAGAAGCTAACCAAATAGGTATAAGTATGAGTGAAGGGCATAACAACTACTTTTGGGTGATTCACATCGTAAAATGTGGTGCTTGACAAATTATAGAAAGTGTAGTATAATATTGATATGAGCGATCTTGTTAACCTAATTGCAGAACAATATCAAATAGTACGTGTTGGTAATGGTATTTTATCAACTAGTCAACACGATTCCCTTATTATCTGGCCCGAAGAAAATAGGTGGTGGTGGTATAGTCTTCATATTGGTGGTGGTATTGGGGACTGGTTAAATTATAATAACTATTCTGAAGATGAAAAACAGTTTTACTTAGAGAATGCTGATCCAATTTTATTCACAAATAATGACCAAAGACTAGACCATGACGACTTTTTGAAAACAGTAGGACGGCAGAAATATACGCCCTATATTAACTCTAGAAATATCAATAAAGAAACCGCTCGTTATTTTGGTTTAGAAGTCATTAACGATGACATAATTATCCCTATTAAAAACGAAAGTAACATTAGAGTAGGCTCATTAATTAGGTACGCTAACCGCAAACCAAAATATAAAAAACTTTATATAGAAACACCGTGTCCATTTTGGAATATACACGAATTTAATCCAGAACATCAGACTATTATCTTTGAGGGTGCTTGGTCAGTTATGCGATTTTGGCAAGTAAGTAAAGAGGTAGGCATTAGTTATAACCTATTTGCTGGGCTATCGTTTGGGCCTACTAATGCTCAGTTTGAATACTTAAGTGGGTTAGATAACGTAGTTTGGATGCTCGATTATGACACTGATAGACACGGTAACTTACTAGATAGGGTTAATAAGAAGCGTATGAAAATTAAAGCAAACAACCAAGCGCATAGGGTTATTATTAATAAAACTATGCCTGATGAAATGTCCGATGAAAGTATTAAGGCATGTTTGGGCTACATAAACTGAAAAAAATCTATGGATATATTAACGATTATAAAATACCAGGGGTCATTATAGATGGCATTTCAGTGTTTTATTATAAGGGTTTCTGGTTTCGGTTTATTCCTGATAGAGTAGAAGATAGAAATATCCCATTAGAGATTGATAGACGCTATCTATTAGATCATTTTAAGATTAAAGAAAGAGACGGTTAATAATGGCTAGCGGTAAAGTACACCAAAAATCAAATAGAAAGTTAATTAAAAAACTGTTATTACTTTATTCTATATTATTCATAATTTCCTATTTGATTTTTGGTTTTCTTTTTTGGCAATTCTTTTTAAGCTGTATATTAGGATTATTATTCGGATATTTATATGGACCAGATTTAGACCAACAACAAGTAGCTACTATTAATGAAACAGAATTGGCTATTGGATTATATTATTTTATGCGTAATTATCTAAGGGTTCCATACCCGATAGCCAATCTTATTAAACAAATAATTATATATACTACAATGTTGTTTTGGTCAATATATTCACTAATACCACACCGACATAAATTAAGCCATAGTTATATATGGAGCACTTTATTAAGAAATATATATTTCTTAACTATGACAATAGGTGTATATTTATTAGTTACTACTAATTTTAGTATATTATTACCAATATATAATAATCTAGTATTTAGTACTATTTGTTATATCCTTTTCTTTATTAATAATTGTATTATTGATGCAAATCATCTAAGGTTAGATAAAATATGATAAAAATAATGGGCACTAATTACAAACTGCAAGAAAATGATACAGTTATTGCGCCGATATCGTATTCAAGATTAAACCCTAAATCCTCATATATTCCAGAATCTTTAATTAGTCTATATGGCGAAAATGCAGTAAGTATTCGCGAATTTGAGGGGGAAGTAGATTATGGTATCTTATGTAAATATGCTCCACCAAAAGATAATTGTTTCTTTATTTTATTTGTAGATTGCATTAAAAATAAGCGTATTAATGAAACTGAATTGTTTTCTGTATTAGAGCATTTTATTATGATTTTTAATTCATATAATACACCATATAATTTAATTTTTCACAGTAGTATTTTAGATAATATTAATAATGAATTTGAATGGTTAGAACAAAGTTTTGTTACGTTTGCAGAAGAACATAAAGTAGATATTAGGATAATATTGTGAAATTCTTCAGCCAAAAAATTGAGCCAGAATATCTAATATATTTTAAATATAGTACGGATGACTATATCTTATTATGCGCCACTGAAAAACTAAGAAATGATATAGTAGATTTTTGCTCAGATGAAGTTCTTTTTGAATTTAGTGATATTAAAATATTAGATACTAATGTAATAAGTATGTTTCGCAAACATGGCAAGCATTTTACACATAAGGGTAATATGTGTTATATGATTCCAGATAAGCCAGCTAGTATTATTAAGGAAGCGTTTGGTATAGTATGATTATTATTGGTGGTATAGTTATTGCATTATTAATAATACTTTTATTCTTTGAAAGGCTGGGTAAAAAGACTAAAAAAATAGAGTTTTTAATGTTAACACAATATAAAAGCCTTTATATTGAGCAATTACTTTTAGAATATGATATACCAATTTATGATACAATAGATAATACTTTTATGGATGGGCATGGGTTAGGGTTTTATGTGCTAGAAAAAGATTTAGAATTAGCAGAAGAAATATTGTTTGTTCATCTAAATACATTACCAATGTATGCAGATATATTACCAATTACTGAAGAAAAAATAAATGGTAATACAAGGTTAAATAAAATCAAAGAATTAAAAATACCATCAGGTAAAATTAATAAAACACCAAGTGGAATAATTAGAAAGGTATTAGGATAATGGAAAGATTTCTTAAGCTACTAAAATTATGGGAAGATAGGTTTTATTCGGATGAAGCAGAGCAAGCATTTATGGACCATTTAAATAGTTTTTCAGTTAGTGAAGTATTTGAAATTCATGGGAACATTAAAGCTCTAATTTCACTATTCACGGTAATGTCAGATATTAAAGGTTTATTTGTAGAAGTATGGAAGGATCTATAATATGAGTAATGAGCCTAAAGCAACACAAGAAGATACTAGAATAATTATTACTGGGTGTTTTGTTTGGATTGGAATGATACTATTAAGTGCATCTATTTGGTACTTTTTTGGTGCTGGATGGGCGTTCCTAACTTTAGGGTTATGGACACTATATGTAGCAATGGGTGTTTGCAAAAATATGAGTTAATTCATATAACTATTGCTACTCCTATTTATGTTGATTTTCCCATAAAATAGTATTATATGATAGAATAAGGAATGGTGTAACAGTGGCGTAAGTAAGAGTAAATTATGATAGAATTAGTAGTAGTTATGACAGTAGTAGTATTGTTAATATTACTTGGAATGTTGCTACAGAATATAATTTTACATTTGTATTTTAGAGCAGAACATTATAAACAGGCACGTAATGTAACTGCATGTTTTATGGTTGTGTATTTTATTGTTATGGTTGTAGTATTTATATTTTATATTGCATTAGGGTTGATACTTTAGAAAGCAGATGCTAATGAACAATTTGCGACGATTTGATGTGTCTTACAATCAATGGACTGGCGAATACGAAAGAAGCTATTATGACATTGGCGATTATTATGACGCACACGAAGTAGACGAAGTTATTGCGGACTTAATTAGTGAAATTGAAACGTGGCATAGTATTATGAATGACATTAATAGGACCGTCGCAGCGAAAGATACTACTATTCAATTATTAAAGAAAGATATAGAAATTTATGAAAACAATTATAGCGGGTAGCAGACATGCAACTTATGCAGATTTCATAAGTGGTATGAATAGTTGTCCATTCTTAGATGACATTACAGAAGTTGTATCAGGTAAAGCAGATGGAATAGATAGTTTTGGTGAAGAATTTGCCATTGCAAATGATATACACATAGAACCATTCATAGCAGAGTGGAATAATTTTGACTTACCAATTGTTGTACGTAAACTTAATAAGTTTGGCAAGGAATATAACGCAGCAGCAGGTACAGTTCGTAACCGACAAATGGCAGAATATGCAGATGCCTTAATTCTTATTTATGATGGGAAGTCAAGCGGTAGTAAAGATATGCTAAAAATAACTAAGAAGCATAAGTTAAAGATATATGTCTATAATTATCTAACTAATGAAAGTGAAGTTATTAATGGTTAATAATCCTATTTTAGATATTACAGACGAAACAGTCTTATATTATACAGATATGTTTGAAATAGACTATAATCTAACTCGTAAATATATTGATGGGTTGATACAGCATGTGTCATATGTGATAGAATTTGGAAATAAAATTGGGGGTATACCAAATCTATTATCAATACATGACTTAAGTAAATTAAATCATGATGAACTCCCACATTATATTAAACGATTTACTTATGAGAATGTAACTGATGAAATTAAGTTAGGGTTTGGTTATGCTTGGCACCATCATGTAATCCATAACCCACACCACCATGAACATTGGGTAATTTCACCTAAATACATCCTAGCAATGCCAAGTAAGTATATCAGAGAAATGGTGGCAGATTGGCATGGTGCTAATAGAACATATCAAGGTAATTGGGATAGTACAGAGTGGTTACAAAAGAACCTAAATAAAATATCTTTACATAATAATACTCGTAAAGAATTATATCAACTATTAATTGACTTAGGCTATGACTTTCTGAAAGGTGATGAATATGCTATATTATAAAAATATTGCTAATAAAGTATTCCACGATAAAATAGAGCTAGAGCAAGCAGAGATTGATAAAATCACAATATTTTCTGATGGCGATGCTGTGGTATATCTATCTGTATTTACAAAAGAAATGATAGATTATGTGCAACATTTTATTGATGGAAGTAACTTATTTGTCGTTAATAATGGTGATATAGTCTATGAGTTTTTAAATTGCAAAACAGATAGGCTAGAAATAACAAACGTTTCGCCAGGTGAGAATGAAGTTATTAAATATACATTAGTACTTGATTGTGAATTTGTAGATAGATTATTGGAATAATAGTTTATGAGTACTATATTATTAATATTAATAATAGGTTATTTATTAGGTAACGTTGTTTATTTAGCAGGAGAAAAATTATATCATGTATACTGAAGCAGACATCAAAGAAGTAATTAAAACCTTTCCAGAAGTATCTATGAATGGACATGGTTTTTACCCTAGTTTACAAGAATGGGAAGCAGACCGTGCAAAGTTCTATGATAGTACATCTATGGCACGAATAGTTAAAGCCGCCAATTTTATCGCCAATAAATTCACTAAAATTCAGTCTTTTAATCGTGACCATAATAGCCAAGTTATTGCTAAACATCTAACCAAATCACTTGATGAATATATTTATAATGGTGAGGCTATTATTGCTATGCTAACGGCAGGTTTTAAAATGACCGACGATGTATATCTAAATCCATACTTTAACGTTAGCAAAAGAGATATTAGCTAATGTTACTATGCCTACTAGCACCACTTATAGCTACAATTATAGTATATTGTGCATGTGTAGCCGCTAGTAGAGGTGATAGAATTAGATATAAAAAATAGAGATAATATCTTTAACTAGATATTATCTCTATATGGTTTCTATTAAGGAGTTAAGTATTGGCCCAAAAATGGGATGTTAAACCTGGAGATATATTCAAGAGTTGGGAAGTAATTGAGGAAGTAGATAAGCGTGGTGCAGAAAATGGAGTTAAGTCTAGGTCATTTTTGTGTAAATGTTTGAAATGTGGCATTAATTATACAATTTATCTTAGTAGTTTAGTTAATCCTAATGTTGATTTTTGCTGCAAAAAATGTAACGGATTAGCTAAGCAATTAGTTATTAATCCTGGGGATATATTTAAAAATTGGGAAGTAATAGAAGAGTTAGATAAAAAAGTAGGCAAAGATGGTAAGTCACGCAGATATTTTTCGTGCAAATGCTTAAAGTGTAATAATTTATACAAAGTTGAGATTTCTAGTTTAACAAATAAAAACAAAAGTTATTCTTGTGTTAAGTGCGCTCATTCTAATGATTTAACAGGGCAAAAATTTGGGCGATTATTAGTAGTTAGTAGATATGAAATTACAAAAAACGAGGGGTGGAAATATAATTGCGAATGCGATTGTGGTAGTAAGGTCATTGTTAGCGGGCACTCACTATCACGCAATACGACAAAATCATGTGGATGCTTACGAATTGATGTAAATAAAAGTAATTCGGGTAGCAAAAGTACTAGTTGGAAAGCAGAGAAGCTAGATAACGCAACTAAAAAAGACTACAGAGATAGAGTGCCTGTTAAATTAATTCGTCAACGTGACAATGTCCAATGTCAAAATTGTGGAACTAAGAAGCATCGCAAAGCAGTTCACCACATTTATGATTTAACTACTTATTTAAAATTATTTGATGAACATTCAAATTTGATTACGCTTTGCGAACCGTGTCACAAAAATTTTCATTCTACTTACGGAACAAAGACTAATACCCTTAATGAATTAGAAACTTGGATGGGGGAAGAATGGAAATACAGGGACGCATTAATACAAGCTTTTGAACATTATTATATAGAAAGCACTAGCGAATACTTTATTTAGTATATTATTCGCTAGTGCTTATATTTATTGTTTTTGAATTATAAGTATAGTTGAAATGTGATGATTAGAATACATTCCGCCACCTGAAAATTCAAAATCACCTACAATAACACTCCACGGACCACCACTAGTTTCACTGAAATTCTGTCCAGAATAAAGCTCTAGATTTTCATATCCGCTACCTTGCTTTGTAACCCTATTAACAATTAGTGGCGGTTCGCCATTTGATTTAAATGTAATAGGAACATTTTCAAGTCGATTACCATCCTTATCTTCAACTAAAACACTCAATGCGTGATCGCCACTTCCGATATACTCAGGGCTATTAGTTGGTCTTAACCACTTATCTCTAAAGCGTTGGTCTATTGAAAATCTTTTTGAAGAGACATCCCAGCTTCCATCTTGAATAGAAAATACTTCAACTAACTTAAATTCATTGCCTTGTTTTACTTTAAAAATACCCTTATCAAAGAACTCTTTTAGCCCAGTGCCGACGTCTACGTTACTAGGTTTAATAGGTGGTTTCTCAGGCTCTACAGGCTCTTTATCTGGTTCTGATAGTATATAAGCTTCTAAACTATCTAAGCGCAAACTGAGCTTATTTATGACTGCTAGAATAGTATTAATGGTATTAGAATTATTAATCACTAGTTCTAGTAATTCGTTATATTGCTGTTCTGTCACATCCGGTTCCTTTTCATCCTCTATAATAATAGGTTCTAGAATTTCTACAGGCACTTCTATTATATCGCCTTTAGGTTTAATACGGTTATATTCTTGTTCTAACAATTTAGAATAGTGTGCCACATTACCAGGACCATTATAAATACTTGTGATTGCAACAAAATCTTTATTTTGAATTGGTTGAAGTAAATTAAAATTTTCTAAATAACGAAAGAATACCGTGTAGTGGTTATCTTCGTTGGCGGATAAATAGTTAAACATATCTTCAGCAGAATTAAACCCAAGTGATGCATAATTAGACCCTAAGATTTGAAATTTTCCATAACTGGTTGAATTATAGGTAGCTAATGCATGTTTGCGCCTAGCAAAATCAAACGCTTGCCATTCTTTATCTTGGTTGCCATGATATTTTTGCCCGTTAAAAAAGTGGTCAAAAAATCGGTTATTAGGGTTGTAACTAAAAAATTGGCTAAGTTCCGGTGCAGCCGATAATAGCAAATGTGCTTCAACTCTAATTAGTAATCTACCATTTTGAAACCCATTTGCTCCGCTCTCTATATTTGTCAAAGCTTGTAATAAGTATTTATCTAGCTCGTTGGCTTTAGCGTACTCGGCTAATTTATCGTTTGTAGACACTGTTAAATTAGAACTTGTATATGCTTTAAAAATATAACCACTATTATATTTTAGCCATTCACTGTTATAATCTGTAACTTCTACAATTGTATTACTGAGTAGAGTTTCAACTATTTGAGCAGTAGTATTTGGTTTACTCCTAACGTTTAACCCAGCATTAGCGGTTATTCGCACTTTATATTTTGTCATCGTTGTATTATTTCTCCATTTTGGTAGTACTTTATTCTGCTCATAATATGCTGCTAAAATACCTTCCACTTCACCACTAATATCATATGTAATCCAATCACTACTACCAGTTCCCAACGTGAAAATGCAATACCCTAATACCTTATCTGAAAATTGATAAATATATGAACCTATATTAATAAGTTGATTAGCGTATTCTTCAGCCGAAATAAACTTTTTATATCCGCCTTTTGTGCCGTTACCATAAAGTAAATCATCTAGTCCATATTCTGCAACGATATATTTCAATGACGTATAGTTACTCAATAATGGCAATACTTTATGTTCTAACCTATGAATATGCCAATCAGGACCAGGTGTCCACATACTTGGTGGTTTACTATATTGATGCACTACGACTACATGATTATACTTATCTGCATATTCTAGTGCACCACTTAAATAAAGCTCCCAATTAGGCACATCTGGATTGCCAACAGAAAAGGCAAAAATACCGCACTTATATAGCTTAGATGCATCTGCTAATCTCATGCGTTCTAATTCGTAATTCGCTAGTAGTGTTAACTCTTCATTATGTTGTAATACTTCATTAGCTATTTGAACATAATCAATTGATGTTAAAACGTGCCCATATTTTTGAATAGTAAGGTCATGGCTATATTTAGCATATGCTACTGGGTTAGTCTTAATTCCATCACTGACCTCATTGTCAGGAATATAGATTCTAACTAATAGTTTAGCATCAGGCACAGCATTTCTTACTTTAACCAAGTAATCAGGATTAGGGTCAAGTAAAGTAATAACTGGTGGGTTCCACTTTTGTAATAAACTTAAGTTTGCCTTATCATTAATAATATGTGGACCTATCATGGTAGTGGTTCTTCCTGAATCTGTGAGAATAACGTATCAATTCGTCGATTAAGGGTATCAATTTGTTTCTGTAAATCCTCATTTTGAGATGTTAATAATAATACTTTATCATTAAGCTCTCTATTGCTCTGTTCTAAAGCTGAGATAGCTAAGTCCTTGCTACTCAATTGAATTTTAAGTGCATCTACTTCACGATTTAATTTTAAATTGCTATCGCTCAATTGGCTATTTGTAACTGCTTGTTCATTGTATGCAGTTAAAACGTTTTGTAGCCTGTCATTCAATTCTTCATTAAGATTAACCAAAGTATTCATTGCTTGTAAATCAGATTGATATCTCTGGTTAATAATTTGTAATTGTAATGCGTTATCATTTTCTAGTTTATTTTGAATAATGGTGCCCAAATTTAGCCCATTAAATAACACCGTTAATACAATAACGATAGCGGCGACACCTAATGACCATCGTGGGATTTTGTCACTATTAAAGATGGATGGCAAAATCCCACCTAACTTTACTTCTTCTTTATTTTCGGTTTCACTCATTTTAACACCTATAAGTAGCTAATATTTACGACCTTACAATATTATAGCAAACTTTAGATAATATTTTCTAAAATGTTGTAAGCTTTTAATTCGCCTATTCTTGTACCAAACGGGCTACGTTGGTCAGTGTTAAAAGTATTGTAATTGCCCGCATTTTTTTCTTTAAATCTAGTATCTTTTTGTAATGTGCCAAATATATTTTTTATACAGTCACATTGGCAATTTTGTAACGGAAAACGACTTGCTGCTAAATAGTATATGGCATGTTGCAGCAAATAACTATTATCCGAGCTAGTGTGATAATTCACTTCTATATAGTCTATTCGTTGACATAAATCAATTTCTGTAGGAGTATCAATAATTACGCACCCAGTTTCAGTATCATAACTTTGCAAGGCTAGTTTAAATAAGTTGTCTGAAACTTTAATACCACATGCAGGAACATTATCGTAATCACAGTTAATAATACATGCATCCTCTTTATAAAATAATTTTATATCAGGTAAGCAACTATCTTTTTCTTCAAAACCAATCCCTATTGTGCTAAGATAAATTGCAGGGTTGCATAAGCTATGTGCCTTAGTATTTTTAAATTTTGTACTTGTTAACGTACTTAATGATACCAAATTCCACGCATCAAATTCAAATACTGCTACATCATTCGTAAGCGAAATAAGCCGATAATCTTTGATTTCATAATTACTTTCGCCTAAATGGTTAGGGTAATAAAATTTAATATCTTCAATAGATTTACCTGTAGGGATAGTATAAGTTATTCTTGCCGCTTCAGAATATGTATCGCTATCATTATCTACATAAGTTAAATTAGTTGTGGCAACTGGTGTGAATTTGCGCTGCCCAAAATAATCAATTTTATATTTTGTTTTAAAAACTACATCATGAATATAAGGCACAATATAATTCCCATGCCGCAATTCTATTGGGTAATTATGGCGTTCATTAACAATCCATGCGCCTAATGATAAGCCATAATATGTCATAATTTCAAGTTCTGCTTCATATAATAATTGGCTTAATAGTTCTATAGATAGCCCGTTGGTGCTATTATAGGTATTTTGTGACCAAAATTCTAAACAAATATCTGTTACAGGGTACAGACAGCTAGGGTCTAGAAAATTAAAATAAAACGGGTTAAGCCCGAAAAATGTAGCAAACCCATTAATACTACTAGTTATTTGATTAGAATTGATTGAAATCGCCATTATTAATTAATACCTATTATATTTTCAAATGGAATGCGAATTTCTTCTGTATCACTAACAGTTACATTATAAGTCGTTATTTCTGTTTCAAAAAATAAATTTTGCCAATAAGCAGATACTTTGTCACCGAAATTATAATCTCTAAAAAATTGATAATCGTCGGTTTGAATAATATCCCCTGTTAAACGTGAAATAGGCTTACCTTGTGCTAGTAATGTTTTAGCTTTCGCTTCCATAATCTCTTCGTTGATTTCCTCATCATTAAGGATTTCTACATGCTCAATTAACTCTTGCCCTTCGTACTCATACTCTTGAGGGTACGGCACAATACGAACAAGATTAACACCGTCATCTAATTCTGGTAGTTCTTTGGCTACTACATAGACTTGGTTATAATAATTTTCATAATCCAATTCTAATGAATAGTTTGATAAATTACCCAATTCTGGTGAAAAAACTACTGGGTTATTAGATTTATTAATACGCCTGTCATTACCTCTAATATTATACCATATTCTAAAAGATAAATTCCCAATTGTGAATCCATCACCATTAGGGGTATAGATAAAATCATACCATATATTTTCGCCATTTGTTTCGGCAGTTTCAGTGATATTTTTAACTACTTCACTAACTTTACGCCATGCAAAGCTATCTTCAATAACAGTACCTACGCCTAATGGCTCTACTAATTTAAAGTCAATTACTCTAGCATCAGTATTCATATCACTAATAGGCTCTGGTGCATCAACTGAGAATCCTAAATTGTCTAGAACATCAATATAATTTGTTCTAATGACTTCATGTATAAGCTCATCACTAGGCAATCGCATATGTGATGGGTAATTAAAAAACTCTACTTCGTACCAAGTTACATACCTTTGGGTTAATAGAGTTAAATGATCGAAAAATACAAGCTCTATACTATCTTCTGTAATTGTAACTTTTTTTAAATACCATAATACAGGAATAATAATTCCATCACGGTATATTTCTGCTGTGCAATTTCTTTTAAAATCATTAATATTATATAGTTCCAAATTAGGAATTAGGATTGATAATGCACCAATATCGTTCTTTTTACGCCCAAATTCTAATTCATAAATAGCATTAAAGGTATATATTTTATATCCTTCTGGTGAAAAAAAATTAATACTATAATCATTAATATTCATATACTATGATACCATACTATCTATGCTAAGATATTTATTTCGATAAATAAAAAATACCGTCAATGGATCTATACTAGTAGTTAAATCTTTTAAGTCTATGCCTATTTTTAATTTATTAGTTCCAGGCACAAGGTAAAATTGCTTTGCATTAGACCCATATAAAAGCTGTCCATTTTGTACTCCATAATAATTTGATGTTACTTTAGGAAGAATACCACGTAAATCAACTAAATATTCTTCCGACCCAGCTAATAGTTTATTAAAATATAGTTGTTTGCCTGTCGTCGTATTCGTAATATTTAATAGGTCTACAGATTCGCCGTTAAACGAGCCTAATACCAATATGGCAGGATAAACCGCTACTGCATTATTATCTATTACTAGTGTTAATTCTCTTATTGATTTATAATTACCACCAATAGTAGCCAATAAAACTTCTATACCTATATTCGATGAGTATTGCTCATTATTGGCTAATAGTATATCATAAATTATTCTATTATCATCAAATATAACTTCTGGTGCTAGCCACTTCTTTTGTATTGTATCATATGTTGCAATAGAAGATGTATTTTTTGTAAAGTTAGTGCTTAGTTTTAAATTGACAAATAAATTATCTATAGGGTCATTAAACCCGTTAAGAAATAAATCTCCATAATAATCAAAATTCCCAACTATCCATAACTTGTCATTAGCATCAACTTCCATATCATATATAATACCAGCCACATTAGTAGCACTAGAAAAATTAAGTACTGTGCCACCAACAATACCATCAAGTGTACGGCTATTATGGTTAACCCTAGCCAAACTAACAACTAGATTGCCATTTATATACTCATCTGCCTCAAAAGCCCCACCAACAATATTTGGCCCAGTAAATTGCCCACCAATATATATATCACCATACCTTGTTTTAGTAATGACATAAATTGTGCCAATAGGGTTCCCAACAGGCAATTTCGATCTATTATTTGCAGAACTAGAACTAATGTTATTAATATTCATTAGGTTACTTGCACTAAATGCACTATCTGTAAATGACCCACCTACATATAATGTATCCTCATACTGCATAGCTGCAAAAACTTGTCCATTAACGTCTGTAATACCAGTAGGCGTAATTACTTCAAATCTATTATTATTGTTATTATAAAATGCCATATGATTTGTAACAATTTTTCGTGCTACATCAGTATATGGTTGTATTTGGCTAAATTTACCACCAATAAAAAATTTATTATTAGCCATTGGTACAATAGTATGAATAATAGAATTGCCAGATGCCATGCTCATACCATCAGCTACAGGTAATACTAATTGGTTAAAGATATTAAATTTAATAAAGTTTACATTAGATCCATTAACGCCAACTACACCATTAATACCTCTCACAATAATATCAAAATCACCTACAATAAATATTTCATTATCGGGCGCTAAAACCATGTCAGTGAATATTTGCCCAGCTTTACCAGACCGCAATAATACCGTCCAATTAGTTCCATTATATTTAAATAAGAACCCACCACCATTACCAGGAGCATTTTTTAGTAAATATAAATTTTTATCTGGACCAATAAGCGCTTTAATCCAGTCATTTGTAATAGTTGATACAGTTGGTATTGATGTCCAATTACCATTTGCATTGGCTAATAATTGAGCATTACCAGATTTTGTAGGAATAAGAATATTACTATTAACGCCTATTCTGTATAAATATGGGTCAAATGTGGTAAAGTCTAGGCTTATTTTTTCACCATATAAACTTTCTAGATTTAGTTCTGCTCCACCATCATACAATAAAGTAGTTTCGTAAATTGTTGTTATTGGCGTTTCACAATTAAATAGTTGAATATAGATATGTAATAAACCTGATTTTAATTGACGTATTAACTTATGCCTAGCCGTTAACATATCTTCAATATCAGTAGCATAATACACAAAGTCTAATGTGATATCACGTTGCTCTGGTGTACTGCCTTGATAAAGTCCTATAGGGTTAACGGGTAACTCTATAATATTATGGTTAAAATCTGGCAACCCAAACCCTTCCATGCTAATTAAATCAAACCCAATATCGGCAAAATTCATAATGCGCCCACCCGAAATATGAGCATTCCTAATACTAGGGCTATTATATGGCTCACCCGCCCAACCATAGTAATCTTGTCCGGTAATGCGCCCTAATTCGCCATTAATATAGGTAGTTCTATATTCTTTTTGTTCTAATTGGAACCCATCTAAATAAAATTCACCACCATTAGGATATCTAAATACAAAAAAGTATCTAGCTGCTGGGTCTACTTGCCTAGTATAAAATTGAAATTCATATGCATTCCAAAACTCATCAACTTCAAATGACCGAACACCAAAAGGTGTGCCAAACCCTAATGGTGTGCCTAATGAGTTATAACTACCTATATATGCTTCAATAGTATTTTCAGTTGATAAACGTTTTGCCCAAAAAGAAAATGTATATATTTTACCTTGCTCTAACTCTTCACCCATTTCCGTATACATTTCTTGGTTAGCGGTAGGTGTCACTCTATAATGATTTAAATTAAAAATTGGGTCATCATAGGATGGTTGTACACCATTACTAGTGCCAATAAACTGCCACCCAACCGAACTAGGGTAAAATAAATTTACACCATCTTCAGGAATAATATACGATATATAACTCTTTTTTTCGTTAAGAATATACCCATTTGGTATATCTATGGGTCGTCTGTGCTTAGTTAATGTATTTCTGTGCAATTTTATACCCCTATAAATTCCATAGTGCGGAACTTTCGTCTAATTGGCACTACACGGTCCTGCTTTGTATTAACGGTCATAGCATAACTATTATTGGTTACATAACTATTACTAACGTTGCTGCTACTAGCTATTAGCCGTTGATAGTCTGGACTATATGATGTAATATTTTGCCCAGTATTCATATCAATTAAGTGACGTTGCGCAGCCCCTTGAATCGATAATAACCCTTCCGTCTTTATGTTATTCATTGTACCAAATATATCTTTATTAATAAAGTTCGTGACTTTATTTTTAAACCCACTATTAACGACGCTATCAGTTAACATTTTCATGCTATTAGATACTGCGCTAATTTTATTTTGGATACCCATAGCTAAACCATCACCAGTAAACTCACCTAGTCTAAACATAACTCTTGATGGTGATTCAATCAGCAATTCAGACTCTACTTTAGCAACCATAGAATCAACCATATTACCAACTACAACTAATAGCGCAGGTAATCTACTTTCAATACCAAATATCCAACCATTAATAAAATTTACACCAATACTACGACCAGCAGCGTAAATTGTACTACCTGTTCCACTATATAGATCCAATATTTCTGTAATAAATATGTCTATAGCACCAACAGTTCTATCAAGCATTGTGTCAACTTGCTCAATAAAGGCATCAACAGCATCAGTACCAATTGTTCGGAAGGCATCTACTATTTTACGCATTGCAGCAGTAGCAGCATCAATAGCCCGTTCTATAATAGGTACTAGTTCTGTTTCTAACCGCTTAAATTGGTTAATAATATTAATAACTGCTACTGTTGTTAGCCGTACTAATTCTGTCGTAAATACGCTATAGCTATTTAGAATACTATTGATAAAAGATGCAAATAAACTAACGATATTATCAAACATATCTTCTACATTAGTGGTAATCGCTTCCAAAAAGTCTTCTAATAGCTCTATAAATTCATCTACAAATTCTTCCATTAGTTCAATTAAACTATCAAACATAACAGACCATAATCTAATCATATTTGTAGAAAAGGTGCTTGTGATTTGATTAAATGATGAGTATAAACCATTAAGACTTGTTGATAATGATATTTTAAACTTATTAAGTGTAGCAGTAATACCAGTGAATGTATTTTTGAATAATGTAGTGATACCAGTCAAGCCAGTAGATTTAGATAGCTCTGTATCTAAACCAGTTGTAAAGCCACCACCTAATGCAGTACCATACTCTGTACCAATAGCATTAAAGTCAGTTGTTAATTCTACTGGAATATCAGCATTAGATAGTGTTGTAGCAGTAGATGTTGCTAGCGCTGTACCTAATTCCGCACCAGATTCTTGAAATTTAGGTGTTAAAGCGTTGTTGATGGCTTCTTTAATACTGTTAGATTTACTTTCTACTTGTGCGGTTAACTCTGCTAGTAAGTTATTTACTAATGTCGTTATAGCTGGTTGAATAAGTGTTGTATCTGAGAAAGGTTCAATAATACCCTCCACTACAGGAATACCAATTTGGTCTTTTGCTTCGGTAGATGGTGATTGAATACCTAATGCGTCTTTTAGCTCTAACAGTGTATTAGTGGCTAAAGCTCTAGCTTCTCTAGTTGTAGCGCTAGTATCAGATGTAAACCCTTCAGCAAACCCTTCTTCAATTGATAACCCAGCAGCCTTAGCTACAGCTATTATGTCTTCTGCACTAAACCCTTTTGCTATTAATTCTTTATTGATAGCAGCAAAGTTTGTGCCTAATGGTCCAGATGCATTATCATAGGCAGTTTCAAACTCTTGTAATAATGCAGATGCTTTAGTGCTTAGATTAGGGTCTTCAAAAATTAAATCTAGTTTTTGTTCACTGGATACAGGTGTATTTCCGAACTCCGTCTTGATTTTTTCTTGAATAACTTCTACGCCACTTAATTCTGCACCACCAATATTAATACCAGGAACTAAGTTTGCTGCATCTTTAAAGGTTTGTGTTAAGTTATTAAATTTCTCTACTAGACCATCAATTGTAGCAGTGACAGGAGCAAATACATTACTAAAGCCGCTTAAATCTATTTCTAATAGGTTTTGTGCGCCTTCTACTAAGAAGTTTGTAGATTCAGCAATAGCGGCAAATACATCAGTAACAGTTAACTCATTAATTGCTTTACTTAAATTAGTTATTAGCCCAGGAATTTCATCTACTGCTATTTTTACTAACCCTAGCGTAATTTTAATCGCTTCAAATGGGTCAATAATATTAATCCCAGTAATATCTTCGGCAGTTGTAACGAACGAAGAACCAATTCCTAATACTTTACTCACAAATCCAGTTTCACTAAATAAGAAGTCATTAAGTGCGTCAAATGGGTTAACTATTGTTATTGTATCTAATAGCCCTGTGAAATACCCAGGAACTTCACCTATTGCAAGTTTGAATAATGGGAAAAAGTCATCAAAGAAAGCTAATGGGTTTGCAATAACGACACTAGCAAATAAGCCATCAAAACTAGCAGGTACAGCTTGTATTTTACTAACAAACCCTTCTTCACCAAATATAGCAGTTGATAGTGAAGCGAATGGGTTAGTTAGTTCTAATGCACTAAAGAATGTATTAATAGCATTAATTTTCTCTGAAATACCATCGCGAATAGCAGTGAAAGTTTCTATGATGCCATTCTTTAATAATAGTGCTATTCCTAGTACACCCAATAATGTGGCATTAAACTTAGCAAAACTAGATGTAGCAAATGTAAAAAATGCCTTTAATACACCTCCAGCTAAACCACCAATTGTATTGATGGCATTAGTAAAGCTAGTAGTAGATGGTAAAACATTTTTAATGCTGGTGCCCAATTTTCCAAAGCTACCAAATAATCTACTAATACCAGTAAATAAATTTGCCACCTTTTGCCCAATAAAGATAAATGCTTTATCTAATTCTGTTAATGGCTTACTGGTTTTAGTAAAAATATTGGTTAAGCGGTTAAATTGGGTAGCAAGCTTAAATACCCAACCTAATAGAAGGCTAGATGTAATATCAGCAATAATGTCAATAATAAAGCCAAAACTATCTAAGAATGGTTGTACATCAATACCAATTAAATCACCAATAGTAGATATAAACCCTTTAACTGCATTAGCAATATTATCTCCAATACCATCAATAAAGACTCCAATGTCAGAGAATATACCTAAGATATTACCAAAGAACTCACTTAAAAATTGTCCGAAACTAATATTGCCTAATACCAAATCTGTAATAGCTTTCGCAATATTACCTATTCTTTCAAATAAGTTGGCAAATAAGTCTATGACATTAGTTAGGATAAATGGTAATTCTTTAAATACTTCTAATAATAATACAAAAGCTCCACCTACCGCACCAGCCACTAATGGTCCAATTAATTTAAGTATTTCTTGGCTAGCATATAGTATTTGGTTGCCTAAGTTAATAAGGCTATCTGCTAATCCACTAGCTTCAATATTGGCTAAGAATGTATTAAAAGCGCTACCTACTAAGCCAAATACAGATTCTAAACCAGAAAGAGCAATACTAAAGTTAGCTAAGATAGCTTGTGCACCATCACCAAAGATAGTTTGAAGAATACCACCAGCTAACCCTTGCTTATTAATATTATTGAAAAGACGATCAAAAGCTAACCCAATATTATCTAGGGTAGTAGTTAAGCCATCAATAACGCTTTGACTATTTGACCCAAATACTAGCGTCATAAATTCTAAGAATTTTTGGCTAACGATAGGTTGAATAGTATTGAAGGCTGTTTCAAAAGTACTTTGAATGACGGTAGCAGGTGTGCTAAAATCAATAGTAGTTAAGAAGTTAAAACTTTCGCCTAATAACCCAGCTAATTTAGTGCCTAATTCTGGCCCACCAGTAAGGGTAATGCCACCTAAATCAAATGAGATAGTAGACAAATCAAAGTTAGCAACTCCAGCTACGGCATTGCCTAAATTAGCAAATGCTTCAGAAATAAGGGTTCCTAAAGTTTTAGTTACACCCGCTAATACTCCACTACTAGCTATATTAGACTCAAAAAGGTTAAATGCTTTGATGACATAATTACGTAAGTCATTACCTAATTTAGTCGCAAATTGCTCAAAAGTGCCAGAATAATCCTTGCCTGTTAATTCAGTTAAGAATGTATCAATAGGGTTATTTCCTAATAGTATCCCTGTAAAGCTTTTGAATATTATTAAGTTAAACCTAATAAACTCTTGTACAAGCTCGGCGGCTAGGTTCCCTAAACTAGCAGAAATAGTAGATAGGTCTGTTACATCAAAACCAAGAATTGCAGATAAGAAAGTTTGACCATCTGCAAATAGCCCAGTAATAAAACCGCTGCCAAAATTAGACAGTACTGTACCAATGGTTGATCCTATCGTCAATAGGCTATTGACTACATCATTTAGTATTGCTGAACTTTCACCAAATAACCCACTAGCTTCTGCTAAATTTTGACCTAATAAGTATGCGCCAAACCCAGCACCACCTAATGCACCAGTTAATAGTAATAAAGTTCCTGTAAATGGGCCTAAAGCTATTACAATTCCACCGATAATTGTAGCTAATGTAGTTAATGCACCAATTATTAATGGCCCAGCTAAAATAACCCCTAAAGCAACGAATGCAGTCTTTAAGAAGTTTGTGTTTGTAAATAGTTTATAAACTGCATCCGTTACTGGTTTAAATACTTCTTGTAACCTTCCAAATTTCTCCCTAATATTATCGAAGAAAGCATTAACGCCATCACGGACCCCTTGAATTTTATCCCTAAAATCATCAAAAGCAGTACGAATTTTATTATTAAAGTTAGCAAACCCAGCTTCACCTATTGCTAAGGCAGAATCTAAATCGAAGGCATCAACTAAATCTTCACCTTTAGGTATTTTTATCTTTTTACCTTTAAGCTTCTTGCCATCTTCATCGGCATCGCTACCACCTAATGAGCCATCAGCGCCAAGACCACTATTTTCACTAGCAAATTTAGCAGCAAGGTCTAACCTAGCTTTAAGGGCATCTAATTCTTCTTGTGATTTATCTACATTACTTTCACTTTGTTGGGCCATTTTTTCATTGGCAGATAGTTCCGCTTCAGCAGCCCGTAAATTAGCCTCATTTGCAGCTTTTGCGGCTTTTAGTTGCCGTAGCTGTTGTGTATTACGAATCTTTTCAATTTCACGTTGCGCTTGCATTTGTTCATACTCGCTTGTATAACGTGAATTAATGACATCTTGTAATTGGGCAATTTTCTTAATTTCAGCATCATAAGTAGATGCAGTATCAATATCAGTTAAACGACCTTCTAATTCTGCAATTTGGTCATCATATGTTTTAGTAGCTTCAGCTATTTTTTCAGTTTCTTCCGTTACTTTAGCTTGGCTAGCCGCAACTTTTTCATTAGCTTCTTCTAGTTTTTTACTAGCATCTTCTACAGAAAAATATGTGCTAGCTAATAGTTGAAGCTCTGCTGCCGCTTGTGGGGCTACTGCGCTAACTTCGGCAAAGGTATCTTCACCTAAACTACCTTGAGCTAATGCGCCAGCAAACCCCTCAAATATGCCTTGAAAATTAATATCTATTCCAGGGTCTAAGTTAATATTCTCTAAAAGTTTTTCAGCGGTAGAACCAAAATCTTCAATTTTGCTGAAATCAGCAGAACTAAACCCACCAAGAAATTCACCAGCCGCAGCAGTACCCCATTTATCAATTTCAGGCAATAGGCGAGGTGGCGAACCAGGAGCTAACCAATATGCTATTTGATCACCTAAATAACTAAGGGCTTGTGATACTACAGAAACCGCACCAATAATACCATCGCTAAAAGCTGATATTAAAGCACTACCATAGTCTGTAACAGTATCTAGTAAGTCTGCAAAGAATGTGGCCGCACCATTACCAAAAGTTTGTAGATTAGCCAAGCTTTTATTAGAAAAATCTGCTATTCTTGTTGATAACCCATCTAATTGTGGGAATATCATTTTAATAGCATTAAAACCAATAACAAACTCATTAATGACAAACTGGCTAACTATTAATAGTGAGTTAACAATATCTTGCGCAACACTAGCTACTAATACACCAACGTTTACGAATGTGCCACTAATGAAATAACCCACTTCATTAAGGATACGAATAAATTTATCTTTAAAAGATAGCGCAGGGTCAATAGCTACTAGAAAGCTATTAGCGATTAAGTTAAATATTAAAGCTATTTGACCAATAAAAGCAGTGCCTACAGCGACTAAACTAGAAAATACTTGGGTAAATATTCCACCAAATGCAATGATGCTATTAATAATGGTATCGAAAGTGAATTTACCTATTGCTATAAATACAGAAAATATACCAGCAGCCGCTTTTTCAATAATACCACCCAAACCTTGAAATGCGGGGCCGATAGTTGCAGTCATACCATCAATCCATGATAGGATTAATCCAGCACCCCATTTATCAATGTCAGGAAGTAATCTAGGCGGACTCCCAGGTTCTAGCCAAAAGGTTACTAATTCTGCAATAGCTAATAGGGCATCGGCTACATAGTTAAGGGATGTTAAAATACCTTGCGAGAAGGCATCAATTAACCCACCACCAAAGTCGGTTACGCTAGTTAAGAAGTCTGCAAAGAAAGTACCTAACCCGCCTAACCTTTCTGATATTCCTGTGCCTAGTTTACCTAGCTCATCAAGAATAGTTTGCCCTATCCCACCAAATATTAATAGTATAGATTGCCCAATGCTTGTAACTTCTACCCCAGCAGTATTAAATGCAGCCACTATTGAGTTGGCACCAGCGCTAACGGCATCTATTCCAGGCTGAATAGTGTTTTGAATACCGCTAAATAAATTATTAATACTATTATTAAACCCATTAATACTGGTGCTAATTGTTGAGATAGTATTTTCTAACCCAGTTGGTTTAATATCTAATGCTTCAGTTACTTGCTCACCAGTTAAGGCAACTAATGACAACTCTCTACGCATAGGAATAAAAGAAGCCACCATATTCTTAGCTAGTGTGCCCGTTAACCCTAGCGCTTTTGCCGTTGTATTCGCAGCAAAAGATACCTCATTAAAAGAACCTGTTGTACTTGATAAAGATGTATTAGTAGATTGAACGAAGGTATCAACTGATCTAGCTAGTTTTGTAGCTTCGGATGGCTCAAATAACGAATTAAACCCAGTTTTAATCCTAATAAATACACTTTGTAGCCCATTTAACGCATTACCAATAACGGGGAATACTTTAGCTAAGTCTAAAAGTCGAGCATAAATACTCCCACCAATAGCGTTGGCAAAACTAGTGATAGCCTCACGACCAGTATATGCAACCGTTGCTAACGATATTAATGCACCAACAGTAAGGGAAATAGGGTTGAAGATAAATGCCAAAGTAGTACCAAAAAGCACTATACCAGCTTGCACTACTGCTACGGCTGTAGATACTGCTAATGCAGTAGCGGCAAACTTAGCAGCAAAGAATATAGCTTGTTGGATAGGTTTTGGTAAATTGATAAAGGCAGTAGTCAAGAACACAATGGGGCGAACTATACCCGTTATTACCCCTAATACATTATCTCTAAGTACCTCGCCAAATTGTGTTACTTTTTCTAAGAAGTCTGTATTTTGAAATGGTGCTAATAGTTCTGCTCCAAATGGTTTAAGTGCATCAAATAATGGGGTAAATGTAGTCCTTAAAACATCATCTCTAAGACTAGTAAATGTACTAGCTAGACCAGCTAATGTATTTGTAGCTCTAGCAGCACTTCCACCAAAATCTCTATCTAAACTGGTAAGAATTAATTGGATAGCTTGATCAGCATCTAATGCACCACCTTGCACATCGGCCATTGTCAAGCCTACATCTTTAAGGATGGTTTTAACATTAATACCACGTTGGGCTAATTGATTAACATCACCAGCTAATAGCTTGCCTAACGATTTAATTTGACCAAATACCTTAGCAATTTCAGAAGCATCACTACCTGTTAAACCTAAAGCAGCACTAGCATCAGTTAAGATCCTAGTCATATCTAAAGCTTCTTCACGCATAAACCCGAAGCTAGATGCCATTCTAAAAACTGTAATAATATCTTTATTATCAAAAGGACTTTCAATGGCTAGTCTTTTAATAATGGCTAATGATTCATTAAATGTCGCATTAAGCTCATCTAATTGTAAAGCTTCTTGCACACTGCCAGCTTTACCTAACTTGACAAATTCTTTAGCTAATAGCGAAGTGATTTGTAGGGTTTGTTGTTCAAATGTACTAGTTGCCTCAAATGCGCCACCAATTATTTGCCCACCAAATTGCCGAACTACCATGTTTAAGCGTTGAAAAACATTACTAATGACTTCTAAACTTTTAGCAGCAGCAGCAAATGCTAATATTTTCTTAGTAGCACCAGCAATACCTAAACCTAATAGTGTAACCTGTGCTACATTAATAGCCGATAATGCACCAGACATGCCACGTACACCAGTAGTAGCCCGTTGGGATTCTTGTCCTACTTGTGTTAATACAGCATCGGTTTTAACAAATTCAGCATTAGCTCTAGTTGTAGTTGCTGCTGTTTTAGTTAGTTCTACATTAGTATTTTTTAAGTTCTCTGATAATACTTTTGTATCATTAGCAACTTGATTTACTTTAAATGCAGTAAAGATAGAGGATACTTTACTACCAACATTAATAATGCTATTGAAGGCATTAACAAGTGCAACAATTGGGAATAATAAGGCTTTAACAATAATACCTAAGTTATTCATTGTTTGGCTTAACGCTTTAAATATATTAGCTACTTTAGCTACTAACGTAGAAAAACCAGAGAATGCTTTTTGTACTAAATTAATAGCACCAAAAAATAATTGAAATCCCTTAGTTAATACTGCAATTGGGAAACCAATAAATACTGCACGTAAGAATTTTAGCTGGTTAATAAAAATATTAATTGGTAGCCTAATAATAGCAGCCGCCAACCCACCTAGCCCATTTGCTACATTTTTTACTGGGTTAATTAAATAGGTATAACTAAGTGCTAATGCTCGATTAGCTAATGTAGCTTTTTGTGATTCTGCTCGTAATGCAGTAAGCGTTGCGCTAATGCTACTAAGGTTTTTACTATTTACTAAAGCCGCTGCCTTAACTAATGATTCTAAGCCTACAGAAACTTCTTTAAGTTCTTTAGCAAATGAACCTAAATTAAGCTTCTTAATATCGTTAAGCCCCTTTTGAAGCTCACCGAATCGCTTACCAATATCGGCAAATTTTTCACTACCAGAAAATAGGCGAAAGGCACCAAAAAATTCGCCTAAAGGTTTTACCACACTTTGTAGCTCTGGTCCTAAGCTTTCTATTCTAACATTCTTAAGTGAATTAATAGCGTTAACAATTGCTTGGATACGTTGTGGTAAATCACCAATATTAGTGCCAGTAGTAAAAGCCCTAAATGCTAAAGCTAACTTTTCTATTCCTGGTCCCAAAGTTGTTAAATCAGCAGATAAATCACCTAACTTTATTTTAGAAAAATCATTCAGTGCTTTTGAAACTGCTGCAATATTAGCAGGTAAAGAGTTTGTATTTTTACCAGTAGAGAATGCTTTAAATGCATTAGCAAAATCTCTAAGTGCTGGTGAAAGTTGTTGAAGTTTGGGTGCTAACGTATCTATGTCTTTAAAATTAAAGGCATTGCGAATATCTAGCATTGCAGCCTTAATATCTTTAGCTCTAGCAGGTAAATCTGTAATACCTTTACCAGTAGTAAAATCACGCATAGCTTTAGCAAAATTAGATAGCGGCGTAGCAACGCTACCTAATGCTGTACCTAAATCTACAATCCCTTTACCTGCATCTTTAGCGGATATTTTTACTAATTCAGATAGTGCTAATGTAACAGCTTTTAATGCAGAAGGTAATTTTTCACCAGGAGCACCAGATGCAAACTTTTTAAATGCTTCTGCTAATGTACCTAAAGCTACTGCAAATATAGGCAATTCACCACTAATTTTTGTTAGTGGTACTTTAGCAATTTCTTTAACTACATTAATAAACCCATCTAACCCACTAGTGTTTTTTATATTAGTGGTTTTATTAAACTCCCTAAACCCATCACCAGCAGCCTTAAGTGCAGGGGCTAACCTATCTAAATCAGATAATGCACCACCAACTTCAATAGCCGATAATCGCCTAAGTACATCTAGGAACTTATTTAGGTTAGCAGATATCGCGCTTAAGTCTTTAATTTCATTAAGTTTTCTAAAACCTAATGCTAATTGGTTAATTTCTGTACCAAATGACCCATTACCAATATTAGCTTTCGATAATGCAGCCGTAAATTCTTGAATATTTTTAACAACAGGACCGTCAAGAATAACATTTAGCTCTTGAAATTCTTGCTTTAATTTTTCTACACTAGTTGCAGCAATTCTAATAGATTCATCTTTAATCTGTAGGTTAGATAAGGTATTAAGCCCACTAGTATTAAGGTCATTGCTTGCCGTTGCTATATTTCTTAAGTGTGGGACTGTTGCTTGAACAGCCTGACTAAAACCATCTAATTTACTATCTGCTATATTAGCAGCGTTACCAAAGTTAGTAAACCTATCTGGATTAAGAGCATTATTAAGTGTTCCAGTTTTTTGATTTAGGGCACCAATAGATTTATTCATGCCACTAATGGTAATAATTACATTATCAGCAGATAGAGCTAATTGATCTTGGATACGGTCTAACATACCAAGTTCATCTAGTGCTTGTTTAATACCTTTAATTTCAATTTCTAAACCACTCTTAACTAATGCCATTTACTTACCCCTCAGATATTGCTTAATACCTGTTAGAAAACTTCTTTCAATCTCACTTTGGTATTTATCTCTTAAAAGTCGTGTCCAATTTCTAGCTTCTATGCCAGGGAAATCAAAGTTCTTACTAGCATAGATTGTAACACCGGAATTATCTTGACTACTTGTTGATAAAGAGTTAGGCTCTGACTCTCTTTTATATTCACCTGGAGGGAAGAAAATAACACGTCTAACATCAGTGCCATCATTTAACCAATTAAATAAAGCAGAAGTAGGTATGCTATCACCATCACTTTCTCTAGTGAAGTATACCCCTTCTACTGGTCCAATAGTAAATCTAGTAGATTCACCATCTTCAATTTTTTCATAATCAACGGGTATATCAGTATCAAATTTAGACACTAGCTCTCTAAGTTCTGGCATAATGCGGTTACGAATAACCCTTTCTTCATTATCTAAACCAGAAGTTAAAGACTTAACCCAACTAAACTTGTTAACTAGTGTCTTAAACCCATTTGAAAAACCCATTAATTAGCGATTACCACCTAATGTATACTCTGTTAGTTTAGCAAAATCTTCCTCAGTTTTAAAAGCATGATACCGCAAGAAAAGTATTTCCTTGTCACGATCATCGTCAAGGTCATAGTATTGAGCATCTACTACCTTACCGCTACGAAGTAGCTGTTTCATCCAATTAGCAGATAGCCCAATTGTTTTAATAGCATCTTCTAAACTACCTACCAAATATACCCCTTCTTGAATAAGGGTTGTATTATATCTAACTAATTTATCCCCATGTTGCAAAACTTCATCTTGATCCATTTTTTGTAGATTCATACCAGAAAAAGATGTTAGTACTAGGTCTTGAATTGTATTTTGATTAAGGTCTTCAAACCGAACTTCTACACCAGTACTAAGGGTTACAGCCTTTACTTCATTAGTTTTAGTTGCCATGTTAATTATTTCTTGCCTTTCGATTGTTGACTTTGAATTTCATCCTGTGAGTGGATGTCTATTAACTTATTTAAACGGTGAATAGCGATTGTATACGCCATTACATTAAGCTCATACCCATTATTTAACCAACTATTCCAATCTAATTTAGCCTCTATACATGCTGTATATTCATGCAATGGGCTAACTAACTCATATGCTCCAACTGTAATAGGTGATATTTCAATATGAGCATCAGCAGGGTTCTTTAACCCATGTGTTAAAATATCAACTCCATTACGTGTGATAGAAATTAATCCAATATATTCGTATACTAATGCTTCAGTTAATAATGTAGAGTATACTATCTTATTAATATCATTGGGACTTTGTAATATTATATGCTTTAGAATACCTAATTTCAAATTATCTGTTAATCTAGTTCTTTTAAGCCTATTAATAACATTTTGGTCAATAGAATTTATATTAATTTCAACTACTTCATCTAATAGTAAATCTATAATAATATTATTTTTAGCTATTTCATATAAATCTATATCACGTAAATAATCAGGATGCATTGGGTTTTCTAACCACCCTTTTCTTTTTTCATCCCATTTTTTTGGTATTTCTGGATATATTAATGAATTAAACTTATCAGATTTAATAATTTTTTCATATAAAAGATAATTAGATATTCTATTAATAGATACGTCATACCCATTAATTATCATATATAGTTATTTATTTAAATCTTCACGTACTTGTTTGCGTAAATTTTCTGCAAACTTCTTAAGTGTTAAACTATTTTTACGTAACCGTGCGCCAGCAGCCTTATTACCATGTGTATAATATTTTACATATTCTGTTAAAATATTATTTACAAAAAAGTCATGCGCAACGGCTAACTCTTCTGGTAAATTCTCTAAGTCAATTACTACCAAATTTTTACCCATTTTCAATATCCTTTCTTTAATAATATGTACTAAAGAGAGTGTATCAAAAATGGGTAAAGAATGCCAAATTTATAGTTATTTGTATTATATCGTATCTAAAATTGAATCGTATGTACCAGTAACACCGCTATCATAAATTAATAAATTATCAAACTCATTAAGCTCATAAGTTGAAAAAGTGCCATGCCGTGTATTACTAATTATTTCAACATTACTAACAGTTTGCTCTGTACCTATTAATACGCCATTATAATATAATCGTATTGCGTTTCCTCATCTGCTTTCCCATTTCTAATATCATAAATTTGGTACAATACAAAATAGCCATGCTCATTAGCTGCACTTAAGTTAAGCACTAGTGCCTCATTTTCTGCTAATTGAACCTTAAACCCGCCAGGAATAGTAAATAGTTTGCCATTACCTAATTTATCAGTAATATAGTTATCAATATTAGCAATGCTAGCAGATTTAAGAATTACGGAAGTTTCTGTATTGGTTTTATTCCACCATGACCATGTAATTAAGTCAATAGCTTTTCCTTCACCTGGAGCAGCGATAATGATGTTGTCACCGCTAGTAGAAGCTGTACCACCTTTAGGGGTAGCATCTTTAGCTGATAATCTTTGTCCGTCTCGAATATTTGTTGCCATTAGTTAGGTTTCACTCCAATTTGGTTCTCTGCCCTGATTCTACCTTCATTATCAATTATGGCATAAGGAATTAATACAAATCCAGTTCTTTCACATAAATCATTATATTCCTTTAAAAATTCTTGCGCCATTTTTTGTTGGTACTCTTTAATTTGCTCTTTGGTCAAGTCCGCCATAAATTATTCACTTTCTAAAATACTGATCACATTTTGAATAGAGGTCATAGCCTCATACAACAATATAACATATTCTTCTGGCGTAATCATAGAATCTGAACCAACACCTAAAAATGGTAATACTTCCATACCTTGCATAGCCGCCAATTGGTCAATAAAAATCGGTGTGTCAATGATTAATTTCATAGCATTTTGCAATATAGCAATAAAAGGTAGTACAGAAGATGTAATAATCGAAAACACCTCTGATTTAGATGAAATATCTATAATAGAATCGTTACCACCAGCTAGGGCTATTTGTAATCTATTATATGACTCTAAACACTTTTGGGCATTAGGGCGAACGCCATAATTAATAATATTACGTGGTTCATTACGATATTCTTTATATGCATCGTCAATCTTTTCTTGGTACAATAATTCATTAACTGTGGTCATAATAAAAACCTCTAATTAATCCATAATACTCGCTAATGGTTAGCATATCCCCTTGTTTGCGTGTGCGATGCTGCGACTATGAAAGTTTTGTTAATCCCAAATTCGCCAGTGCATTGACAATATCGTCACTACTCGCACCAAGCGGCAGCGTTTGGCGGGCAATCGGTGTGGCGACATCATAAAACGAGAGCAACGCCCCGCCGCTGTTTGCGCCCCAGGTGACAGGCGTGTGCTCGGTGGTGGTGTAATAGGCCGACAGTTGGCCGGTCGCGCTGCGGGTGGCGTGGTCGGCAACGTCCCACTTGAAAATGAGACGCCCCGCACTTTGGTCTGCCGTCGTGCTACTCTTGAGTAAAAAATTAATACCTGTGCCAAATCCCGTCGCCGGTGTGCCTGAATCGGTGTGCGTCACAATGACATTTGTCGTAATGGCAGACACTCCATTACTAAGCGCATCAATCAATAGCCGATTAGTATTTATGGTGCGGAATAACAGTCGCCCCGCTGCCGACGTGTTGCGTATCTGCATGTCACCAATGCTATTTGTGATGGCGGCTGATATTCCGTCATGTAAAATCCCTAGTGGATATGTGCCCCCACCCAACGCGAATCCTGATGTAGACCCCCAAAATACTTTTCCGTCACTGTCCCGCACGAGGAGGGCATCAATGCCCCCTGCCGATTTTACAGACAATCTGTTCGCTCCCGGAGCGCCATTGACACCAATGCGACCATTCGTCGTGTCCACCGTCAGCACAGACGTGCTACCTGCCGCGTCCTGTATCCGAAACGCCGTAGTCGAATCGGTCGCCGGTCGCACAATTCCGGTAATCACGCCGCTGGTGAACGCCTGCAACGAACTACTCGCACCCGTGCGCGAACCGTCCGCCAGCAGATACTGTGTGTGGTCATCACTATTTAAATTAGCTAAGTTACTATGGCTTAATTGTGTAAGAGTAAATTTACCACTAGCATGGTCATAGGTAATTGGAAATAAATTAGTACCGACACCAGAATTATTGATAAAGTCATTAGCAGATTGTATTCTAGTATCTACATATAGCCCATCTGCTTTAGCTTCTAATTTATTATTAGCATCAGTAGAAATCTTTACAGACCCACTAATAATATAAGGATCAATAGTAGGCCCAGTACCACTAATAGACATATTAATGGTAGCAGTATCTAATATATTAACTGCAAAAGTGTCTACTAAATCATTTAAGCTGACAATAAATTCTGTGCCATTAGTAAGAGTAAATGTTAATTGATTAAGTACGCCATCATAATCTACATTAGCTAAGAAATTTTCAACACCAATATTCAGGGTAGTTTCATTACCAGCCTCATCAGTGTAGGTAATGACACCACCAGAATATTCTATAGTAGTAAGACTTTGAGAGTCTTGAATACAAGTTGTTAAATCTAGATCTACTACTGTACCAGCTTCATTAGTGTAGGTTAATGTGCAATCTACTAGCGTAAGGGTAGTAACAACATTAGTTGTATCAATTTCTACCACATTACCATTATCATCAGTAATGACGTATACATTAGCTTCGGGGTTAGTAATAATGGTACGCTTAAAATCAATAGTAGTAGTTGTTCCTACTTCATTAGTAAAAGTAAATGTCCCATTATTGTTGTTAACTAATGAAGTATTATTTAGTGCTACTTGGCTAAGAACATCGTTATTAGCGTCTAGTAAACGAAGGGTATTTGTACCAGAAATATAGTTAAACCCAACCCCTAAATTGCAGTCTTGAATAAGAGCGCAAAGCGATACTGCGTTAAGATAAGCACCACCATCTGTACCAATATCTAAAATGTTGTTTTCGTTGGCAGATACAGAACGGATATCAGTAAGTACCCCACTGCCATTATTATGCACCCAAAGAGCATTAGGCAAATCTGCCGTCATAATAGATGGTGGATCTACTAAATCATTCATGTCAACAGTAAGAATTGTACCATTAACTAAAGTAAAGGTGAGGATATTTGTCGTGCTATTATAACTTGCACCTAATAGATAATTATCACCAACAATTTCCTGAGATGGTATTAATTCGCCCCAATCTGTAAAGCGACAAATTTCTTCATTTCGTTTCTTTTGGCGGACAAATACCCTACCAGTAGTGCCAATATAAATACTGCCTACAGACATCATACAGATGCAAGGGTTATTTATGTTAGGAAACTCTAAATGTTCATAGCATCTAGGGTCAATAAAATTTCTATATTCTTGGTTTTCAATTACTGGCATATTTACCTATAATAAATTTATTTATTTACGTGTCATATAATAAATTTAATACTATACAACACGTAAACTATATTATATTTATACTGCGGTCATATCAAGAGTGTATTCAGCACTACCCAAATAAACATGAATAGCGGCACCTTCTCGCCAAATATCGCCATTAACTTTAGTAGTTGGTTCAACGCCATCTACTAGATTAATCTGTGATTTAGTGGCCGTACCAGCAGAAATATTTAGTTTATCTACTGTGTGTGTGCCATTAGTTAATGCTGCTTTTAGCTCAATCCAATCATTATCGTTGCAGATTTCACCAATGTTGCGGTTGATACGCATAAATACTCGATCAGTAGGAGTAACATAAACCTCACCTACTGCCATTGTACAAATGCAAGGGTTATTAATATTTGGTTTATCATCTAAATGCTCAGAACAATCAATATCTACGAAGTTCTGATTAGCGTACCCGTCTGCTGTTCCTAAAATTGCTGCCATGTTGTTTTATACCTCGTCATATTTATTAATACTTCTTATAGTTATTTAACTTAGGAAATAATAATACCTAAGATATTTTTTAGTATATCATACATATTATTATTTTTCCTATTAATTATGTTGTTACAACTAAAACCGTCACATATGCCTTTCCAATATGAATACTATTATTTGCAGTTACTTCAGGCGGCAAAACTTCATTAATCGTGACTAAAGTAGTCGCGCTAGACTCGCCATCAGGCCCATTAACTGTCAAAGTGACCATATATTCACCCGCATCAGGGTATGATATACCAATTGGCTCAAAGTCTGTAGACGTTCTTCCATCCCCAAAGTTCCATAAGTATGAAGTAATACCATTTGTGCTAGTAGAATTATTTACGAAAGTCAAGGGTTCATCTTCATTAACTGTTGGGTCTAATGCATAAAAATCGGCGGTAATGTGTGCCGCACCAGTAGAAGTTAGGCATACATCATCGATATAAAAATCACCAGTAAAAAATGTAAACCTTAGTCTTGCGTCTAGCTCATCAGCAGTAGCAACAAAGTTAAGCGTATACACTGTTTGTTCTGTGCTAACCGAAAAAGTCTCATTTAACCCTAAGTTGGCAAATGGCGAATTATCTTGTAATAATTGTGCCCTAATTGACCCAACTGCACCTACAGACCTAAGTAATACAGATAGTGTATATGCCGTGCCTTCTACTATATTAAGCCCACCTTGTAATAGTTGGTTAAAAGGTGACGTAGCAATAGTACCACTAATATGGAATTGCCCACCACTTACTTCATTAACACCATCACTAGTAGCTGTCCAATTATCTTCACCAGAAGAAAAGTCTGAATTTAAAAGTATATTGCCATCACAAACACCACCACTAACAAAACAAGAATATTCTACTTCCAGTTTAGGACCAGTAGCAATTTCACCTTCATCATAAGAATCGAATGCTGTTCCAGCTTGCCCTTGATAGCCAGCCCCTTGGTTATCAGTAAAATATAGAGTTATTCTATTACCATTTACCCACCCTGGCTGGTCTATAATTTCCTGAATAATGGCAGATAAATCAGGAGTAGTAACTTGAGTATCTAAAGTTGGTGTACCAACATTCCAGATCACTGATGCCGTGGTTTTTGTTCTGCCATCAAAATCTCCAATACTACTAGGGTGTACTGGGTTAAGGCTTTTTTCACCCCTAATTAATACTTTACCACCAACACCTGTTGTAGCTCTAATTGTTAAAGTTACTATTGCACTTTCTATTATATTATCTACATTAACAGGGATGTTATGGAATGTAACTGCGAATCTATCGTCAAATATTGTTGAACTTTGATCGCCTACTCTTAAGGTGGTATTATTACTCCAAGCCCCACCAAGTACCGCGCTATCGTTAGTGCTATTAAGAATAGTACGAATAAATTCACCATTTTGTGAATTATCGCATGGTACATCTACAGGTATAGTGACGCCACTTGCATATTCAAATGCACCCCTATCTGGAACGCCAGAACGACTAGCACCAGTTAGGTCAGTTAATGGGGCATTATTAGTAGCACTATCTATTGCTGGGCTACCTACCAATAGTTTAAAATTATCCCTAATAGACGCTGCACCATTAATATTTACAAATAATGGGTCAGCATTAAGGTAGTTTGGCCCTTGAATACCAGCATCAGGAGTGTACCCATACCATAAATTATTAGTAAATGTAGGGTCACTATTAATAAATTCAGAAGTTATGTTAGCAGTTACGCCAGAACCAGCATAGAATATATTATTTTCAATAGTAAGTGTTGGGTGTGTTTTTCTTAAATCTGCAACAGCTTCGCCAGACTTACGGTTAATAAAAGTATTGTTAATCATTTTGCAATCATCATTAATTACTAATGTTTCATGCCCAACATTACATGCCCCATCATAATCTACTACTAAGTTATTTTGAAAAATGCACCTAACATTAGTGCCACCAGGAGCGTCATTTTCTGGTAAGAAAATAATACCACCAAATGCCCTATTAACCCATAATGGGTCTTCTTGATACACATGGCAATTTTCTACAAGGACATCTGTAGAGGCAGTTAAATTAATACCAGTACGCCAAGAATCATGAATTTTACACCCTCTAAATATAGTGTTCGTACTAAGGGTAGACCCTAATGCGCCACCATAAAAGTGGTGTAATTCGCAATCTTCAATTAACCCGTTATTACACCTACTAAAATCTGCGCCTTTTGGGAAAAGTGCTGTTTGTGGGGTGCGCCATGCAGGAGCATAATTGCACCCATATGAGAAGGTAGACCGTCGTATTATTAAATCATTAGCAAACCAAATAAGCAATGCACTATTTCTGGCACCTTCCATAGTACAATCTTCTACTAATATATTTTCGCAATCATATATACGCATCCCTCTACCCCTAGAGTTACGCCCATTAATACCCCTAAGTGTGACGCCATTAGCATTAATATCTAATAAAGCAGCATTTGTATACCCCGTAGTAACTGTGCCATCAGGCAGAACAATACCTTCTCTGACCAAACTACCCAATGGATACTTATATTCACCATCTATAGTCACTACTCCGTTGCCATAAGGCTCTACAACTACATTAGGTTTATTAATTACTAAAGCTTCGCCTTTATAAATTCCTGCCCCTATTTTAAGAGCATCACCAGAATTTAATACAGAAATACCTTTAGTAATAGTCTTAAAAGCATTAGCAAAAGTAGTGCCGCTATTTGCATTATTGCCCGCTACTGTATCTACGTAATATATCGCCATTTAGTTTTCTATCCCCAATACAATCATCTTTTTTGCAGTGCCAGGAGCAGTAACCCAATTCATTTGCGGTCCGGTTCCCGTATATGCATTAAATGCAAAATCTGCAACAGTTGTACCTACGGTTGACTCTAATAGTATTTTATCATTATTGTAATACGCCTCGGTATTAACAGGGTTAGACCCTTCGTTAACAACAATACCATATGATGCTGTAATATTATCATTAAAATACCCAATAGCCATGCCATTAGCAGTACTATTAGTTACTAAAGAATCTACCGCTTCGACCGTAGATATTACAACAATATGTTCTTTTGTATCTGCACCTAAAGCAATTGTGTGTAAGCCAGTGGTGATAGGGCTATCTTCTACAGATAAAACAACATTATTTGGTAAGTAACATGCTAATACACCAACACTGCTAATTCCGCTAGTAGCACTTCTTGTTAGTGTATACCCATCAGCAGCAATAGTTGTTAATGAAATAGACTGTGCATTTGAAAAATTGTAGGCAAGGTATGATGTAGAAAGTATTGCACTAGCGTCAGCCGTAGCAGCGTTATGGAATGATGCATAATTCATACTGTATTGGTTAACAGTACTTGTCGCGAAACCAATACTTTGGTATTGTTGCAATACAACACCTGACGCCACCTCAGTATTAGGCTGAGCAAATGTAATAAAAAAGTTGGGTGTGAATGCTAACCCAGTTTTATTTAATACAGATGTGCCAGCAGAAAATTCATGAATAGTCAATACAGCATTTGGTAAATTTAATAAAATACCCAACAAACCAGTAGCCGCTTCTGAAACCCCGTCAAAACTCAGACCCAATGTATTTGCGCTAAATCCACTAGTGCTAATTGATGATTCTATGGTATTGGTAGTATTCCCTATGGCGTTATATATTTTTGTGCTGCTAAGAACGGACCTAGCATTAGATGGTGTAGTAATATCTCTAGTCCGGCCATAAACAGAATATACACCAGTACCATCAAATAAACCAAGATTCAAAGATGATACATCACCAGCTTTACCACCAATTAATAATGCCGCATTAGGTGTTGCACCAAGATTAGCATCGGTAATAGAAAAAGCACCAGATGCTAATTGGACAACAGATGCAGCACCCATTATAGCACTACTAACAGATGCACTAGGGTAAACTAAAAAATCACTACCTAATACCATTATATCACCTGTACACGGATACTATAACCAACAGTAGTAGCTACACTTAAGTTCATTAAGATTGCTTGGTTCGTACCTAATACTAAATCTTCATTTAGTTGTAGCTGTCCATTCTTGCCAAAAGACTGTGATAACATGTAATATGAATCAATGTTAATAGTGGCAGTTTTTAGAGTAGCTTTAGTTGCGGTAGCCGTTTCATTCCAAAACGACCAACTAAGAACTCGGTATCGCAACCCAACACCAGGAGCAGCAATAATAGTAGTATCACCACTAGCAGTTACAGTGCCAACATATGATGTGCTAGCTGTACGGGCTATACCAACATTGCCAATCGTATTAGTGCCCGTAGGTAAAGCAGGTAGTGTAATAACATCTACCTGCGCCTCGTTACCCGCAATCATATTATCAATTGTTTGTAAAGCCGTTAGCATTGCTGCGCTATTGCTTTCTAAATGTTCTGGAATAAACGGATCACCGCTACTACCAGCACCAGAACTTTTTGTAAATTTACTTGCTCCAAGAGCATCTAAAATATTAATATTTGCCATTATTTTTTCCTATATAACTACTATGTGATAACTATTTTTGCCATAAGTGAAGTTTAAACCATACGTACCATCATTTAAGTTGTTTGGTAACGTTACCTCTCCATCAGAAAATTCATAAAAGTATGCTCGTAAACTTATTACAATTTGTAGTGTTTGTCCAGGTAATAAGTCTAATATACCAGAATATCCTTGTGTTCGAGCAGTAAACCGTTGGTTGCCTTCAAGTTTAAATTGTGAAATATGGTTCACAAAATCACTGGGTTTAACACCATTGATCGTAATATTTTCTTCAAGTATTAATGTTAAAAATGTTGGTTGAAAAGAAACGAATGTAACAGGGTACCCTGTGAATACAAATTGTGCCTTTGCATTTCTAGTTAATGAAGGGTTAACCACATCAATAGTAATACTTGCTTGGTTATCAATATCTGATGGTACTGGTGTTAATTCAACAATTGGGCTTGAAACTGTTGTGCCACTACTTAAGTGTTCTGGACCAGAAGTAATTAGTAATTCCCCAGCCGTTATTTCTGCATTTTTAACTAAGTACTCAGCACCAAATACGCTACTGTTACTAATACTAAGGTTTGCACCAGATACATCTAATACAGTAACAACACCCAACTCGTTTGTATACGTAAATGTACCGTTATTGTTGTCTATTAATGTTGTTATTGTTTCACTAGCACCACTAATAGTAGTTTGTGAACCATCTTCTCCGGTATATGTAAATGTACCATCTAAATTATCAACTAATGAAGTAATAGTTTCGCTAGCATATAACCCATTGGGTCGCAACTCTAAAATATTATCAACATCACCAGATATTTGAGGGGTTAAATTAATAGTGCTAATAATTTGCCCAGCACCATTAAGTAACGATAAATTATATGTATTTGTATTAAATAATAAGGTTTTACCTACGCTCCCATATGTATTAATAATAGCTACTAAGTCAAGTGTAACTGTATTAAGAGCTTCATTAGTGTATGTTACTGTACCATTATTATTATTTACTAGTGTAGTGACTGTTTGAGAAAAAGCAAATGTAGTTTGAACGCCTAACTCATTTGTATATGTATATGTACCGTTACCATTATTAATAAGGGTAGTAACTGTTTCACCTTTACTAATAATGACCCATGTAGATGTATTAGGGTTCCATACGTAAACACTATTATTAGCCGTATTTAAATGAATAGATACTTGTGTAGGGTCTGTAGGTGTGCCACTGGGAGCAAGATTACTAGAATATAAATGCCCATTAAGCGAAATAGTTGTACCACTAATGCTAGCAGTTAGCCCATTAACACCATCTAATGTTATTTGATCTGCATTATCTACATCTAAATTTGTACCAGCATCACCAATAAAGGTAAATGTAAACCCCGCACTTTGGTCAAGTTCTACCCAATCAGAATCATCGCATGGAATAGTTACATCTACTCTAACGAACACTCGGTTAGTAGTGCCAACAAATATTGCGCCAATATGAGCATTGCACACACATATATCATTTACTACTTCTGGTATTTCTGTTGTTCCGGCAACTCTATATTTATCAGACATGCATTATTCCATCATATGTTGTAATAGTTCAGATAAAAGTATTGACCTAGATACCTCAATAAACCTCTTAATTCTTTCGGGTGTATCTAGGTCATTTTTTGTATAAAACTCTTCTTGCATATATATATTATGTAATTTGACTAATAAAGCATCCCAAGCAATTAAGTTAATATCTGTAAATACAATAGGAACACCAATTGTAGGGTCAAAATCATCACTATTAATATCTATATCATCAGTTACTAAATATGGTATTTTTTTGCCAGTTGGTAAAACATCGTATACAACTTGCATATTATACGCCGCCTTTTAAAATCCAACCGACATCACCAACAATAAATGTATTTAATGGGTCACAAGGGTCTGGAACTGCACCACCTGCAACACGACCATAAGCATAGAAAGTGTTCACATCACTAGCGTATAACCCTAATAGTTCGGCACCAGAAGGTAATTGTGCTAATTCGTCTTCTATCTGTATCCATGTTGCTCCGCCATCAATTGTGCGGTAAACTTCACCAGTTTTTAGCCCTAAAAAGCCGACAATAGAGTTTACAAATGAAATAGAAGATACACAAGCACCAAATAATTCTTTTACTTTCCAAGTTTTACCAGCATTGGTAGTGGCTAATAAATATCCGTCATAATTTCCAACTAACCAAATATCTTCATTTAGCATTGCTACTGCTTCAATAGCGCTAGTTCCGCCACCACTAGTAGTAATAGTTCTAAATCCAGATGAAGAGTTATAATAGCGCAATGTATTGCTAGCGCCACCAATAATAAATTCATCTTCTGATATTCCATCAATGGCATATAAATTTTGTACAGTTCCAGATGGTAAGGTTGTATATGTTAATGAGTTTGCATTGATAAGGTTAATTGTGCCAGCGTTGCCTACTGTAATAATGGTTTTCCCAAATACTCGACTGTTATAGATACTATTCACATTATCTAAAACAGAAATAATTGGGCTACCGTCAATACCATTAAGAATATCAATAATCCTAACGATATAAATATGACCATTACCTGATGCTTCGTTAAGTGTCACGTATACATTTTTTTCATCTGCTTGAATATTATATGATCTAAGAATACTACCAGAAAGTGTAGCTGCACAATCTAAAAGTACCTCATTCCATGTAACCCCTTTATCATCAGACCAAACAATATATACATCATTCCCAACACCATCTGAAGGGATTTTTAAGCCAAATAGTAAATTAGCATAATCATTAGTGCATGTATCACCTTGCGTAAATGCCAAATCAGTAATAGCACCATTAACAGTCACTTCTTCACCAACTTCATTAATAATTGGCTTATAAGCGTAACTAACATTACCAATACTAACAGAAACCGTTTCATTAATAAGCGCTACTTCGCTAGATTCTAACGAACCTAGTGGGTCTGTGCTATAATTATTAATCCGAACGTTTTCTAAGATCATTGCTAAATCAAAACTATTAAAATCTGACACATCATAACATTCGCCAAAATGAACTTGCATATCAAACGATTGTCGAGCATTAAATAAATCAAACAAAACACTTGATTCACGCAATGGCATTCGCCCAGTTAATGAAGTAGACCACCTGCTTTCTTCACCACTTTCAATTTCTGCCACTTCAATAAACTTTTTAGCTTGTGTAGGATGTGGACATTGCGCTACTGTAACATCTGGTAGTGACTTATCTAACCCTTCCATTTTCATACAATTATGATAGCTATATTCGTCATTTGGAGAAGTGCCATTTTCCGCAACGAAAATACGGCTAATATCATTTCTTGCTAACTTATTTCTTTTCATTATCTTTCTCCAACTGCGATATAATCTGTGTTAATATCGTTAATTGCCCACTGATATTTTGTACAACAGGGTCATTCATTAGCAATTGTTCAATACGTTGTTGATGTTGTTGCGTTAATTGTGTAACCCTGTTTTTTAGTTCATCTATATTAATCATTAGTTACTCATTTCTTCTAGTTTACGATATATATCTTGAATTAGCATTAATGCTAATGATATTTGGTCATTAGTACGAATTGCAGGAATATTGCCACTATTATTAACGGCATATTCTGGCGTAGTGAACCCACTCATTAAAGTATGCCACTCTTCAGCAGTGGTAGATAGAAAATTAGTATTGCTAGCATCATCTTTGAATTTATATATTTTAAAACTAACAGTATTTAATCTAGATACTAGTTCATCAACATTAATTGTATCATCTACTACATCCTTAGTTAAAATAGATGAAACTGATGCCCAACTACTTCCACCAGCGGCTAAATCTACTCCAACTGTGCCAGCAGCATTAGTCCTTAATCTGTATCCACCAGCAAATCTAGCCATGAATTGATTGTTTGCAACACTGCTAAAATCTGCATAGGCAGAACTATCATAAATAGCAAATACACCATTATTATCTACAGCAGGATCTATTCCAATATACCCAGGAATAACATTTTGTGTGGCAGACCAAATAAAGTTATTATTACCACCAACATAAATATTGCGCCCTAATACTACATTATCAGACCGATCAAGTCCAGATAATAGATGTAAATTTTCACCCCATACAAGGTTATCACTGGCTCTTACCGAACCGTTAACTGCCTTTAAAATAATATTTTTATTTGCATTAGTAATCTTTTCAACATTTTGTGCATAAAGAATAACATTTGTATTAGAATTACTAAATTCAACAGTGCTAGGCATATAAAATATAGTATTATTGCTGCCTAAAATATTTACACCAGTTACACGAAAAACTGTATTATTATTACCATCTACTCTACCAACACTACCATAGGCCACAAAGTTATTTTGTCCAGTAATAGGCATAGTTTCGTTTTGGATTGCAAAATGCTTACTACCAGTAATAGCCATATTAGAATTAGCAAAAGCTAATATACGATGCCCATCAATATCAACCCCACGACCACCTAATATTTGACTACCATATGTTAAATCGTCACCAGACCCAGGATCATTGGTATATGTAATAGTATTTTCATAACCACCAATAATTGCAGATGTAACAGACCCATTAGTATTAATACTATTATCTTTGCCTGTAACTACTGACCCATTAACTAATAGTGCAGAAGCAGCATCAGAAATAAAAGTTCCTAAAACTACTTTACCTAAATGATAAATATTATCCCCAACTAAAACAGGTTTATTAGTAGTAGCACTAGATTGTAGTGTACCAACTTTTACCCACGGTCTACTAGTATTAAGTTCTTTAATTGCTGCATCTACTGTAGTAGATATAAAATTAGTGCCTGCATTATTAAATGTAATCACTGATGCAACTGGCACCTTTAAAGATGATAAATCAGTGGTAAATGTAATTCCGTCGCTTCTTAAAACAGATAAAATATTTGTGGTAGGACTAAATAATAAGCCATTAACAAATTTATCGGAAATTACGCCGCCAGAACTACCTGTAAATAACGACCAGTCACCAACGACAGATGGTGTAGACTTTTTTGTTCGCACGTATACAGAAAAAGTAGTGGCATTAACTAAAATACCACCAATTTCCATATTTTCTACGCATAAGTCATTAGCAATTGCATTAGATAATGTACCTGTAAAACTATGGTGTAATTTACTCAATTAATTTACCCTCATATAGCAAGAGGTATCTATTTATACAATTACGCATAAATAGATACCTACTTATTCATATTAAATTAGCTACCTAAGATTAGAATACCTGCCGCACCACTACTTTCACCACCAACTACAGCGAAATTAGGGTTAAAAGTACAAGTAGCTACAGCGTTTAGTCCACCGTTAGCAGCGATAGATAGTGCACTATTAGGTTCTGCAACCCATGTAGCACCACCATCAATACTACGATATAGAGCTTCACCAGCAGTCATATAAAGAACATGCGTGGTTGCTAGTTGAATATCAGTAATAGTAGCAGAAGCACCTAGTTCATAAGAAATTTGGAACCAAGTACGTCCCGCATTTTCTGTGGCATAAAGTGCGCCGCCAGTAGTACCAACAATCCAGTTACGGTCTGATTTTGCTACACCCGCAGTTAGGGTAACATTAGCTGGAACAGATTGTGCAACATACCATAGTTCACCATCACTAGAATATAGCACAACACCATTTGCACCTACAGCTAAAGCTGTACCATCAGGACCAATATGGACACTTGATAGTGCAGCAGCAGTAACACCAGTGCCAACAGCAGTAACGGTTTGTGTTCCAGTAAGAGCAATAATAGTACCACCACTACCAACCATTAATGCCATATCGCGTGTTGCGTCAATACCAGCTAAAGTACCAACTGCGCCACTATCAATTTTACTAAAAGTTGGGTCTTCGCCATTAAAGATTTTAGCTAAGCTACCTAACCAAACATCGCCATTGCTTTCTACTACAACATAAGAGCTATTATAGCATTTTGCACCAACTACAGCGACAGGTGACGCAGGAGTTCCAGCACCATCATCAATTAAGAATTTAGCCCAGTTAGAACCACCATCACGGCTGTAATATACATAACCATCAGCAGATACGCCAATAATTTTTTCACAACCATTTGAAGGGTCGTTACATTCACCGCAAGAGCGTTGGTCACAAACCGAAACGGCTACTAGTGGTTCATCAACCGTTAATGTACTGGCTGCTACTGTGTATTTAGGATTAAATACAGAATAGAACTTGCCAATACTAATATCCATACTATTAGTAATGACGGCACGATCACCACTAGCTAAAGCAATTAGTGGGTCTGTACTGAAAGAACTAGCTAGTACACTTTCAAACACAAATGCCTTATCATACTGATTGAAGGCATCTGGCGATGTGCAATTGCCAAAATGCAAATGCAGATCAAATGGGCAATTACGAATGAATAGATCGTAGAAAATATCTAATTCATATTGGGACATTTGCCCAGTTACAGTAGTTGTCATACGGCTTAATTCACCAGGAATTTGGCCTACTTCAACGAACGCCCCATATTCATAAGGTGATGGGCATTCTACAGGTGTTACATCGCCACGATCTTGGCTTAAGCCATCCATACCAACACAGTTTAAATATTCTGCTGGTAGGTTTTTAAATACACCATCACGGAAAATGAATAGTCTACTAAAATCATTTCGCGCAGGCGCAGAAAGTCGATTTGCCATTATTTATACTCTCCCATTGAGTGCTTTCGTAAAAGGAATCGTAAAGCACTGCATTATCTCTTCTAATTCGATATTGATTTTTTGACGTTTAACAATTAAATTTAGTAAACGTTCTTGTGCATTGTTAGCTATCTCATCAAAGTTTAAGTCTACAAAATCAAACACTGGTACTTCTACCGATTCTGTTTTACCATCAACCGTCACTTCTTGAAATAGTTGTAAATCTTTCTTAATATATTGATTACTCATTACCCTACTTCCTCTAAACTATATAGTCCAGCACTAAGCGCATCATTATAATCGTCTTTATGTACAAGCATTTGTGCGCCTGTAACACGTACTCCATAATTTATGTTAGTAGAAGAACCAATAACTGTAGAAGATGGCCCAATATAATATACAACCATAAAGTCTTCGTTCTGATATGCAGTATTACTTAGTTTTAATAAATTACTATTTGTTCTAACAATTTTTCGTTTGTTACATGCGCTACATGCCATGAACTTTATCCTTTACTATAAAAATCAATATTGCTGCCATTGATAGGGCTAAGATATAATTTAACCATTTAGTATATGGGCTAAGATTTAATGCCCATACTAATATAGACATCCATACACTAGTACACCATTTGCAATCTAAAATACCTTGCATTAATGTATAAAATTCAGAATCATCTGTATCTACTAAAGCTACTTTTTCCTCTTCGCCATCGATATTAATTATAACAACTAGTCCAAAATATTTTCTAATTTTTGAAAAGATACTATATGGACCGTCTTCATCTACAAGTAAAAACGATAACCTAGCAACAGCAAGCAAATTGATTAAGAAATCCATTATTTTAATACTCCAAATAATGACTTAGTTTTCGTAGGTGTAGAAACTTCTTCTGATTGTGGTTCAAAATCATTTTCTGGCTCTAATTCTGAATCGTCATCTACTATTTCTACTGACTGAACAATAATTGGCTCTAAAGTAACTACTTCTTCAAATAATTTCACACCATCTTTAGGTGGATAATCATCTTTATGAATAATTAATTTTTTGCCATATTGCCCAGTCCCATAATTCGCCATGCCATATTTGTATAAAGCCCCATGTGGTGAAATAATTCGATGACTATATGCACCACCTAAATAAATTACTTCCATTCTATCCACTTCAGGAATAGCACTAATAATGCTAGTTGAAGATATGTTAGAATTTAATTTTTTGGAACCCTTACCACAACTATTGCACCCTGCCATTATTTACTATCCTTTCTTATGCTTGGTTATGAGGTAAAGTGGCCTCAATATCAAACCGTGGGCGGAAACCCTTTGGAGCAGCAACAACATTATCAATGCGTGCAGCTAAATGTGGTGCCCTAAATACTAGACCAAATTCGGCCTTAGTATCAATTTCAAAACACCGCATTCGACGCTCTACAATAGAGTGGAAACGCCCACCATCTGTCCAACCCCTTAGCCCAACATCAGCGCTAGAAGGAATAGCAGATAGTACTTCCTCAAAACTGCGATAATCACGGTGACGCCATTCTAGAACGCTTTCACCAGCTACATTAACGGGAACTAGATAGATGCTAGCCGCATATTCAGCGATAAGTGTTGGTGTAACTTCGCCATCATCACCTTGAACAACAGGAACGCCACTATCTAAGATTACTCGATGTGTGCGACCATTGAGGGTTAATGACATGCTATTCATTAATTGTTGACGTAAGGCTTGAATACCCATACCATTATCAGCAGCAACATTTAGTGAAATACCAGCACCCACTAAACTATTTGCTTGTGCAGGATACCCACAAGAATCTGTAAGCATTTCACATGGTAGCCATTTAACTAGTTCTGACCATGTAATCGGGTGCATTACCCAATTCCACTCAGTAGGTAATAGTCCCATCATAGCCGCACGTTGATAAGTTACATCTTCCGCTTCTTGTAGATATGCAAAGATAGAATCACCACCACCAATAACACCAGTTTGTGAACCTTCTTGAAAATCTAGTACGACACTATTTAGAAGAGTTTTATTAGTGCCAGTAATAAATGACTTGCTACCATAATCATTAGCGATTAGGTTATTAAGCCCCCAAAATTCCTTACGCCCACCGCCCGCAGTATTAACGGCATTATCAGTTGGATTACCCGACCAAAATTGGTGGATCAGATCCATCTGCATTTGGCGCATAACTAATTGCATTTGGCGACGTACCGCAGCACGGCTAATGAATTGTGGGTCACTTAATTGTTGCATAGTTGGTGCAGCACTAACACCACGAACAGAACCGACTAAATAAAGGTCTTCACGCACACCAGCATGGGCACGTCGAATTAGCTGGTCAAGCTCCATAGTCTTGGTTTTATAGCTTACACGACCAGGATAAAATTCAGCGTATGCAGCGTTAATATCACCTACCGTTGGTGATGGGTCACAAGGAGCAGATGGGTAATCGCCAGTAGCATTACTAATTGAGCTAAGGAACCCATACTTAATTTTATCGTTATTATCTGGAACTACAGGGATTAGGTTAGCCATGCTATAAATTGGCTGAATTAGAAGGTTAAGGACTGAAGCTTCTAATGCACAGTCCGCAAAAATACCCCCTGTAGCGTATGGAAGATGAACCATACTAGCAGGGTTAACACCACTACCTAAACCTTCACTTTTATATAGGCGTGATTGTGCCCCGAAAGCTTGCGCAGTTTGTTCACTATAAGCTTCAACTAAATCATTAATATTCATTCTATTGTTCTCCAAAATTATTGACCGTTTAGAAATCCAGCAAATGTGTCTGGAATTTCTGATTCAGATTCTACTGTATTTTCAGCAGGTTTTTGCTTAACAAGTTTAGGGTCTGCATCAACTAAAAACGTATTTGCGGGACCAATAAACTGTAAACGCTCTTTTAATAGACTTTTTGTTGATGCTGCTGGTAATAGCTGTGCCGTTACCTTTCCACCTTGCGCTACTGCTTTTTCTAGTTTTTCCATGCGCTCAGTTAGTGTTTGCATGGCAGCGATCATAGGTTCAAGCATATCAACAATGTCTTCTGCCTTTTGTAAAACAGGCGCTACTTCTTCAGCTACAATTTCTTCTGTAACTGCCTCTTGCTCAGTGGTAGGAACTTCTTCCTCTACTGCCTTTTTCTCTGTTACTTCTGTTTGATTTTCTTCATTCATTTCCTTATTTTCCTCTTTATATAGTAAGCCGCCAGTTTTTTCTAAATTCTTTTGAATACTATTATTTAGTAATTCTAAAGCTGACTCATTACCAGTTTTTAACAGCCATTCACGTTTTTTCTCATCCGTTACCATGTTATGCACTCCAATTAGTTAGTTTGTTAGCCGCTTCATTAACTGGTAAAACCGTAAACTCATCAGATACATATTCCGAAATACCCAAATAGTCACCCTTTTCTGTATTTAGCTTTTGAAACTTAACAGAAGACATAGGCATACCATGTGACATACCAAGTTGGTCTTTTTGAAGTTCTTTCATTAATGTTTCATGTTGAGGAAAGATTATACCACCAGCGACTAAGAACCCTCGTTCATCATATGCTACCCAATCAGTAGACCCAACTTCCCATTCTTGTTCATGCCATACTAATAATTTAGGGTATGGCACTTCACCTTTTTCAATGCGTTCAACAAATAACTTATGGGCTTTTTCCATAAGAATATGTTTATGCACATCTTCAAATTTGTTAGTAGGACTACCTATCCAGCGTAATTGACCATCTGCCGACTTAATGAATAAAATAGTCGATTCATTTGGCTCAATAATACTAGCATCTTTTAATAGGTTATTATCAGAAGTAATTACATTAGCTACATCTGCTAATAGCTTGAGCATTAATTGCTTTTGATAGTCTAAATCTTCTAACGAAAAAGTAGGCATATCAAGAATATTACGCCCAATATCTTCTACTAAATAAAATGCATTAAGTAGTTTATTGCGCATCTGTGAAATAGCAATTAATTCTGAATAATCTTGCACTGTTAAAATCATATATTTCATACCTCTTTATTAAAATACTACTTTATTAAATAGCTTTGCAAATAAATGAAAAACTATATACGATACATAATAAATTGATCGGCTAATTTGTAAATATTTTGTAATTTACCCTTATTATTTCTAGGGTGTGATTTAATAAAATCATTAAGTGTTTTTGTATGGTTAGCAATCATTTGTTTATCATAATTTGGTTTATCATCAAAAAGCAAGTACATTCTTTCATAAAAAGTTTGTTGGTTGATATTGTTATTCCAATATTCTCTACATAAACTACGTACCTTATTTTGGGTATTTCTTAGCTCTCTAGTAGAAAATACTTTTTGGTCTACCGTTATTGCTTTTCGTAAAGCGGTTTCGGTAGGGTCTTCACTATTATTAAGTTCATCGTCATCATTCATACCATTTAATACTTCACCAGTAGTTTCGCCATCTAATTGCTCATTAATATTTTCTTCTACTAATGCTTTAACAGGTTCATTTAATTCAATTTCTTCGCGAGTAATTTGTTGACGGTATTCATCACGAACATAATCTAAAGTATACATAGCATATACACCAAGACGTTGTTCTTCTGGATTTAGGCTATTAAGGGCTAAATTCTGCGCTTGCTTTAGATAATTTTCTGATAAATCTATCATTTCTTCAGCATCATTATTAACAAAATCTAATGGGTTATCTGTAAAATATAATAAATCTCGCAAATACTCATTATCAGTCTCAAAAAAACTGTATATGGGTAATCCATTAGGGGTTCTACCATCAGCTAATTCTAAATCTTCAAAAGTAATTAAGTCTATTTCTTCGCGCTCTAACATTCGCTGCCGTTCAACTCGTTTATTTGTTACGCCACTTTCAATATTAAGTTTACTTTTTTGAGCTAAATTTAATTGGATACGAGCACGAACACCAGTACTATCTATATCGGCATTGCGGTTAATCATTTTAAGGAAATCTGGCAATACCTTTTGCTCAATCTCATGTGTTAAATGTCGGATGAACCAAGTTTCGATCTTGCTTTCACCCATTTTAGTGCTTTCGCTAGCAGATGCTTTTGTGCTACCAGATTTTACAGAATCAAAAAACCAGTTTGGAGAACCACCACTAGCCATAGCTAATAGGGTTAATGTTATCTCAATATCATTACGCTTATCATATCGGTCTGGTAAGTTTTTAAGAGCTAATTTACCTAACTTGGCATTAGGGTCACGTAAACCTAAATAAACACGTTTCCCTACTCTAGTAAGTCCAGAGTTATTAGAATCCATATCAGCAATTTGAAAAGCTTCATCAATTTCCTTAGACTTTGCACCAGTCGCATAAATAATTTCTTCGCTAGACCGACTACCCATAACTTCGCCTTCATAAATATAAATATCTGAAAGGTGTTGAGCTAGCATAATAGCTCGGCTAACGAAACATAACCCGACATTATGCATAGTAGCATCAGTAGATGGTGATTGGACTAATGATATAACTCTAGAATTGTGAAGTGGGAATTGGCGATTACTATCACTATGCCAATAAATAACTGGGTATTCTATATTTCCAGTTCTTTGACATCTAGTGGGGTCTAGCCATCGTAAATCTGTAGGTAAACTTTGTAATGGTTCATTATTTGGTGTTACGCCATCATCTACATAAAGAAATGCCCCATTATCTGAAATAAGAAAGCTACGAATAAATTTTTCTAAGGTTTGGTTTCTTAATAATAAATCATTTGTTAGTAATTGGTACTGCTCTGCGTATTTCTGCATCAATAAAGAACTATTATTTTTCGATACAACTGAAAAAGGAATCGAAAATAATTTAAGTACAATTGTATTAACGGCACTTTCTAAGAAATCAATTTTAATTGCAGTATCTCTTAAATATTTGTCTCTATCATGTGACCACCAACTAGGTAGCCCATTAGCAGTACGATTAAGAACCTGCAACACAGACGTAAACATCGGCATTTCAGCAGGACTATTAGTTAGTTGGTCATCATATGGAATCATATGTTAAGTTTCTCCATTAATTTTTTATAACATAAATGAATAATCATAGCATCAGTTAGGGCATGATGTTTTGCTATATCATCCATCTCTACGAAATCTAATCTAGTAATATTCATATCAATACCAGCGATATAAAATAATGTAGTAATATCAATTGGTTGATAATGAACATTATGAGGTAATTTATGATTAAATAAATCTAAAAATAAAATCCAATCTTGCGATATAGTATCGCCAATTATTTGGCATTTGTTCCATTGTGATAACCATATAAATAAGTTATTAACAATTTCTTGTCTATCAGATTCAAACCTAATATACTCATCAGCAGTAGCTAATGTCATATAGTTTTTTTTAGTTAGATGTGGAATTACATTTACTAATACCCAATCAGTTGGTGCTTTATATCCCTCAAATTCTGCATAGAAAGAACTGCCATCATCGGCATATAATCCTATAGAGATTAATTCCGCCTTACTATGCAATCCTGTAAATTCTGTATCAAGGTATATATTCATAATAAACTATACCCAATTGTTTCTAAATAACATTTATATATTTCTATATTTTCATCACTACCACATATAGCAAGCACACAATTTATGGGCAAAATAAATTGTATATGTTTGGCAAACTCATTAAATGTAATATTATGATATTGATATACAGCTTCTTTAAAACTAATAAGATAACTGTCTTTTATAAGAACTACTGTTGCTTTCATAAATATTTCTTTCTAATTAGTTCTACGAACTGTTGTTGTAATACTTGGCTCTGCCTCATAAAAAGCTAAATTAACAGCATCGGCTAAATTAGGGCTATTAAGTTTTGTACGTTTCTTTGTATCTTTTTTAGATTCTACTACGATTTGTCCACGACTATTATAAGAATATTTAGGTGCTAATAGTTCTATTCGTAATTTATTCCCAATATACCTATTCAAACCCGCAAAAGATATTTCACTTGCCAATGCCTTATCACGCAATGTCATCCATAATTCACTACGCTTATCGACATATTTTTCAGACTCATACGCTCGTTCTGACACTTGAATCTCTACTGTATTGTAGTCTAAATCATCAAGAATATCGACTACCCCTGCACCTACACCATTCGCATCAATCTTAATAGGAATATGCTCTGCATCTACATTATTAGAACTAGCAACCTCTTTAATTTTTTGCCCTACTAAATTACTTAATTCTATTACTGATAATCCATAGTATTCTTCAACGTCTATTAATTTTCCACCTTGACGAATGGCAATGGCACTATGGTCATTGCCATATCTAGCAACATCTACACCTACTTCTGGTAAGTGGTTTTTATAATCATAAGATAATATAGTCGATTCTACTACTTGAAATATAGCATCCGTCCAAATACTTTCATACCCAATAGTAGGCCATCTACCTAATAACCTAGCTTCACCAATTGAACTCGGTCTAACCCATTGATCAGTACCAGGAAGTCTAATATCTGTATTTTTTTTATCTTTTTCTTCAATTGGAGTAGACCACCCTCGCATTAATTCATTAAACCGCTTACCAGTAATAGCACCTGGGATTGGAACAAATGGGTCTTCTGGATCGTTATCATAATATCGAACATTAGGATGTTCTAATGCAGAAATAACAATAATAGACCAATCAGGGTCATTTTCTAATTGTGCCACCATAGAACTAGGGTCAATTGGATTATAGGCGCAAATCCATCTACTACCTGTTCCACCATGAGAAATACTTTCTAATGCTTCAAAATACTCTGGTGAAATACCCGTTGCTTCGTCAATAATAATAAGTGCCATACCAGAAGTATGCCTACCTTGCAAAGCTACAGCTTCGCTAACAGATAGTCCTTTCAATACTTTATCTGGTGTTTTTGGGTTATATAGTGTTGGGCTAGCAGTACCAACAATATCAGCATCTTCACCCATGAATTTTCTAATTTGAGAAAAAATTACATCTTTAGTGAGTGTTAAAGTTGGGCTAAGAACGCTACCCCGTAATACTGGTTCTGTACGCCAATTATAAATACAATAACCAGATAACATATAGCTTTTGCCTACCATATGAGAAGCACGCACTAATACTTTTTGTTGCGTTTCTGCTAGGTGTGCAATATAGCATTGTTTTTCCCACCAATCTACCCCTAATATATCTCTAGCAAACTCACATGGGTAGCCCTTATAAATAGAATAATCTATCTCTTCTTGCTTATTAAGGTTTTCTAGTTGACGAAGGTATGGGTTTTCATCCCGCATTTTTTCTTTAATGCGCTTAACGTTATTAATTGCCATTCGCTAATCTTTCAAAGTTAAATGGTACAGGTTTAATCGCTACCTTTTTCGTACCAGACTCTTCACCCTTAAGCTTGTCTAATGCTTCCATTATTTCTTCTAGTGCCAATTGATCAGCTTCGTTTTTAGTGAATAGTTCTACAATTTTTGCTACACTATTAATATAATTTGGAATAGCACCCGCTGGAATCTCATCAGGGTCTAAAGTAACAAGACGCGACTTAATCCGCTTTAATGCCAAACGAGTAGTTTTAAATAATTCCTCATTAAGCCTAGTTTGGCGTTGTTGGAAAGCTTGGATTCGTCTATTATAATCCGTAGGCGAAATTACTTCCACGTCATCCGTTAGGTCTTTTTCGGCTTGCAGTCTATGGTCCCAATTATATTTACTTGACCATACATACCAAATGTCAGGGATAGGCTCATTTTCAATACCTACTTCTTCACAGAACATTTTATAGGCTGCGTCCAACGATACACCATCTGCATTTACGTATGATATAAAGGCTAGGTATGCATCATCACTTTCATTCTTTAGCTGTTTGAACATTATTGCCCCTTAACTCGTCTTAATTATACGCCATAACGTCTTGACATATTTCTTAAGTTATGGTATAATACATTACGTAAGTTCAACACATCATTGCTCCTATCACTATCGCCTGTGTGAAAAACTTTAGCTTGTGCAAGAAATATTGCGCATGTGTAAAAAAAGAATAACACAGAACCGGAAAAATTATGAAAAAAGAAAATTTTGCGTTTCACGGCACTGTAGATACTACGGTGGTTTTTTTAAAGTTAGCCATTATACTTTTGATATTAATAGGAAATAGTATTGCCCTAATAGTTAGTGCCACTATTTCTTTATTAATACTGTTGTATGAAGGCAAAAAATATGCGGATAAATTGGCATATGTAGTGTTTGATGAAGAGTATGAAGATCTATTATCAAATATTCGTGAGGAAGTGCGAGGGATTCGAGTAGAAAATAACGATTATAGTAGTACAAGAATAAAGATTGATAACGTCTTAGAGAATTACGATATACCTATGACATTTTTAGAGACTAAGGTAACAAGTAATCAAGTGATTTTCTACTACGGGTTAGGGTTTACAATAGTTAATAACAGAAAGAAATTTACCAAGATTTCACAAGTAGAAAACATTAAGCCTGAAATAGAATTAGCGTTAGGTGAAAGTATTCGCTTAATTCCTGAAAAGAACAAATTAGGCATAGCGATTATTAACCCTGAATTTAAGAGCCTTAGTTTTAAAGAAATGGTTAATGAGAAAAATTATAAACAAATAGTAAAGAAATATGCTGATGGTTTGCCATTCTGTCTAGGGTATGATTTAAACGATAATGTGGTATGTGGTGATGCTACTAATTTTCCACACCTTTTAATTGCTGGTGAAACGAATAGTGGGAAGAGTAATGCACTACAAGTATTCATGACTTCAATGTTGATGAATAAGAAGGTTAATGAGTTAAAACTAGTGTTGGCAGATTTTAAATTAGTAGAGCTAGTAGCGTTTAAGAATAGTGAACACCTAATTGGAAATATTGCATATGAGGTAGATGAGTTCCATGCCCAGTTAGAATACCTATTAAAAGTAATGCAACAAAGGTTAGAGAAGATGCAAAAGATAGGGGCTAAAAACATTCAGGAGTATAACGCAAGTAGTAAAGAAAAATTACCCTTTATCTTATTCGTCATTGAAGAACTATCTAGCATTATGTTAATTGACGATAGCAAATTAAAATCAGAGCTAGAAAACAAGTTAAGTGTATTGGCTTCTAAGTGTAGGGCAACTGGTATTCATATCGTCATTACCACTCAGAAGCCTAATAAGAAAGTAATTACTGGGCTAATTAAAACCAACATCCCAGGCAGGTTAGCATTAAAGGTAATTGCAGATGTAGATAGCCAATTGATTATTGGCAACAGTGATGCAACGAAGTTATTAGGTAGTGGGGATGCATTACTAAACGGGAAAAGATTACAGGTAGCATTTTTAGACACTGGAGTGCAAGAGGAATATATTAAGTAATATGACTAGTAACATGGATACACTAAGAAGCGAAATAATTAAAAATAAACGAGCAACCCAAACTGCCCATAGCAGCATTTTAGTACCCCTAATGCAAAATATGGTCGGTGGGCTTAGTGTATCCATAATCCTGTACTTTTACTTAAGTGGCTGGACATTCTTGATTAATGCACCATTCACAGGGACCGTATTAGTAGTTGGGCTAGTTATTGCTGCACTATTTAATATCTACCGTTTCTTTGGTGATGAAATTGGGCTTAGTGCAGCAATCTTCTGGTTAGGGGTGCAAAGCGGCAAGCTATTATGTAACGAAAAAGCTACGAAAGAAATTGCTACCGTCATCAATAAGTCTAGCCTAGTTAACAGCGGTGCCGAAACTAATGCCTTGCGTCTAATCGTGGCACACTACGAAAAGAACATGAAGATAACCGCGGAGCTAGCTAAAGCACATTTACGATTAACACGCAATGAATTTGAGGAAGCTAAACAGTTACTTGTTAACTGTGGGCTATTGAAGTCAACTAAATCAAATACCCTTAATGCCGAAAACCAAAATAAAGCATTAATTATCTTTAAAGAATTTAAGAGGAAATAAAATGTTAGAACCATTAGTGCTTAATGTAATATTCTTTATCCTATTAGGGCTTAATATTATATCGTTCGCAGAATCACAGAAACTATTCTGGTTTATGGATACAAAAGAAGGATTTATTAATATACTTTTATTAGCCGTTATTATGATTAAATTAATATTAACCTATCTACCATATACACCATATATTATTTACGGAACACTAGGCCCATTACTTATTATTACATTATTAATCTTAGGAATCATTAAAGCAAAGAAAGAGGAACTAAACCATGAAAAATAATTTAGAATTAATTGAACTATTATTAAAAGATATGGAAGTGCGATTCGCGAATGAATTGGTATATGACCCAAATGTAGAAAAATATTACTTTAAAAATACACCACGTAAGTTTCTTTTATGGTCAGCACGCAATAAGGAATTAGCAAACGTAGAAAAAGAATATATCTTTAAACTATTAGTAGATAATAAGATTATATTTAATGGTAATAATATGCGGTGGTATACTAACGTAGATACTTTTGAGAAGTTTGCTTGGGAGGTTGCATCGAATGTCACCATTAATTAACGGAACCGCAGTAATCTCTATTATATTGATTATTTTATTATTGGCTTTGTATAATGAAAATGATGAATTAAAAAAGATTAGATTAGAAGACAGAAATAATACTATTACTCAACTAGAGAAAACAAATAGAGAATTAGCAATACTTAACCAAGACTTAAGTAAAGAATTAGCTAATAAACCATTAACTATTGTAGAAACTAAAGTAATAACGATTGTTAAAGAAATACATGTTATTAACTCAGTGCCTAATACACAATATATTAGATCGCCAGTATTAGTTACTCTAACTCTTATCTCTTCTATTGGGTTAATTGTTGGTGGTTTGTTTCTTGTTTTCAAATTTTATATCTATAAGAAACGAAAAACTAATTATGAAAACCATATGAGGATGTTAGAAGATAGAAAAATTGTTAAAGTAGATGGTCAGATTATTAAATCATATAAGGGGTAAAAATGAAAGTATTAGTGGCATGTGAATATAGTGGTACAACTCGCGATGCGTTTCTAAAATTAGGGCATGACGCAATGTCTTGTGATCTTTTGCCAACAGAATCAGAAGGTCCACATTATCAAGGTAATGTACTTGATATACTTTATGATGGGTGGGACTTATTAATAGCTCATCCACCATGTACTTACCTTAGTTATGCAGCCACTAGTTCATGGAATAATCCAGGTAGAGCAGAACTAAGAGAACAGGCTTTAGAGTTTTTTATATTATTCATTAATGCACCCATTGAAAAAATTTGTGTAGAAAACCCAGTAGGCTACCCTAATACAGTATACCGAAAACCTGACCAGATAATTCACCCTTATTATTTTGGTGAGCCAGAAATGAAACGTACTTGTTTATGGCTAAAGAATCTACCATTACTAACTTATGATATCGCCAATAAAAAGAATAAACCAGAACCTTATTATGTAGATAGCAATGGTAAGAACCGTCACTTTACTGACGCTACTCGTGGTGGTAAAACTAGAAGCAAAAGTTTTAAATCTATCGCTAATGCAATGGCTAGTCAATGGGGATAGAATAAAAATATCCCACATAAAGACGTTATCAATCGCTTTCATGTGGGATATTTTTACCAGTTTAATTCTTGTATTGTATTAGATATAATCTTAGCAATAGGCTCTGGAATATTATATCTATCAATATTAATCGTCAATGATGAAAGAATATCACCTCCATTTTGCTCACCAGCAGACTTCCAATCCGCCAACATTTCTAACAAATCAAATAATGACATACCAACAATACCATTAACATAATGTTCAGGATGGTGTGTATTTTTACTGTAGTGGCTTAACACTCCGTCTTGAACAGATTTTAACGCAATGTTATATTCGGCACTTCCGTAAGTAGTATTATTTAACATTGCCTTTCCAATAATTAATGATATTTCTTCAGTATTATATTTGCTACTATCATGGCATACAAGCCTACTAAGTAAGTTATTTATGATTTTATTCATGTGCAATTGCACACGCATTAAATGGTCGGCATGTAGCCGCAATCCTATTGCTTCGCTCATTTATTCGCTCCATTCTATTACTGTAAGCTTCACTACAAAACCGCTAATTTACAATTATTGCCGTATTCTCTCCGATGAGTGACCTTTATTTACTGTAGTCCAATTTATCTTGTTCCGGTTCAAATGGCAAACCAAGTTGTCTCAAAATGAGATCGCATTGCTGTAATGCTTCTGGATTAGGACACCTGTCGAAAATCTGTCCATTATCTTGGTAAAATCTACTCGGCGGCGAAAAGCTATTTTCCCAATTTGGAATCGTCTCAATAGCTGGCACTACCTCATTAGGATTAGCGACGATACTTGGTACACTAACATCCTCATCTACTATTGTAATCTTTTTATCAATCATATCTAGAAATAATGAAGCTACTAAATATAATAAAACAATAGCGAATACATAAACTAATGCCCTCATAAACTTAACTCCTTAATTCTTTCGCTCATCTCTTCAATAACTAGTTTCGTTAACTTAGCCATAATTTCTTCTTCATTACCTCTAAAAGTTTTTGACCCTACCATAACTAAATAGTGTTTCCAATATTCGTCATGCGATACGGTGGTAAGTTTTATTTCCACAAACCCAATAGGCTGCATTACACTATTTAGCCACTGGATAAAATTATATAACTTCCCTTGTTTACTCACTAGTCATTGCCCCTTCTATATCTAATTTTAAATTATGAAATTGCTCGGTTGTCATTACATCATAATAAGTCATTACACTATTTATTAGTGATGGTTGTTTGTATCCAAGTCTTTTAATACCATCTAATGTTTCTATATAATCTTTAAATGGCAATATAGGATGCTCCTTTTGCGGATGATTAAATCCCAATTGCTTATACGTAATCATATAGCCATTTGCATCAACTAACCATGTGCCTATCCAAATGTATACTACAGTTTCGCCTTTCCACTCTTGTTGGGTTACTTTATTATCGCTATTCCCTGCTGAAATATTTACTAACATATATCTTCCTTTTTTAACTTTAACCCTAACGAATAATTATAATAAATTTTACCATCAGATTTGCCATGTATAGAATATTCAAAATAGTCTATTAAATATTTATTGTCTTTATATAAATACTCTTTACTCATAACCTCTAAATAAATAGGCATAAACTCTTTATACTCAACAATATTACTAATTACTACATATTCTTGCGGTATCTCTTCTAACTCAAATTGAATGTCGTAATAATTAAATGGTACATCTGAATCCATTGACTTAACCGTTAGTTTAAATTCTCTACCAAATAATTCAATTTTATCTAATGATAAATAATTCGTAACTATTAGTTTGTTAGCCTCTTCCTTTGTTAATTCGCCCATCACATAAAACTTCATATACCCTCTTTTCTGTTAATGTAAGATTTACTACAAAGACATTAATTTGCGTGTTTTGCCGTATTTTTCCCGATCAACGGGCGGCGTTTATTCGTTTGTTATCTCCGTTAAGGTTAGCTCTACAGAATACTTTCCTTCTAAATCTTCCATAGGAATAAATTCTGCCACCTTGAAATTTTTCGTAAATAACGTAATTGTTTTATTGCGGTTATAATAGTTACGAATTAATTCTAATTCTTCTTTAGATAATGTTGAAATGATGGTGATTATCATGACTGGTCATCCATAATCTCTTTAATAAATATCTCATATCGTTGGCGTAATTCCCGCATCAGGTTTATTACTTGTTCTTCTTCAAAATCTTCATTATCATACATATTTTTTGATTCTTCTTTAATCATTTCCTCAATATCCTCATCAGTTACATTAATCAACTTCTGACATAGGCTATATGTTAGCTTGTTAACACCATCTTTCTCTACTACCAAATACCAGCGACGGTCTAATTTTTTATCGGTAAAAGTCTTGAAAAACTCTTTTAGCTCTGGTGTATAATTAATCTTGGTTGTCATCTTTTATTTTCCTGTCTATAATCCTCTGTTGTTAGGTCTTTTTCTAGGGCTATATGGCTTCTTAATAGTTCATTTGGTACATTGATGCCATTTGAACTTTTTCGTTGAATCTAGGGCTTATTTTGTGGCTAAACGTGCCGTCTGTAAACGCTCTGCACTAGCACGCTTTTGTTCCTCTGTCATCTTACGCTTTGGGCGTAACGTGAAAGTAAATTCTGATAAATCCAATTTGTAAAATTTGCCATATGAATCTTCCCGATATGATTCTGTAATACCATCTAGCCGACGAATCCAAGTAGGGTCATTTGAAAATACATATAAAGTATTTCGGTCGGTTGCTTCTACCGTGAATGTGGTTTCCTGTTCCTCTATTGAGACACTTGCTTGCTTTGCCATAAGTAACTTACCTTTCTAAAATAAAAATATCATTAACTCCAACTAGTATACTACAGTTATCTATTTTTGTCAAGCCGCCACTTAGCTAGTAATATTTTCATAAATGCGGCTTACCTATTAACTGTAGAAAATTAGGGCTAGATTGAATGATATTCTTACTTAGGTCAAATACTATTGCTGAAGTTTTTTCGATTGATTTAGCCTCGTTTTTTGATTGCTAGACTGTGGGTGGTAGAGTGAAAAATTCTAGCCCTATAATCTAATTTAGAAAACTAGGGCGTAGAGGTGTCTAAAAATCCGTCAAGGTCATAATCTACCTAACTAACGCTATCGCTTAACGTAGGTGCCGCTATGACAGTTGAGTAAGCCGCTAGTAGCTCAGTTCTATATTTGTAATCGTGAGATAACCATGCTTCTAAGTCGGATAGGGTGTTGCTGCCGTATCTTGAATAAACAGAATGAAAATCATCATGACAATTTTTGCATAACGTGATGAGGTTATTTATTTCAAATCGTAATTCTTGATAAGTCCCAAAATCGAATATGTGGTGTACTTCTAACCATCCTTTGTGCTGGCTACACTTTTGGCAAGTTTCACCATCTCTTTCGCGGACTAATGGGTTCAACTGTTGCGTAATCTTATCTCTATCGATTTTATTTTGAGGCGTTACGCCACCCTTCCAATTGGGCGCTAATTCGCCGCAGTTTAATTTATTATTGTGAATAAGCAATTCATTTCTGTAACACCCACATGAAATTATCTTTTTGCTGCGTAAATCAGTACTAAAAACAACACATGTATTTTGACAGTCGCATAAGCATAAATATTTATTGGTTCTATTCTTACTTATTGAATGTTTTTCTAATACTAATAATCTCCCAAATTTTTGACCAACTAAATCTTTAGACATAGCACAAGATTTACAACAGAAACAACCATTTTCTTTTCTTAAACTTGCTAATACCACATCATATTCCATGTTGCATAACATACAGGCACATCGAAAACATCGTTGTTTACCTCTTTTTTCAATTTCTCTAATAATTTTCCAATGTTTATTTGGAAACACATAACCCTCTGAATACTCCGCTCGTTTACGCATAATCACCACCTATACCTTTTGTATTTATTTAACTTATGTAGTATAATCGAGGCTAGTACCCCTATACCTTGATACCCAAACTAACTCGCTATTAGTTTGGGTATTTTTATTTATTGATACGATGCTTAAAATGTTCTTTAATATTTTCTAACGCCTCACTAGTAAACAACTTGTACCTACCTACTACTGCAACATGCCCAGGTAAAGTACCCTTATCGATTAGCCGCTTCAAATAAATCCTAGATACATTCGCTGCATTACAAACCTCTTCCCTAGTATATAAAACATCATAGCCTAGTTCTTGAAAGACTTTTTCTTTATCGGTCAACAATTCTGTTTCTGTTATTCGTCTGCTCATTGATTTTTCCTTTGCTAATTAGTTACTTAAGAGCTTTATACTCTTAGTTATCATTGTACCATAAGCTATAGTTTGGTTGAAAATAAATGAATTTTTCTACTATCGTCTGTGCCTATGAATGGTGATACGATTGATAGGAAAGAACTATCGATCCAGCTAGTCTTTAAGTTGACAAACCAGCATGACCTGTGGTACAATATAAAACAGAAAATAAAAAGAATATACAAGCCGTGTCTGAATTGAAATAGTCAGACTAAATATTACTCTTAAGATACTACGACTTCACTATAAAGCTAGATATTTAAAAGCACCCTTCAGAACTATAGTGGTCACTCAACCAGTCTAGAGTAGTTGAACAGAAATACCGAACTTGTTACAGTGTAGCTAACCGGCCTAGAAGTTGCCACAAGCACTTAAGGACAAGTTTTCTGAAACGGATGGCTCTGGTAGGGTGAAGTACAAGAATTAAAAGTTCATCAACCGATGTGCTTTCTTCTTCTTTCTTACTTCTCTTTCTTCCGGTTAGCTTAGTCGGTTCGATGAACTCCCGATAACGGCGCTGGAAACCCTCTAATTTTGGGGGTTTGGGGGTCTTTCTAGGCAGTTGGTTCCTTGGTTCTTTAACCTTGAACATACAAGCTTAGTTAGTTAAATAAGTTAATAATAAAGAAATAAGAAGTAAATAAAATAGAAGAATAAAGTAATATAATAACCTAACTGACCTAATTAGGAAGAGAGAAGAATAAGAATGGTAAGTAAAGAAGAAGAACTAAGGGGAAGGATAGGTAATGAAACTATTAAGAGTATAAAGTATTATGAAGAAGAGAAGGTAGTAATACTTGACTTTGGATCTGGAAAGATATTAAAGATATCTTCTGACTCAAAACTAAAGATAGAAATAGAAAGAATAGTATAACTAATGGCTAGTAAGATAGATGAAATAATAGTTAATGACTATTATGCAGAAGATAGTGAAGGCAATAGCTATATAGAATTAACTGATATACTTGATAAAGTAGGGAATAGTAGGCTAACTAATATAGTGTTAAATGAAGATAATGATGTATTAGTATTAGACTTTGAAGGTTTATTAATAGAAGTATGTGCCTTAAGAGGTATTGACGAAGCATATTTAGAAGTAGATAATGTAGAAAGAAAGTTTACTAATGATAATCATAGAAGTACTTAAAAGACTATTAGGCATATCTTCTCCTTCCTTATCTACTATGAATAGCTATGTAGATATTGCATACGCTACTTTTATTAATAAAGAATATTGTGAAGTAACGATCCCTAATAAAACATACGTAGTTCTTTTTGAACTAATAGGCGATAATATATTCGTATTAATAGATAAGTTAGATAACACAGATTTAATATTAGTAGGTAATATATACCCTAAAGAGAATTATTATTTTATAAACTTTTTAGATAAA